GTAGGTGCATTAACTAACTGGACACAAGTTTCTGCTGGTTTCTATAACATCGCAGCAGTTAAAACTGATGGAACACTATGGACCTGTGGATATAATAATTATGGTCAATTGGTTTTTCCTCAAGTGTCAACGATAGTTTTACCAAATCTTTCCTCTCCTATACAAGTGGGTGCACTTACCACATGGAAACAAGCTGCTGCTGGATCAAACTTTGCAGCAGCAATTAAAACTGATGGAACATTATGGGCCTGGGGATATAATAGTTTTGGTCAATTGGGTAACAACGACCCAACTTTAGCCCAACAATCTTCTCCAGTTCAAGTTGGTGCATTAACTAATTGGAAACAAGTTTCTGCTGCACAAAATTTTGCAGCAGCAATTAAAACTGATGGAACACTATGGGCCTGGGGAACAAACACCTCTGGTCAATTGGGTAATGGTACAACAGTTCTTTATTACTCCTCTCCCATACTAGTGGGTGCATTAACTAATTGGAGTCAGGTTTCTGCCGGTACTGGTTTTACAGCAGCAGTTAAAACTGATGGAACATTATGGGCCTGGGGAACAAACAACGCTGGTCAATTGGGAAATGGTACAAATACTGCTTATTTATCACCTATTCAAATTGGTGCGTTAACTACGTGGAAACAGATGTCTGCTGCACCAAATTTTACAGCAGCAGTTAAAACTGATGGAACATTATGGGCCTGGGGAACAAACAACGCTGGTCAATTGGGTATTGGTACAACAGTTCTTTATTCCTCACCTATACAAGTGGGTGCATTAACTAATTGGAAACAAGTTTCTGCTGCACAAAATTTTGCAGCAGCAATTAAAACTGATGGTACATTATGGGCTTGGGGAATAAACATTACTGGTCAATTGGGTAATGGTACTGTCACAACTTATTATTCCCCAGTTCAAGTAGGTGCATTAACCAACTGGAGTCAGGTTTCTGCTGCACCAAATTTTATAACAGCAGTAAAAACTGATGGAACATTATGGGCATGTGGACTAAACACCTCTGGTCAATTGGGTATTGGAACTACTACTTTATATTCATCTCCCGTTCAAGTTGGTGCATTAACCACGTGGAGTCTAGTTTATGCCGGTACTGGTTTTATAACAGCAGTAAAAACTGATGGAACATTATGGACATGTGGACTAAACACCTCTGGTCAATTGGGTTATAGCACAACTCAATCGAGCGTACCTCTTCAGTTGTCCTCTCCGGTTCAAGTAGGTGCATTAACCAATTGGAAATATGTTGCTGTTAATTCTTCAGGTTATTCAATGGCAGCAGTAAAAACTGATGGTACATTATGGACTTGTGGATATAATGGTCAAGGTCAGTTGGGTAATAGTACAATCGTTTCTTATTCCTCTCCAGTTCAAGTAGGTGCATTAACCAACTGGAGTACCGTTGCTACCGGTGTTAATAACACAGCGGCAATCAAAACTGATGGTACACTATGGACCTGGGGAATTGATAATTATGGTCAATTGGGTAATGGAACATCTGCATGGTATTCATCCCCAGTTCAAGTAGGTGCATTAACCACTTGGAATACGGTTTCAGTTGGGAACAATTCAATGGTAGCTACAGCAACACCAGCTGCTCCAACTTTTACTATAAACATCGGGCCCGGTGTGAAATTTAACACTTAATTAATAATTGCATAATATAATAACTCACTGTAGACTAACACTACTCGACGAGGATATGCGATGCAACAACAGTTCAAAGCCTTACTATTGATGATTGTTATGTTTGTGGTACTGTCAACACTTCTAAATGCGTTTATGAATACTTGGAACTATCTAGCCAAAATAGAAAGAGGGCGAGTTGTCACACTTGAACAACACTAAACCACGAGAACGATTGCTGGTCTGGACTTGCATTGTAATTTTTGGAGGATGCTTCATTAATTTGATCTACAATGTATTGACAAAATAATACGAGAAGGTATACTAAGATTGTTGCTGCTGTGGTTAGTGGCGGTGGTAGGTATAAACAATGCTCTGGTAGCCTAACGGTTAAGGCAGCTGACTCATAATCAGTTGATTGGGGGTTCGAATCCCTCCCGGAGCACCACCCACATTTTATTTTTAAACTAATCTTTCACTAGAATTTATCCTATACTTTTCAATAATTTTCCAATCTGAATTTCCAAAATATATTAATCCAGTATTGATACCTTTTTCCTTAGCCCAATTTTTTAAATGCATATGTAGAGCCAGGCTCTACAGACTGGGTTTCTAAATACTTGTAACATTTTGATTATTAACAATATTTACCTTTGTAATATGCAATAAATAATTTTATCAGTGGTATAGAAAGGCTAATATAATGAAGTTAAAAGTAGTCGAATCGGCAACAAAACCTGGACCGGAATATGTAGAAGTTACACTAGATTTAGTGCCAATGTGGGAAAAGCTTTTAGACAATTTTGAAAAACAAGCAAAAGAAATAAATTTGATTTTGAAACAGGCGGGTCATGTTTCTAAAAGAAAGAAAATATAATGCGATTGGAGGAAATAACACCTTCTAACAGAGCATTTTTGGACTTGGTTGGAAACGAAAAGTTAGCAATCGGTTCTGCTTATTTCGAGATGTTGAATTTATTTGATGCATGTAAAGCCGGCACGGTACATAAATCTATTTGGATAGATAATTTTGAAAGGTTCAATGCGGGTATTAATGGAGCATATGAAATACTTGACCGTATGCCTGATACAACTGACCAGTTTGTTAGAAATTTGAAATCAGTTATAGAATCATATCAACATGACGTGTACAAACTCAACAAGAAACTAATAAAACCATAAGACAATTTGACTGTAAACAGTTACTTCGATAATAATACAGTATACAAAAAAATATGGAGTAATTGATGAAGAAACTCTTAATTTTAGCTGCAATTTTCCTAAATTTTGCTACCACAGCGTCAGCAGCAGAAATTGTTGTTAGCCAACGATCCCGCACACTAACACTGTATCAAGATGATGGATCAGTTAAGCGTTATTCAGTTGCAGTGGGTAAGCCAGGGTTTCAATGGCATGGTACACATACAATTGGTGCCAAGCAGGAATGGCCTGCGTGGACCCCTCCTCCAGCTATGTTAAAGCGTAAGCCATACCTTCCTCATCACATGGCAGGTGGTCGCGGCAATCCGCTAGGTGCTCGTGCTATGTATATCAGTGGTACACTGTATAGAATACATGGGACCAATGAGCCCAGCAGTATTGGTCGTGCTGCCAGTTCTGGTTGTATTAGAATGCGTAATGCTGATGTGGTTGATTTGTATAACCGAGTGGCAGTCGGAACAACTATTACAGTTCAATAATGAGTTTGCTTAGAGAGTTTCCCGCAATGGAAGATTCCCCAGTAAGAATTTGGACCACTGGGGGATACGATGTATCTGATCTTACTCTAAAAGATTTTCCATATGTTATTAATATATGCAGAGATAGCCTACCGTGGACATGGGTTGAGTGGTGTAAAAACAATTGTACTGAGCATTGGGCATGGTGGTTTGATAATAATATATGTTATGTGGGATTTATTGATCAGCAAGAAGCTTTATTATTTGCACTGATATATGTGGGAACAGAGGGATAATCAAATGAATGATGCTGAAGATTTATATGATTTTGTTGATAGAGTTAATAGAGAAAATAACGAGAGAGAAATACGGCAAATGGAAGAAGATGGATATGTACAAATACCAGTTGAATTCAGAGTATATTTCAATAATCAAAAATGGATTAACCGAGAAACTCTACGTCATTTGCGAGCGTGGCTAACAGATGACACTGTTTATAAATTAGTTAAATCAGATTTTCAAATAACTTAATCAAAACATAAGGATTGACGCTGTATGTTAAAGCAAATCATGAAGACCTGGGAAGATAGTGAGTCAGTTTATTATGAAATCGGCTGTGATTGTCGCAGCAGTGATCATAATCTACAGGTTAACGCTGAGTCTGATAAGGATAGTACTTTAGCAGCATTAAATTTTGGTGTTACATTACATACTCGGTGGCAGTGGAATAGATTTAAACATCCGTTATTTGCTTGGTTAAATGAGCCACTAAAGCGTATCTCTATTGCCAGTGAGATTTTATTTCGGGGTAGATCAGAATATTATTATGAATTTATCCTAGGAGAAGATAATATTAAAGCATTGCGATATGCATTAGATGAAATAGAAAAGAAGTTCAAATGAAGATAGTATTTTGCATACCGGGTAATAAGTTTAGTGATCGTTGGCTACATTCATGGATGGATACAATTGCCACAATGAGTCAGAATGGAATAGAATGGGTTTATTCTCTTGCATATGATCCTGTTGTATATTATGCACGTAATAGAGTATTAGGTGGTAATAACATAGATGGTCCTGATCAAAAACCTTTTAGAGGTCAATTGGATTATGATTATCAAATCTGGATTGATAGTGATATGGTCTGGACCGGACAAGATGTTTTAAATTTAATTAAATTAGACAAACCCATTGCAAGTGGTTGTTATATGATGGCTGATAATGTTCAATTACCAATAGTAGAAAATTTAGATTGGAATTATCTATTCAAGGCTGGTACATTTAAATTCTTACACCGAGATGAGTTAGCAACCAGGACTGCGCCGTTTCCTGCTAGTTATGCAGGATTTGGTTTTATGGCAATCAAGCGAGGTGTAATAGAACATATGAAGTATCCTTGGTTTAGACCTAAATTTGTAGAGTATGAACACTTTCATGAATTCACAGCCGAGGATGTTGCATTTTGTTGGACTGCCCAGGAATTGGGATATGAGATCTGGGTAGATCCAGCAACAAAATTAGGTCATGAGAAATTAGTACCATTAACACCATAGAAAGGAAACATAAACATGTTTATTAAATTAACAAATGCTGCTGAACAACATAAGAGTAAAGCACTTTATATCAACCCTGACCATATTACAACTGTATATGAGCTGGTCAAAGAAGGTGAAACCAATCCGACTACATTTATTTACGGCGGCCCAACAGGAGTTAATTGGGAAGTTGAAGAAAGTTTAGATGATGTGATTAAGTTATTGAATAAGACTGGTACAAAGGCTGTTAAAGCTTGATAATTGTTGAATAAAAATTTGAAGCTATGCAAACATAGCTTCAAAAATTTAATATCACCATTTCTTTTTCAGTTGAATAATTTCTGATTCAATTTTACTCACAATTGATTCTTTGGCAACTACATTACCAGATGTTGAAACATTTGTATTACCACTTACAATTGTCTTAATATTACCAACGGCAGTTACTTCTTTAACAGTAATAGTGGTTTTACTTGGTTCACTTATAGAAACTTTTGACTGTTCTTTTACAACTTCTGCGGTTTTTGATACTACATTAGATGTAGTCTTTGAGTTCTCCTTAGTATATTCTGTTGTTTTTGATTTCACGGGCTGAGGAACAGGCTTCGGTTCTGGTGTTACTGCAATTTTTGGTGCAGCAGGCGGGGGTGCTACAGGTTTTGGTGCAGCAGGCGGGGGTGCTACAGGTTTTGGTGTCAGTGGGGGTTTCTCATAAACTGACAACCCTTCATCTGAAAAAACCTTAGCAGACCAACACTGAGTTTTATCGACAAAGTCACATGCTTCATCTAGCTTTGGAAAAACAAATTTCTCAGTTTTTTCTTTGTAATTTACCCAGTTGTAAATTTCAACTTTGAACTTACTCATGTTATATCTCCGATAAATTTATAGTTATTTAACAATTTAAATCATGATCATTAAAAATTATTTTCGATCTGTTTTTAAAATTTTATCCCACTTATCTTTTAGGAATTCTATATATTGCTTGGGACTTGTAAAGCCTAATTTATTAAATATTTTCAGTAATTTTATTAATCCGGGGTCATTTTTAGTTCTGGAATTATGTATATCTGCTGATAATGAATTTGTCAAGTCTTGCGAATACTGTAACAGTTTCCACATTTTTGACTTACCTTCTTTGCTGAGCGAATTCATATCATTTTTATAGTATAACTCGCGCCATTCTTTAAAATAATCGCGATCAACTCGGCCCCAGGACTTTTGTGGTAGTACAGTTCGCATGCTCTTGACCAAGCTATCGGTTTCTATACGTTTGCCGGGATTTTGTGTCAACCAATCATTTGGTGTTTTGTAAACATATACAGGTATGCCCAGTCTCTTAGCACCTAATAATGTTTTTCTTAACCATACCAATCTATTTTGATCATCGTCATTTTTGATTTTATCAATTTCGTACAATATATGTACGCTCTTTATCAGTTTGGTAGCTGGTGTGGGAAACGGAATAGTAGGCTCTCTACTATAAATTCTATCTTCAGCTTCACTAGTCCTGGACCCGTCACTTCTGATCCAAGATCTTTCCCAGTAATCAACTGGAGCAGAGGTATATTTGTGATTTAACCAATTACCATCTAAATTAAACACAACTCCGTCTAGATAGTGATTTCTCAGTGTATAGTCGCCGACTTTACTTCTAGATGTGCTTAGATAATAAAACTTACCTGGTTTATGAAATTGCAGTTCAGCAGCCGTACCTGCACTGGCTGTGAGTTTAAAATAACCACTATTTAAAATAAATGACGCAGTACTTAATCTGGTACTGTGGTATAATTCAGATGTAGCTGCTTCGAATAAGTCTTTTAATTTCATGGTGTATTTATTTAAAAATAACCAATAATAAAAAAGGGGCATCGAAATGCCCCTTTAGATCTCGTTGTGTATTTGTGTGTGTTTAAATTACTTCTTCCAAAGAGAAGCAGAGTACAAATCATTTATACTCTTAAGAAATGGTAAATCCTTGTAGAACTCGCCAGCACTCTTGGTAAGAGCAGTGTGAAACTTTACAGAATCTTCCCAGGTCTTTGCATAAACTTCTGTGCTGATTTTGAACATAGAAGATGCAAATTCAATGTAAGCATTGCTTAATTCGGTGTGTGGTGTTTTTGATTTTTCTGACATAAATAGTCTCCGTTAAACATTGTAACAAATTTATTATAAGTTATTTATTGTGCATTGCAACATATTTATTGTTCTGAACAAAAATATTTCATTTTTTATTTTTCTTTAGCCAAATTCTATAGCTACCAACACCTCCTCTGCTGTCAACAATGGGTTCTACACGCCGTATGCAACGTATTTGTTTGCACCAATCTTGGAATTCATGAGCAATTTGTCCACTTTTACCTGTTATGATTACCACATGTTCAGTTTGTGCTTCATTATGATCGGCTACAAAGTCATTGACTTTACCATGTGCTTCGCTAACAGTCATGCCGTGTAGGTCTAGTCTACGTTTAAGGGCTTGTGGTTCTTTCATGGGTATTATGGTTTCTTGTGGACTGTTAAATACTCTATCAATATAGAGATTCCAATCTCGTTGATCCTGTTCTCGTAATGGCTCAAACATTTTGGTTTCTTTCTTTAGCAACTTCTACATTTTAACTAATTTTTATTAGTTTGCGAATCTTTTTTAAGAAATTAATAACCATGAATAAATACCTACATATTTGGAGCATGGCTATGAAAATGAAATTAGAAGACTATATAGAAAAATATGGAGAATAATCTGGTACTCGGCGATTTTATGGTATGCAAAAATTATTAAAGACCAGACAAAAAACATATGAATCTCATCCATATAAACGACTGACTAAGGAATGGTTTATATGGCGATATCCGGGGGATGGGTTACAACGTTTCAACGACCATGTTAACAAATCGAGACAATCCGAAGAAAATATGATTAAAAGATACGGAGAAAAGTTAGGCAAGAAAAAATGGGAAGAAACTGTACAAAAGAAAAATACCTTATCTATATTAAAAGCTAAAGGAGGTGAAAAGGCGTTATTAGAATGGAAAGAAAAACGTAATAAAGGATATGATGCTTATTGGGATAAGTTGTCGGAACAAGAAAGACAACAAGTTATAAAGAACCGAACCAAAAAATCTAAAGTAACAAAAAGGCAAAGATATGGTAATAAGAAAAAAATTGAAATTTTTAAAGAAAAATACGGCGAAGATGGTTCAGTCGAATATGCGAAATATTTACAAACTATTTTTAAATCAATTGGATATTCAAAAGAATGTGAAAAATTTATAAAAGATTTGATTAATAGCTATCCAATTTTACAACAGTATACATTATTCTATAGAGATCAAAATAATAATAAGGTTGAGTGGTTTTTAACAGACGGTAACAACATATTTTTCTATGATTTATGCATAAAAGAACGTATGATATTAGTAGAATATGACGGAAGCAAATGGCATCCCACTTATGATCAATATCTAAATAATCCTGATGATATTATGGAGATAATTGGAATGTCCGTAAAAGAAAAATTTGAAAAAGATCAAAATAAAATTTTATTAGCTGAACAAAAAGGCTATACTATATTTGTAGTTAGATCAGATATGTCTAAAGATGAAATAAATCGAATTATATTAGACATCATACATGAGGTTAGTTAAAATGGAAGAATGTTTTACTTCAACTAAAAGTTATTATAATTATCCGTGTGCTCACAGACAATACAGGCATGACGGAAATTGTGCTAAAATACACGGATATTCGAGATCTTTTCACTTTGTGTTTGGTGCAAAAACTATGACTAAAGAAGGATTTGTAGTTGATTACGGTGATTTAGATGATCTTAAAGCTCACTTAGATTATATGTATGATCACACACTTGTTCTTGATGAATCTGACCCATTTATGGATATGTTTAAACAATTAGAAGTAGCAGGTGTTTGTGACATTAGAACTCATCCATTGGGACCAGGTATGGAAGGTACAGCTCATTATCTATGTGAATGGGCAGATAACTGGTTACGAAATAAAACAAAAGGCCGTGCCTGGGTAATTACTGTAGAAGCAAGGGAAAACGATAAAAATAGTTCAATTTATCGAAATCCGGATGCTGGTTTCAAAGGTTGGATTTAACCTTAAGTATCTTAAGTAATAACCATAGAGCTAAAGCTATACTCCGACTTGCAGCCTACTAGGCTAAATATTACTAACATATCGGAGTATAGCCATGACAAATTATAAACCAAGTCCTACATATTATCATGTAACATGGAATCAGGGTTCCCCAACTGATTATACAGATCTAACAGGTACACAAGCCGGTGGGTTAGATAGTGTTTCACCAATAAAATATAATGAAAAAGTCAGTATTACCGGTAATGCATCAAGTCCAACAACTACTGCCGGCGATACATTGTTAATAAATGGTTATACTATATTATTTGGTTCTAGTTCACTGGCAGACATATTAACCACAATCAATATGTCAACTGTGCTTACAAATGTTATTGCACACAATGCTGTTAGTTCTAATTATGTAACACTTACAAATGCAGATGGTTATGAAGGTTTGATTATCGAACTAGCCGAAGGCAATGGTGCGTTAGCCAAGTTGGGATTTACAGCGGGTTCATATAATGCACTTCTTAACGGTGTTGGTGGAGCATTTACCAACTTTACAAACGGTGATGTTGTTACCATTAATGGTGTTAATATAACAATGACAACGGGCGGTGGATTAAATGTTGCCGGTGCTGTTGCTACAATTAATTCATTTACATCACTTACTGGTGTAGTTGCTATAGCTGCTGCTGGTACAGTTCAACTATCTAGTGTAAATGGTCAACCATTTGTTACTGCCGGCTCTGCTGCATCTAAACTAGGGTTCCCAGCTGGTGTATATGCTGGTTCTCCCGGCACACTAGATCAAAGCACATCGAAAACTCAAGCTAATCTACGTTGGCAGCAGGTAGTTAATCAACTAGAAGTTTTTTCAACTCCGTTTATGTTAGCTGATCAATTGGGAACAGGTAACTACAGTGGCGACGATGAGCTTACTACATTTTCATTTACAGTTGGATATGAGCATCCAGATCAAATTTTCACAGTTGCATTAGCATCTGAACCAGATGCGGGTACAGTATTGACTGGAACTGCTGCTATCAAAAGAGCTGTAGCAAGAGGCTTGACTGCGTCTTATACAGGTAATACCAATCTATTTGATCCAACTGTTGAAGTACGTAACGGTTGTGCTATAAGACCAAATCCAGTAAGAACTGTTAGACTAACAGCAGACGGGTTTGATACTGTTGCTAATATTGCCACTGTTGAAGGTAATATTACAGTTAGCATGATTTCATTAGATTAAGATCATAGGAGGTAGCGGTTTTATGTTATTAACAATACTGTTACTGCTTTCTGCTCTGTGTCTAAGTTCAATAGCTGGATTTTATAGTGTATTAGGTATGACTGCTATATTTGCTGCATCGTGGTGGCCAATTGTCATAATGACCGGTACATTAGAGTTTAGTAAAGTTATAGTAGCCAGTTGGCTATATAGAAATTGGGGTAAAACGCCACTATTTCTAAAATCTTATTTTACTGTTGCTGTGATAATATTAATGTTTATTACCAGTTTAGGTATATTTGGATTCTTATCTAAGGCACATATAGATCAAATAGCAAGTACTAGCGATAACCCATTGTTTATCAAACAAATTGATCAGCAAATTGCAACAGAACAAGCTCATATCGATGATAATAGAAAAGTTATTGCACAGATGGATAGTGCTGTTAATAGCGTGTTAAGTCAAAGTGTTTCTGAAAGCGCACAACGAGCCAATAAGGGTAGCACTATGGCACGACAAGCTACCATATTGCGAGACAGCCAGAAAAAAGATCGAAACTCTCTTAATAAATCTATAGATGAGTTAAATGCAAAAATCAGGGACCTCAACAAGGAACGATTGAAGTTAGAGCAAGATCAAATAAAGATCGAAGCAGAAGTTGGTCCAATTAAATATATTGCTCAAATGATATATGGCAATAATCTGGATAAGTCTCTGCTTGAAAAAGCTGTACAATATGTAATAATCATGATTATCATGGTATTTGACCCGCTAGCGGTATTAATGATCATTGCTGCCAACATGAGTATGCAACAACTAGCTGAAGATAAAAAAGCCAAGAAAATTGCGGAAAATGAGGATATCGAACTTAAAAAAAAAGTAGATGAACCGATTTTAAACCGCATTATAGAACCATTAGATACATCAAACACTGATTTTGCTTTTAACCTAATAGATGATACAATAGATCACGTAATAGAGGAATCAATAGAGTCAGTGTCAGACGATTCGATAGCAGAACCATACTCATTGGAAAGCAATGTCGACAATGACATAACTATTATAGAAGAACCTGTTCAGGAGTTATTGTATGGTAATGAAACAGAAGCTCCTTATGTTCCCTCTGTTGTTAATAAACCAGATGATGTATTGCAAAATATAAAAAAATATCATAATGTTAGATTAGATGATGCAAGACGCACATTAAAATGATCTTTAATTTGAATAGGACAAATTATGGGAAGCGGTAAACAATTGCATACTTGTAACTTTTGCGGTAAAAATCAATTAGAAGTAGAAAAATTAATATCTGGTAATGATGTATTCATTTGTAATGAATGTATCACACTATGCTATGACATTCTAGAAGATGATAACGAAGAAAAAAAGAAAAAATCCAAGAAAGATTTGATAAGTCCTGCTGCTATCAAGACATTTCTTGATGATCGTGTGATTGGACAAGATATTGCTAAACGCATGCTAAGTGTTGCCATTTATAATCATTATAAAAGAGTCAATAACCCAGTAATAGATGGGGTTGAAATTGATAAAAGTAACATGCTATTCATTGGTAGTAGCGGTGTTGGTAAAACATACATAGTACAAAACATTGCCAAGATACTTGATGTACCATTTGTTATTGTTGATGCTACCAGTTTAACTGAAAGTGGATATGTGGGTCTCGATGTAGAGGAAGCTATCACCAGACTTTATCAATCAGCTAATCAGGATATTGAAAAGACTCAGCGTGGTATTGTATACATTGATGAAATTGATAAGAAAGCTCGTAAAAGTGAAAGCAGTAGCATAACACGCGATGTTAGCGGTGAGGGCGTACAGCAAGCACTACTCAAAATGATGGAAGGTTGCGAAGTCAAAGTTCCCCCTCAGGGCGGACGTAAAAATCCACACGGTGAGTTTATTCTAGTAGACACTAAAAATATCTTGTTCATTGTCGGCGGGGCATTTGTTGGCTTATCAAAAGCCATTGCCAAACGACTCGACAAGGATAATACAGGAATAGGATTTGGTGCCAAATTCTCATCCAATGATGAGGAAGAAAAGAATAGTATTGAATATCTTAAAAAGGTAGACAGTGACGACTTAACCAGTTTTGGATTGATACCTGAAATGATCGGACGTTTACCAATTATTGTTCCTTTTGCAGATTTGGAAGAAGACGATTTGGTTAAAATTCTTCTTGAACCAAAAAATGCCATAATTAAACAGTATCAAAAAATGTTTAAATTGGACAATGTTACATTGGAGTTCGAACCTGAATCATTGAATGCTGTTGCTAAATTAGCAATCAAAAGAAAAACAGGTGCCAGAGGATTGAGAAGTATTCTGGAATCAATATTATTACCTATACAGTTTGACTTACCAACTTATTCAGCTAATAATATAGAGAAGATCGTTATTACAGACGAGTTTATAAACGGAGGTAAAGAGCCATTGTTAGTATATCGTACAGCAACCAAGGAACAGACTACATGAAACCTGGGGTGAAATTTGATAGAAGAGCAAATTCAGAACCAGAATATATTGTAAACAACTGGATACGTAGCTCTAGTGTTAGATTAATCGATGAAACTGGAACAAATGTAGGAGTTGTCGATACTAAACAAGCATTAAATCAAGCAAGAGATCTTGGATTAGATTTAATAACAATTGCCAAAGATGCCGAACCTCCTGTTTGTAAAATATACGAACTTAGTAAGTACATTTATGAGCAAAAAAAGGTCAAGAAAGAGCTTGATAAAAAGAACAGAGAAAATGCTATTATTGTCAAGGAAATACAGATTAGACCTCATATCACCGAGCATGATCTACTGATAAAACAAAAACATGCCAAAGAATTTTTAGAAGAAAATCACAAGGTAAGAATTGTGATGAAATTCAGAGGACGAGAAATTGCTTTTGCTAAAAAAGGCTTTGAACTTGTCACCAAGTTTATAGATGGATTAGGGGAGCATAAGGTTGAAAAAGATCCTAGTCTAGCCGGTAACACTATATTAGCTATACTTGCACCGTTGGCTAGACAATCGAAATAAATTAATTTGCTTTAATATAAGCTTTTACTTACAATTAGGTATCAACAGGGAAATATAAAGATGTTTGATAAAAATGATGATCCGTTTCACGGTAAACGAGGTGTAAGCGTTAAAGTATTCAATAACAACATTAATGGTGCTATTGCACAGTTAAAGCGTAAAAGCAATGCAGAGGGTATCAATCGAGAGTTGCGTAAGCGCAAGCATTTTGAACCAAATACCATGAAACGTCGTCGTAAACTAGCAGAAGCTCAATTACGTTGGCGTAAGAAGCAAGATCAAATTAATGAAGTTGTAAAACCAAAAAAGAAAACTGCTACACCACCTTCTCAGGCACCTCGCCGAGAAGTTGAAACCAACTCATAAGAAGACACCCGATGAAAAAACAAACCGCTATTACAGCAGGATTATTATTAGTCCTGCTTGGAGGTTGTGTACATTCAAACACAGATTTTGTATCAACATTTGAAGAAAATGAGATCAGAACGCCGCAGCCTGTTATGGGGGAACATTACTTTGACGCAGCACTTGATACATTAGAAAAATCATGTGATCAAGGAAAATCAGAGAAATTACAAGCAGCTGATTCGGTCATGAAAAAAATTGTTGAATTGGGTTTAGATAATCACGGTCACAAACTAAAAGATGCAAATCCAGAATTGATCAGAGCTGGTAATACCTTATACAAATTAACCATGGAATTTTATAATAACAACACAGATCCAGCGTATTGCAGAACACAAGTTAATGTTATAGGTCGTTATTTAGATCTTGTACATCCTAATTTTAGTTCTAAAAATTAATGTAGTGAGTCTTGACTATCCTATCGAGAGTAAATATATTATCAGTGTAGATGCTCATGTGAGGTCTACAATGTAATAACATACTTCGCTTTAATAGGAGGTAATATCATGCGTAGTTTAAATGTAACCGCCTCAACTCTCGAGGACCTTTTCCAAGACCTTAATCGTGTAGCTATTGGCTTTGAGCCAACTATTCGAAGATTACACGATGTACAAAATGCATTTTCGTCTAATCCCAACGGATACCCGCCGTATGATTTAGAAATGGTAGAAGATGATCATTATAGAATCACATTAGCAGTAGCAGGCTTCTCATTAGATGATTTGGATATCGAAACAGCTAATAATCAATTGACTATTACCGGTGAGATCAAAAACAAAGATGAGGATAGACAATATCTATTTAAGAGTATTGCAACTAGATCATTTAAACGAGTGTTTCACCTAGCTGATCATGTTAGAATTGAATCTGCTGATCTTGCTGACGGATTATTAACTGTTGACTTGATCAGAGAAGTTCCAGAAGCACTAAAGCCTAGGAAAATTGCAATCTCGAGTCAAAAAGTCATTGATGCTAAACTCTAAATCATGATATTATGATTTGATAGATAAGGTGGGATTACTCCCACCTTATTTCATGCTTGACAACAACTCAGTGTTGTTTATAATTGTTCTAATAGCGGAGAACATGATTATGAGCAAAATGCAAACCAAAGACGATGCTTCAACGCAAGTATTAGAAAAGGTAGTTGTACAACCTCCGAGAAAGTGGAACGTAGTTCTATATAATGATAATGTTACCACTATGGAATTTGTAATATTGGTATTGATGCAGATCTTCCACAAAAGTTTTGAAACTGCTAGTGATATTATGATAAACATTCACGAAAATGGTAAAGGTATTGCAGGTACTTACTCTAATGAAGTGGCAACACAAAAGCGAGACGAAACTGTATCTGCTGCCAAATCAAATGGCTTCCCACTTAAATGTGAACTTGAACCTGCTGAATAATTCAAAAATTTCTACGTATAATCTAAAAGGATTAAATAGTCTAGTTTAGCTGATACTCGCTTATCGGAGGTTAGTTATGGATATACGTGATATAGTCTGGGACGAGGATGGCGAGATGCACTGCCATCAATTATATAGTTCGGATGTTACAATTGAAGATGTACCAAAATTAATTCAGGAACATCGCGATTTACGTCGAGCTTTACATGCCACAGTAGAATTACTAAAGAAAATGGATTATAATCCAAATAATCCTAGATCTCGGCACGAATGGGATATTATCAATGAATTAAAGCGTAAACTAATCATTTAAAATGTTTACATATAGTACCTGCTAAGTTGTTGATTTTGAATTGGTAAAAATACCGGTTGACAGCCATTATTTTGATAGTAAAGTTATATTGCAACAAACGGACAATGGTGTCCCAAACGTACAAAAGGAGTAGTTGCATGTCAGATCGTACTTTCAATATCGCTGGTTTTTCATCACTTTCCGGCCAGCGCAAGGTTCGCTTTGCCAATGGCACTGTTGAGGCCCGTGCAAAGATTCTAGAGCGTAATGGTCATGTTGACATTGACCTACGTGAGCTTCCTCGTGCAATGTCCAAGTCAGAAGCTATGGCGTTCCTTGAGGTTACTGCTGAGGACGTTCGTGCTCCTAAGGGTGTGCAGGCTGCTGCTGCTAAGGCTCGCAAGGGTGTTAAGGTTGCAGAAGTTATTGCAATTGCCAAGGATGCTGGTAAGGCTCGTGCTAAAGAAGCTGCTGAGGAAATTGCAGCTTAATTTAAATTAGATTAATGGGGGACAGTTAGTCCCCCACTCTTTTATCATAATTCGAAATTTGCATATGATATCATAAGACTGCTTAATTATGTAGAGCAGAATTATGATATCATTACCTCCATTGATAAAATTAATATTAGTATTACAGCATTGGTCAGAGACTTGCAGCGAGTTTTGGACAGATACAATACAGCCAACTGATGACCCAGTTGGAGAATTTATCAGAGATTATTCACTATATACATTTGAATGGAAAATTTCAAGACCCCTTATACCTCGCAAGTGTTTTATTACCAATGACTGGTTATGGGGTCGTAGACATTATTGTGTTACAGTACACGACATAACCGGAATATTCGATATAAAAATTTGGATAGGTCTTGAAATAGGTACACAGATTAAGTTAATGTTGTAATCATTTATTAAAAATTATTCTAAAGACTCTTGTAATTTGAAAAAATATTCCTTATATAATTAACTTGCTAGCCTATTTAGGTAGCAAAACTTATACACATCTTGCTTTTTAAAGGAGATAGCATATGACACGTACTATCGGAATAGATCTTGGAACTACTAATAGCTGTGTAGCCATCATGGAAGGCGGCAAGGCAAAAGTAATCGAAAATGCAGAAGGCGCACGTACAACACCAAGTGTTGTAGCATGGACTGATCAGGAACAACTGGTCGGACAGCCTGCAAAGCGTCAAGCAATAACCAATCCAGAAAATACAGTATTTGAAGCTAAACGTTTAATTGGGCGTAGATTTGACGATCCAACTGTTAAGAAAGACATGAAGAGTTTATCATATCATGTGGTAAAAGCCGACAACGGCGATGCATGGGTAGACATCAAGGGCAAGAAATATAGCCCACAGGAAATTTCAGCACAAGTCTTACAAAAGATGAAGAAAACTGCTGAAGACTATCTTGGGTCACCTGTGACCAAAGCAGTTATCACAGTACCTGCATACTTTTCAGATTCTCAGCGTCAAGCAACCAAGGATGCTGGCAAGATTGCTGGATTAGAAGTCCTACGTATTATCAACGAGCCAACTGCGGCTGCTATGGCATTTGCTGTAGACAAGGGTGGTTCTGGTAAAGTTGTAGTAGTCGACGCTGGTGGTGGCACTCACGACGTTTCGGTGTTAGATATCGGTGACGGTGTCATCGAAGTGTTATCCACTAACGGTGATACACACCTTGGCGGTGCTGACTTTGACGAAGTTGTATTCCATTATCTAGTAGATGCATTTAAAAAAGAAAACGGAATAGATCTTACCACAGATAAGATGGCAGTACAGCGTCTAAAAGAAGCTGCTGAAAAGGCCAAGATTGAACTTTCAAGTGCAACTGAAACTGACATCAATTTACCATATATTACAGCAGATAGTTCTGGGCCAAAGCATCTTGTTACCAAACTAACTCGTGCTAAGTTTGACAGCCTTACAGAAGATCTTGTTAAACGCATCATTGCTCCGTGTAAGCGAGCTCTTAAGGATGCTAACCTAAAAGTTAGTGATATCAAAGAAGTGTTGTTAGTAGGTGGTACCACTCGTATTCCTGCTGTTAAGACAGCTATTAAAGAGTACTTTGGTAAGGAGCCAAATAACTCTGTTAATCCAGACGAAGCAGTTGCTATTGGTGCTGCAATTCAGGGAGGTGTTCTAGCCGGCGATGTCAAGGACGTGGTACTACTAGACGTTACACCATTAAGCCTTGGTATCGAAACATTGGGTGGTGTGTTTACTAGACTAATTGATCGCAACACTACTATTCCTAGCAAAAAGAGCCAAGTGTTCTCTACTGCTGAAGACAATCAACCTGCTGTTACTATCCGTGTGTTCCAGGGTGAACGCGAAATGGCCAACGACAATAAGTTGTTGGGTCAGTTCAATTTGGAAGGTATTGCTCCGGCACGTCGTGGTATGCCTCAGATCGAAGTTACATTTGATATTGATGCTAACGGCATTGTTAATGTCAGTGCTACCGACAAGGGAACTGGTAAGGAACAGAAGATTTCTATCCAGGCTAATGGCGGACTTGACGACAAGGATATCGAGCGTATGATCCGAGAAGCTGAAGAAAATGCTGAAGCTGACAAGAAAAAGCGTGAAATTGTGGATGCCCGTAACGGTGCTGATGCAATGATAGCCAGAGTTGAAAAAACCCTCGAAGAGGACGGTGATAAGATTGATGCAACTCTTAAAGCAGAGGTTGAGCAAGCTATTACTGATCTTAAAGCAGTTATGGATAGCGAAGACGCAGAAGTTATACGTAATAATACCAATGCATTGGCTCAGGCTAGTATGAAAATTGGCGAAATCATGTATAAAGAAGCACAAGCCAACGCTGCTAAACCTGATGATGATGACATCATTGACGGAACAGCTGAAGAAGTAGCATAATATGCCTTATGCAGGCTATTAGTTATACAGATAATTTTGATAGTATGGGATGGGGGTTTTTTATGTTCCCCCATCCAGTTTCTTTAAAAGACGTTGAAAACTTGCTCGGTGTGGACTATATAAATCCAAAAGATATACAAATTTATCAAATGCATAGTTGTAATGGTATCATCGTGGTTCACAATTTAGAATTGGCTATGATGCTTAAATTTAAACTATTATGAGTACAAGGTTGAGTTTACTTGTGTAGTGCCTTAAACTGTATGTATGATAGAATCAACTGAAATTATACAAATTGATTTTGATCGGATGCCGCCAAATGTCAAACAATTTATTGAAGTTGAATTGAATAAGTGTAGACAGCACAACATCAAAATAAACCTACCAAAAACCAAAACTATTACACATAACGGATTGTTTGAATGTGCTGGATATTTTGATCAAGAGCCAGAAGAATTTGCAGTAGCCTGTGCTAAAAGTTACAAAACTTGGCTCAGTATTTTTGTTCACGAGAGTTGCCATATGGATCAATGGATAGAAGATATTCCCTTATGGCACGAACAAGTAAACGACGAAGATCCATTGGATTTAATGGACGAGTGGTTACTTAAAAAACGAGAACTCAACGACGAAGATTTAAATCGAGTCTTTGATATTGGATCAATGATAGAGTTAGATTGTGAAAAGCGTAGTGTTGATAAGATAAAAAAATATAATCTACCAATAAATCTAAACAGATATATTCAAAAAAGCAACGGATATGTTTGGAGTTATAGACTAATGCAGGAAACTCGCGACTGGGATCATAGTGCAGCATACGGACTTCCGGAGGTGTGGAAATCAATGCCCAAACACTTTGATAATGATTATTCGACTTTACCAGACAATATTAGAACTGTATTTTACAAACACATAGAGAAGTTTTCTAAAATCTAATGACTCGAATAGGTTTAATAGATGTAATTACCAGGAATACTGACTTTTATCATGCCAAGATAGATGTAGAGCACGTATTAGATGCTGTAGAATGGTGTGAAAATCATCCAAGTAACGGGATATTTTTTATCAAATGGGGTTATCTAACAGGCGACATCTTTGGTACGTTTGGATTCTCTGAGTCAGAAGATCACACGACTTTTAGTCTAAGATGGTGCTAATCAAAATACTTTGGTTCTGTAGTTGACCTATACCATATTATATTATAACATGTTAAAGCAACTTATAAATTGTCATGTTGCACTAAAAAGGAGATTACATATGACAACTTTAACTCAAGCAGAGAAGGTTCTCGATTATCTTGAGGCCGGCCGTACACTGACATCAAAGCAAGCTCGTGCTCGCTTTGGTATTCAAAATCTACGTGCTCGTATTTCAGAGCTACGTTCAGAAGGCTATAACATTGTATCAGAATCAGTTACATTTCGTGACACTGGTGCTCCTGGTGTTAAGTATCTTCTAGGTGGTCGCCGTCGTCACGCTTAATTGTGTAACGATACGATTATAATTAAAGGGCTCTATGAGCCCTTTTTTATTGTATATGGTTTCAATTATATTGTATGCTTGCGACATGAAAAAGCCTGTTAATCATGAAATGGTCAAGATAGACGAGGTACTAAAGGTACTCGATGATTTCAGAGTGGATATCAAGCAAACTTATAAATCTTCAGATCTTATTGATCAAATAGAACGCAAGATATTAACATTAGAGACCAAACGACGATTAGTTGTTATAGACGGTGGCAAGAACAAGTAAAGGACAAAAAATGAACCCAATAATCAGAATGGATCTACCTCATGGAATGGTATTAATAGAGTGTTTTCCAAATTTAGCTCCAACACACGTAGCACAAATTATTAAAATATCAAATGACGGTGCATATGATGGGGTACCATTTCATAGAGTTATCGATGGCTTTATGGCACAAGGCGGAGCTACTATGAAAGGCTATCCGCAGCTTCAAGCTGAATTTAATGATGCTCCGCACGTAGAAGGCATGTGTAGTATGGCTAGAACCCCTGATCCAAACAGTGCAAGTGATCAGTTCTTTATTTGCATAGCTAATGCACAATTTCTAGATAGACAATACACAGTATGGGGTCGAGTGATGTATGGAATTGAACATGTCCACGCAATTGCCAAGGGTGAACCACCTGCAAATCCAACACCAATTGTCAAAATGCGATCAGTTGATCCTACAAGCATTGGAGCATAATTGTGGATGTTCTCGATTTTACAATGCTGGAAAATCAACTGAGTCATAGCAAAGTTAAGATTGAGTTTATCAAAGTCGATGGTACATATCGAGTTATGATATGTACCAAATCTCCAGTAATAATTACGTCCGCAAATATGCCAGCTAATACCACAAACGCAGTGAACCAATCAATACTTAAGGTTTTTGATTTGGAAAAACAAGCTTGGAGAAGTATGCGCAAAGATCGTATAACACAATGGGAACTATATGAATAGTAAATGGTTAGAAAATCTTCAGAATCCTATGAACCAAAATGGGGTTTACATGATAGAAAGGTTTTCTAAAATTTTAAATTTAATAAATCCAAGTGAAATTAAAACAATATTTGAAATTGGAAGTTGGCATGCTATTGATGCACTAAATTTAGCGTATGTCTTTCACGATGCTGATGTTCATGTATTCGAACCAGTTCCTGAAAATATGAAACAGTGCGTGACAAATTTAACAATACCGCCAGATTCGGTTGCTAATCGTGTTCATTTACATGAGATTGCTGCTAATGATGTAACCGGACCAATGTACTTTTATCCACTTGACTTAGAAAAACAGATAGGTGATAATCACGGTATCGGAAGTAAATTTCAATTGATAGATCCAAACTTTTATCAAAATCAACATAATATACAACGTAAAATAACCGTACAGGGTTATAGACTAGATGAATGGTGTAAAGAAAATAATATTGATAGTGTTGATTTCATTTGGATGGATGCACAGGGATCTGAACTTGATGTTCTAAAAGGTCTTGACAATATGCTAGATCACACTCAGATCATTATGACAGAAGTTGGAGTTAAAGAGTATTATCATGGGCAAACCCTTAAACCAGAAATAGACGAGTTTTTAGAAGCTCGAGGATTTATTGAATACACACCAAGTAGACGATATGCACATGAGTATGAAATTGATACTATATACTTAAATCAAAAAATTAAATATTGATTAATTAAGCGTTTGAAATTATTAGGCTAATTTATTTAAAATTAGCCTATTTGTTTCATTTCTGGTTGGTTACCAATTTGCTTAACTGAATCTTGCTCTGGCCAAGCATAGATATATTTGCCCATCATGTCCTGGACAACTAAGAATCTAATTCCAGATGCAGTGTAGCTGATAGTATCTGCAGTATATCCCTGCATGGTAGAACCGTAATCCATTTTAGCACGATCAACTTCTTCGCCGTTGGTCTTTAACCATTTGGCCACGGCATCAACTTCTCTGTTACTATTTGGACCTTGTCCACCTAGGTTAGCAATGACCGTAATATCTTCGATTGGAGTAGTAGTATATGGTTTGAATGTTTCCCTACCAAGCACACGAATCTGCTTGCTCATATAACCTGGAAGATTCTTAACTTGATGCCAGTCTGGGTTGACAGTTGACTGATCACCTACTTCGCTGCCAACAGTTGTCATTGCTTTGCTAATAAGCGCAGGAACTGTATCTGCTGCAACTGGTGTTGCACTTGCTGCGGGTAAATCTGGCTCTGCTGCTAATGCTGCATCAGGTATGTTCAAACTTCCTAATTTTTGAGCAGCATCTGGACTCATGTTTACCTTGCTCATGGCTTTTTTGGTAGCAGGTGCAGAAGCTTGTTTGAGTTTTGGTAATTCAGCTTTGTTATCCGGCTTTCCCACACTTGACTGTGATTTTGCAGTGGTTAATTCGCCCTTTGAAGTGGGTTCATCAAACATTGTATCCCAATCTATATCAGTTGGGTCTGTTGTTTTTGTTGGTTTTGCTTCGGTGATCTCGTGTATTTTCATAGTGATATTATTTATTTGAAAACTGTGATGTAGCAAAAATGCAACACTCTAATTTCTGGTTGACAGCTGATTAAAAGACGTTATAGTGTCACTATGACCAATAGGAGACCTCCAAAAATGGCTAAAATCAATCCAGTTGCGAAAGCATTGGCTAGCGGTTCATGCCGTCCACAGGTTGTAAAAGCTCGCAAAGGTAAAGGCTCATATTCCCGTCGAGAACGATACAGGCCGCTCGGGCGATACTGATGTTAGCTAATCGAGATAAACGTATCATGCAATTTATTAGGCGTCAAGCAATTGACGTTGAAAAGGTTAGTAATGCTCGTGTCGCTGCGGGTATTGCTATTAAAGGACAGTTGATCTCAACTGGCAAAAACAGCCGACGAACTCACCCCTTCCAGAAACAATTTAGTAAGAACGATCATGCAATATTTTTTCATGCTGAAACTTGCGCTATTAGCAATAGCCTTAACCATATCCATAAAGACGATCTAAGACGTGCTACCTTGTTTATACATCGTGTTAAAATACCACTGCGATACAGTACAGAATGGGTAGATGGATTAGCTAAACCTTGTAATGGTTGCATGGCTGCTGTTGCTGCATTTAATATTCGCAGAGTTGTGTATAGTACAGATGTAAACCACAAATATGTGATATTAGAACGTAATAGTAAATGGTCTTGTGACGAGATAGGAGTATAAAATGAAAGATCTAATAGCAACTGTACGTGAGTATTCAAACAAAATCATAAACGATAGAGAACCTGTAGACATATTCGAAGCTCTACGCGACGAGGTAGAAGAGCTTGATGCAGAAATGTACGGATATAGCCAAGGTGAAGATGGTATAGCAGGTGAAGCAATTGATGTTATTAATTGTGCGTTGGATTTGATCTTCAAAGCCAATCCAGAATGGACCAATGATGATATCGTAGCATATGCTGAAAAGAAATGCCAGAAATGGTTAGAGAAAAATAGTGGTTGACATACAGTAGTCAGATGCTACTGTAATACAAACAACGGACAACTGGACGCAGGCCCTGCGAAGTGAGATAGGGAGGTAGCTGCCCGAAGGCATGGAGGGTGTCCGTTGGTTTGTGTATAAACAAGGAGTGAGACGTGAAAAATGCAGTCCACTTTGTTGGTTTCAGAGGCAACGAATATGTAAACGCAGTTCGAGTTTTTGGTAAACCGGACTTTGTACATCGCTCCTGGGATATCCGCGCCCAGCAAGAAGTTGACCAAAATGATAGGGTTATTTTCGCTCGTACCCGAGATTTAGAGCGTATACAGACGCCAAAAAGCCAGGCTTTTGACGATTCTGCGGTAATGTAAACAAACTTTTTTCCTTGATTTAGTAAAATCAACGACTTATAAGCACCAAAATGTTTAGATTTTGGTTGACGGGACAGCTAATGGTGCTATTGTATGTGTATAAGCAGTTAAACACAAACAAGGAGTAAACAAATGGATAAGGTTTTTGCAGTTGCCGGCATTAGCAAAATGGACGGCGTTTACAAGGTTCGCTTTGCTAAAGACATGAGTCGTGTTAAGGTTCTCGAGAAGAACGGGCACACGTATGTGCGCTTGATAGAACTTCCCGAGGCTATGGACAAGGCTGCTGCTGTTGCATTCCTTAAGGCTCATAAGAGCTTCCAGGATACGGTAGCACAGGATACACTTGCTGGTGAAGGTAAGGCAGCTCCGGCTCCAAAAGTCAAGGCAGCTAAACCAAATATTGCTCAACCAACTTTTGTTCCTAAGGCCGAAGTTGCTAAGACTCCTGCGGAAATCGAGCGCATCAAAGCCAAGAACTTGGCTACACTGCGTAAGGTTGGCAAGAGCTGGCAGGAAGTCCGTGATACAGAAGGTGAGCAAATGCTTGTTGAAGCCATGGAACATATTGATGCTCTTAGCGAAGCTGGTGTTCCTAACTACCGTTGGGCTCGAATTGATGACTAATAGAGAGGGGCCAAGTCCCCTCTCAACTTTTTGGTTGACAAGTTACAAATACATGCTACTATATCCATACAACATCAATTAGCAACAAAGGACCACGTTATGAAAACGTTTAAAGTTAAGATCCGTGTTAGTAACGCCGGCTCTACACAAACAACCACTGTGAATGCTGACAACTATCAAAATGCTAAACATATGGCTGAGATGTTATACGGTAAGTCAAATGTGATTATGGTCTGGTAGAAAGCATATTAACATGATACCTAAAATTGTACACATCTGCTGGGATGATAAAAACGTTCTTAATCATCAATCACCTATGATTTTAAATGGATTGAAAAATTTATCATTGCTCAATCCAGATTGGAAAATACAAATACATAGTGATCAAGACGTAGATGATTATATAAAAAACATGTTAAGCCCTGTTGATTACAGTTTATATACTAATACTCATATCGTTGAAAAATGCGATATTTGGAGACTGTTTAAACTGTATAATGAAGGAGGCTTATATATTGATATAGATCGCTTTTGCAATGTAAGTTTTGATGATATACTAACTCCGGACATTAAATGGGTACTACCTACTTGTAATGATTATGATTTTTCTCATGATTTTATGATGAGTAGTCCGGGTAATCCAGTTTTTGCTAGTACTATCAATCTTATTTTAGAACGCAGGAGAGCAGGACATACAAATGTTTATTTTCTAGGACCTCAAACATATATGCATGCTATAACAATTCTATTAACTGGAGAAATAATCAACACTAACCCGGGACAAGCAAAATTTGCAGAACTTAGAAACATTATATCAAAATTTGAATTTATTTTGACTTATAAAGAAAATGAACCATATGATACAATAATCTACAAACATGACCCTGAATACTTTAAACAGGGAAATAGTATAGAAACAGATTTTGAAAAAATAAAACAAGAATTTTATAGGTCGTACAATGTAAAACATTGGACAGGGGAATGGTGATTACAGAAAAAGGAAATGCTATGATAATTGAGAGATACAAGTTCTCTGTTTGGATTAATTCAATCGGACAGAGCTTTGATGTTATTATTCACAGTGACAGTTATTATCATGCTGAGATACAGGCAAAAGCACAGTACCCAAACGCTTATAAAATTATTTCATGTGGACGAGTATTTTAATAAAAGGTTGAAAGGGGCTGAGCCCCTTTCAAATCAAGCAACAAGGGTTTCTTCTTCTAGCGCCGCAATTTGATCGCGAATAGCCAGTTTTTTCTTTTTGAGTTTGTGCAAATATGCAAACTCGTCATCAGTCATTAATTCTGCTTTACGTTTTTGGAGACTTGATATTTCTAGATCTATTTCGCGATGTTTATTAATAAGATGATCTAAATTTGTCATGTTATCCTCCTTTATACCAGCTCTGATGAGCTAGTATAATGTTAATAATTCATGTCATAGTTTGCAAGAGTCTAGTCTGCTTTGTGAGTCATTTTTGGAATTGGAGTATCGTTTAGTTCTCGTTTATTCTTATACAATACTCTGTTACCTAATATTTCAATCCATAATTTAGTCTTTGGACTATTTAACGCCCAAAAGTTGAACGATAGGTTAGATTGAACTGGGCGTATAAACATAGTATCTTCGCTGGGTATCAACATGATCTGACTAGTGGTGCGCATCTTCTTTCTATCATCGGCAGTACGCAAGCAATTCAATTGTGGATTGTCTATATAAGTTCCAGCTAAACCGTCTATCATGTCATCTGCTGATTTGGCACGATCAACCACATACTCAGCTATCTTCTTACGACTTTCGGAACTAAGACGACTCATGATTTGATTTTCGTTCTCTGGATCTTTTTGATATCCAGCCCAGTCCAACCACACGCCGTGATTGGTTCTTACTATGGTTTCATCTCGAGGAATTTCTCTGATTTTATAAGTATATTTTCTATCAGCATATCCGCCCGGCTCCCAGCAACCTTCTAATAGATAACAAGTGTCTTTGTCAAATATCAGTGTATTACCGGGTAACTTTGATTTAATCAAATACATGGCAGCCGCTTTGACATTTGGATAACGCAAAGCTCGCTTTAGTTTAGCACCATCTTTGCTGGGTGTTTTACTACGTACTGTTATTTCTTTTTCGTCGTCTTTGACCATGAGGCTTGCACTTATTATGCACACACCGCCGCTGTTTAATCCCTCACAGTACTGTGTAACATCATCCCAGAACATGAGAATCTCTACACCATTACTGGTAGTACTTTTAAAACTGATTTCTGGAACATAGTTTCGATCTCTATTTTTTACTCCGATCCACCCAATATTATCAAAATATTTTGCTGAAATTATACACATTTAATAAACCTCTGCGATTAGATATTTATGCAACCTTTTGAGTGAGTTATGTTATTGGATATATCACCACATACTGCTATTAAATACACTAGTTGACCAACTCTGATAAGGAGGTTCCGTGGTAAAAGTATATCAACAAGACACATATAATTATTACCCAGATGAACCCTCCGCTTCATATAGAGAAGGTTTACGAGCATATAGAAGTTGGTTAAATTCCGGCAATCGACGCCCAGAAAATCCCTACTGGTTTGGATTAGATGAAAGCAGAGATTATCTCGAATGGGAACGCGGTTGGCTAGATGGTAGCTTTGAAATCTAACGATTGAGAGTCTTACAATTATTAAAATGATATCTTGCCATATTTCTATGTCCGCCTACTTTTTTACAATGCGGGCAAATTACTGGTTGTTGCTTCATATCTTGTTTAGCCCTTGCAATTCTGATTTTTTCTAAAGTTGATTCTTTTATTCCGTTGGTTTCGTAATAACGTTTTAATGACTGGGCTCGTTTATTTTTTGTAGCAGTTGAATCTTTTCTACCTCGGTGAGAATTAGCTCTTTTGCGCTTAGTTTCTTCTGATTGTTTTCGGCCTTTTAAAGTTTTACTTATTTTAGCTTTTGTTTCTTGAGTTATTACTTGTTTAGCTCTTGCCGCACGTTTTTTACGTAGTGTGTCTTCTGATTGTTTTCGACCTTTTAATATTTTAGCACGTTCTTCCTTTAAATATTTGTATGTTCTATTAGATATATTATTAAATTTATTCTCATTAGTTTTCATAGTCATAGCCCACGCAGCGAAAATCATCTTTCGTTTAGCGTCTCCGTGAGTCATTTTAGGTAATAGTCTATGACATATAAAATGTTCTTTAGCTGTTAACGATACCAAGTTACTTTTATCGTCAGACCCGCCGATAGATTTTGGTATAATATGATGTTTTTCAGTATACCCATTAATGATTCTTAATTTAGCATGTTCTATTATTTTATAGTAAGTTTTTGTATATTTGTTCTGTATAAATGTCATTAAGATCCTGATTTAAATATATTTGTCAATAGAATTTCTTAAAGATTTTCGTAAATCGCAAATCATTGCATCTGTATGATTTGGAGTAGGGGTAATTCGTAATCTTTCTGTTCCAATAGGGACTGTAGGATATCCAATTGGTTGTATATAGATATTATGTTCATCTAATAACCAATCAGACACTTGTTTACAGCGCACAGCATTGCCTATTATTAGGGGTACAATATGTGTATTACCTGGCATGACATTGAAGTTTTCTTGTGCCAATTGTTCTTTGACTTTATCAACTACCTCAAACATGCGACTTCTTGCTTCTGGATGATCTTGAACATAACGCACACTGGCTAGTGCACCTGCACATAGTACAGGACTCATACTGGTACTGAATATAAATCCGTTAGCATAGCTGCGTATCATATCAATAAGATCACGTCCGCCTGCAATATATCCTCCCTGTATACCAAATGCTTTGCCTAATGTTCCCTGTATGATATCAACTCCGTCTACACAATGTTGTTCTTCTGCAATACCAGCACCCCGAACACCATAAAGACCTACAGCGTGAACTTCATCTACATAAACCATAGCACCGTACTGACGAGCAATATCACATACATCAGATATAAGACCTTTGTCGCCATCCATGCTATACACACCTTCCATGGCAATAATAGGTTGTGCATCATCGTCTAGACTTTTCAGTATTTCCTTAAGATGAGCTAGATCATTATGATTCCAAACAGTACAGGGTGCTCGACTGCTTTTCATACCAACAATCATGCTATTATGATTCATACTATCGGATATAAAATGAACTCCTGTGATTATTTTACCTAATACATTAAGTGTGGATTGATTAGCAACATACCCACTGGTGAATAACAGTGCAGCAGTTTTATCGTGTAGTCTAGCCAGTTCACTTTCTAAGGCTGTATGAAAATGAGTAGTACCGGATATATTACGAGTACCACCACTACCAGCACCAGTTGTGTCGAGCGCAGTATGCATAGCATCAATAACGACTTTATGTTGCGCCATACCGAGATAATCATTTGCACACCAATTTGTAATATGTTTAATACCATATTTGCCATAGAACATGGCTTTGGGAAAATGACCGCGCTCTCTCAGAATATCTGTAAAAACTCGATAATTGCCATCAGATTTTAATTTCTGTAGACTTTGTGCAATAGCATCTTGTGTTTTTGATTTTAACATTATTAAATATTTCTCTAGAAAAACAATTATAAACAAATCATTATGTGATATTTGACATTATTTAATCAATATATTATAAATTATAAGGAGAAATTCGATATGACCAATGAACAGTTGACAGAAATAGAGCATAACCTGGGATTAGGTACTCAGTTTAATTCATCAAATATTACACAACAGGTCGAGGTTAGGTTAAAAGGGAATGTAGAATCCGCGATGATTGGAGATTATAATAGGTCACCTAACGGAACTTTAATAAGATTACGTCGAGGAGTGATAACTAATTGGATTGATATCGACAGTATTGCAGCAATAGGAGTTATTAACCGATGAGCATATTTGATAGAATATTTGGAAGAAAACCAAATACAACAACCATACCAACATTAAAATTTAACAAAAATGATTCAGTTACTGTTAGAGCAGAAAAGATTTTGAGAGCTTCTGGAATTCCTGAAGATCTAATAGCCTGGCATTTAGACGGTGCATCGAGTGCAGTTAGATCATATTTTAAACTAGATGGTTTAGATGAAAGCTTGGTTAAAGTTACACGAGGTAAAACAAAAAAAGAACGTAAACCTGCAACTAAAAAACAAAAAACTGCCAAATTGGTAATTGACAGTGATAATACCAAGGAGAGTTCTTTTCGCACCTCGGCGAAGACAGACCTTAAAAAGAAAACAACTGTGGCAAAAACTACCAAAACAGCAACTGGTAATCCTTCTGAGCCAGTCCCAGAGAAGAAGGTTAGGGCACCGAGGAAGGATTCGAAGGTAGCAGCATCTAATTTAGATGCAGGCGGATTTGGTCAGAATCGCGGTGACGGTGTGTTGGATACAGAATTATCTGTTGCTAAACCTCTAGCTAAACCGCCATTGAAGAGAAAGACTGTTTTAAGAGTTAAGAAAGAGTCAAAATAAAAGTTTAAATCAAAATAATTTTATAATATCCTGTCGTTTGGCAGGATATTTTTATGACATTAAACTTTATTGATTCAAAATATCAATGAATATACACTTTATAAACGTAAGGAGTAAATATCAATGACAAAAGCACAATACGACGGTATTATTGCACATATTGAAGCCAAACATAAATCTGGGTATCGTTTAAGGTTACATATGTCAAACGGCGAATATGTTCAAGGAACAGTAGAATTAGTAGGAACACGTACTCTAATAGTTAATCAGGATACTAACCAAATAGCTTATGCTGATTTAGATCGTGTTGATTATATTACAGTTGGATAATATACTGGGTTATGTATAGTAAACTACTCATTTAAGTTAAATAGTATGTAAATACAAAAAAGGCTTATTAATGACAAATATCTTTGACGACATTTTACAGGAAAAAAAGAAAATGCAAAGAGAGTCAATGAGTTTCATTGACTATCTTAAGCTGTGTAAGAAAGACTCATCAGTTTACGCTTCAGCTGCTGAACGCATGTTAGCAGCAATTGGTAAACCTACCATTGTTGATACCAGCAAAGACCCTAGACTGAGCAGAATCTTTCTCAATCGTACACTGCAAGTATATCCTGCGTTCAGCGATTTTTATGGTATGGAAGATACTATTGAACGTATTGTAGGATACTTTCGCCATGCTGCACAGGGTCTTGAAGAAAAGAAACAGATCCTTTACCTGCTGGGTCCAGTTGGCGGCGGCAAATCAAGTATTGCAGAACGTCTTAAAGAATTAATAACACGTTTACCATTTTATGTATTAACAGCAGAAGATGGAACACTGAGTCCAGTATTTGAAACTCCTCTTGGGGTGTTTGATGTTAATAGTCACGGTGAGAAATTAAAGAAGGATTATGGAATTGATCCTCGTTATCTTAATACCATTATGAGTCCATGGGCGATTAAAAGACTAGCAGAGTATGAGGGTGATGTTGGTCGTTTTCGTGTTACCAAAGTATGGCCAAATAAACTAGAACAAATTGGTGTTGTTAAGACCGAACCGGGCGACGATAACAACCAAGACATTTCAAGTCTAGTTGGTAAAACTAATATTCGCATGCTTGAACACTATGATCAAAATGATCCAGATAGTTACAGTTTCAGTGGTGCATTATGCCGTGGTAATCAGGGCATAATGGAGTTTGTTGAAATGTTCAAGGCTCCTATTAAGATGTTGCATCCGCTACTAACAGCTACACAAGAAGGCAATTATATCGGTACAGAAGGCATAAGTGCTATTCCATTCTCAGGTGTTGTCCTTGCACACTCCAACGAAGCAGAATGGCAAAGCTTTAAGAATAACAAGAACAATGAAGCATTTATTGATCGTGTTTATGTTGTTAAGGTTCCCTACTGTTTGCGTGTCAGTGATGAAGTTAATATCTATAAAAAAATGCTAGAACACAGTAGTTTAAACAATGCCGTGTGCGCACCACAAACACTAGAAATGCTCAGCAAGTTCTGCGTATTAACTCGTTTAAATGAACATGAGAATAGCAGTCAATACAGCAAGATGCGTGTATATGACGGTGAAGCAATTAAAGATGTAGATCCCAAAGCACGTAGTATACAAGAATATCGCGATGCTGCTGGTGTTGATGAAGGTATGGGTGGTATTAGTACACGTTTTGCATTCAAAGTTTTAAGTAAAACATTTAATTTTGATACAGCAGAAATAGCAGCAGATCCGGTTCATTTGATGTATGTGCTTGAAGATAGCATACGCAGAGAACAGTTCAAAGACGATGTAGAAAACCGTTACATAGATTTTATCAAAGAGTATCTGGCACCCAAGTATGCGGAATTCATTGGCAATGAGATTAGACAAAATTTCATTGAAAGTTATGCCGAATACGGTCAAAATTTATTTGATCAATATGTTGCGTATGCAGATGCGTGGATACAAGAAATTGATTTTAAAGATCCAGATACAGGTAATATGTTTGATAGAGATATATTGAATAAGGAATTGGAGAAGATTGAAAAGCCAGCTGGCATTGCTAATCCCAAAGACTTCCGTCACGAAGTTGTTAACTTTGTGTTAAGAGCTCGTGCAAAGAACGGCGGAGAGATATTGTGGTCAACTTATGAAAAATTACGCGAAGTCATTGAAAAGAAAATGTTTTCGACCTCAGATGACATGTTACCAGTTATATCTTTTGGTGCAAAAAGTAATTCTGAAATTCAATCAAAACACAGCGAATTTGTAGATAGAATGAAAAATAACAGATATACTGAACGTCAAATTAAACGTTTAGTAGATTGGTTTATAAGAACTCAAAAAAGTTAAAATGAATTACATAGAACATTATAATAAATTAATTTTGCGAGGGAAAACCAGAGGTATTAAAAAAAGCTCTACGGTATATTATGAATTACATCATATAGTCCCTAAATGTTTAGGTGGCACTAATAGTGATTCAAATCTTGTTTTATTAACACCAGAAGAACATTTTATTGCACATAAGTTATTGGTTAAAATTTATCCTAATAAAGGTAAATTAATCTATGCAGTTAATATGATGTGTGTAGGCAGAAATAATAAAATGTATGGTTGGCTTAAAAAGAAACTTCAGCAGGTGTTGAAAGATGATAAAGAAAGATCTGACAAAATTAGTAAATCTTTAACTGGTAGACATGTACCAGATTATATAGGAAGAAAAATTTCTAAATCTAATAAAGGTAGGATAATATCACAGTCAACAAGAGAGAAAATATCAAATAGTACTAAAGGTGTTTCTAAACCAACTAACTTTGGTAAAAAAATTAGTGCCAGATTAAAAGGTAGAAAACATAATGATTTACATCATAAAAAAGTTATAGATAGTAAATTAAGAAATGGTACATTACTGCAATCAAAATCTACAAAAGAAAAAATATCTAATAGCTTATCTAAATTGAAATGGTATAATAATGGGACAACCAACATAAGATCGTCTGTTAATCCAGGATGTGATTATGTACCTGGAAGACTGCCAATAGCAAAAAAGAAAAAAATAAATCAAAAATATGATAAGGTTATTTTAGATACATCAACACTTCCTAAGTTCAAATATGATCATTACAAAAAATCTAACAACGGCAAACGAAATGGTGCATGGAAAGGGTATATTGTTACCCCTGATGGAATTTTTGAATCATCTATGCAGGCAGCTATATATTATAGCCTTACAGACGGTACTATAAGAAATAGATGTTTAAGTGATAATCCAAAATTTAAAGAATGGGTACAACTTACTAATTTAGGTAATGAAAATGAGTGATTACCACATAATCGACCAACGTTCGAATCCTAAGGGTAAGAACTTACCAAATCGTCAAAAGTTCCTTAAGAAGGTGCGCAAGCAGCTAACCGATCAGGTTAGGGGTGCCATTGGCAAACGTAAAATAACCGATAGCCGCGGAGAAGATATCAAAGTACCGGTAGACGGAATAAATGAACCCAGCTTTGATTATGACAGAACTACCGGCGAATGGGAAAGAATACTTCCTGGTAATAAAAACTTCAGTGTGGGTGATCGAGTTAAAAAACCACCTAGCAGTGGAGGCAAAGGTGGCGGAAGCGGGTCTGGTGGTAACGGCGGTGAAGGTCAGGACGATTTCCGCTTTACTATAACCCGAGAAGAATATTTGGATATTGTGTTCGAAGATCTGGAATTGCCAGATATGATCAAACGTACCGAAAAGGCAGCTACAATATGGCATAAGATACGTGCTGGATTTAAAACAGATGGCAACCCCAGTCAACTAGATCTTGTACGTAGCATGAAGAACAGTTTAGGACGTAGACTAGCACTACGCAAACCGTTAGAACGCAAGGTTAATGAGATACAGTCGTTATTAGAGGACAGTGATAATCCAGAACTACTCTTAGAAGAAATTGAAAAGCTTCAGAAGAAACGCAGTAGTATTCCCTGGGTTGATCCTATGGACCTACGTTATCGTAGATTTGATAAGAACCCTGTGCCTAATAGTCAAGCAGTGATGTTTTGCTTGATGGATGTTAGTGGCAGTATGGGTCAACATGAAAAAGATATAGCCAAGCGATTTTATTTGTTGTTGTATTTGTTCCTGCAAAGAAAATATGAAAAGGTACAATTGGTATTTGTACGTCACACAGAAGATGCTCGAGAAGTAGACGAAGATGAGTTTTTCAACAGTCAGGAAACAGGCGGAACTGTTGTAAGTAGTGGATTAGAATTGGTAAACAATATCATAAAAGAACGCTATCCGTTAGATGCCTGGAACATATATGTGGTGCAAGCCAGCGACGGTGATAATTATAGTCACGACAATCAGGTCTGTACAGAATTGTTAAATGAACTACTTCCCAAGGTTCAATATTATGTTTATGCTGAAGTCAAAAATTATAATAATTTGCGAGAAATATTCATGGTGAACCCCCGACATTCCGGTCTTTGGGAAATTATGAACAATCTGATGCCTCGTTATGAACAACTGGTGAGTGTCCAATTAACCGACGTAGAAAGTGTAGTACCCATATTCAGAAGTGTATTTGCCCGGGAGAAGACCAATGGTTAAACCTCTGTTCACAGGTTCTGAATGGGATTTTGAGTTATTAGACCGAGCAATGCGCGAGTGTGGCATTATAGCTAAAGAAGAATTAAGACTTGATACTTATAAAAATCAAATATGTGTAGTTAGTTCAGAACAAATGCTAGATGCTTATGCCAGCACAGGGCTTCCGGTTATGTATAAACATTGGAGTTTCGGTAAGAAATTCAGCCGAGAACGAGATCTATATCAAAAAGGAAAAAGAGGTCTTGCATATGAATTGGTATTAAACCTAGACCCTTGTATCAATTATTTAATGGAAGAGAATACAGCTTGTACTCAGGTCCTTGTTATTGCACATGCGGCGTATGGACACTGTCACGTGTTCAAAAACAATTATATGTTCAAGCAATGGACAGAAGCCGATTCAATGTTAGACTATCTAATCTTTGCACGTAATTATATAGTGCAATGCGAAGAACATTATGGTGAAGAAGCTGTTGAAGCGACATTAGATAGTGCTCATGCATTGATGATGAACGGTATTGATCGTTACAAGCGCCCACGTAAATTGTCCATGGTTGAAGAACAGTTAAGACAGAAAGAGCGTACTGAATATCTTGAACGCACCGTTAACGATCTATGGCGTACATTACCCAGGACAGATAATGAAGATAACACTAATGAAGGTTATAAATTCCCAGCACAACCAGAAGAAAATATACTCTATTTCTTAGAAAAGAATAGCCCTGTATTAGAACCATGGCAGAGAGAAATACTTCGCATAGTACGCAAACTTGCACAGTATTTCTATCCACAGTATCTTACCAAAATGTTAAACGAAGGCTGGGCCAGTTTTACACACTATTATATCATGAATAGATTACATGATAAAGGCCTATTAACTGATGGTGCAATGTTAGAGTTCTTGAAATTACACACATCTGTACTTTATCAACCCGAGTACGATAGTCCATATTTCAGCGGGTTAAATCCCTACTATCTTGGCTTTGAAATATTCATGGACATCAAAAGAATGTGTGAAAATCCTGACGATGAGGATCGAGAACTATTCCCTGATATTGCGGGAAGTAACTGGGTTGATACCTGCTTAGATGCTGTGGCAAATTATCGCGATGAGAGTTTTGTACATCAATTCCTAAGTCCCAAAGTTGTACGCAAAATGAAATTGTTCAAGGTTGTAGATGACAGCAGAGAAGATCATTTCGTGATTGATGCTATTCAAAACCGAGAAGGGTTCAAAGATATTCGCAGTAGACTAGCTCGTAGTTATGAGCTAGATGATTGGTGCCCTAAGGTAGAAGTATCTAATGCTGATATCAAAGGCGATAGAACATTAACATTAACCTATTACAGGGAGCGCGGTCGTAATATTGGAGGTAGCTGGCAGGTTATGCTATCTCATGTCCAAAGTCTATGGGGACATAAAGTCAAATTGGTTACTGCTAGAGGTAATACCATTGGCGAAATAGCCTAAATTAAATTTTAAACCTTATAATTTCAACAACTTATTACCCTTGTTTACAATTATATATTGGTTGACACAGTTTGTTATTGTGTTACTATTTTAATACAACGTGAGGATTGAATAATGGCTAAGCTAATTGGATTTGTAATCGGACTTGGTATTCAGTTTGTTGTGTTAAGTGCCATTTCGGCAGTCATATACCACTAATACAAGGAGCAAGCAAATGGGTTACGTTGTTTTCCACATTAACTCTAAGCGCAATGTTGGTTGGAAGCGTACTGAGCGTGGTGCCAAGATTAGCGTTGCTGCTTGGAATCGTCGTAGTAAGGGTGTGAATTACGATATTATGGAAGAAAACGAGTTTAATGAAAAGCATAATGGTTATGTCACTGTTAAGAATATGATGAGCGGTAATGACGTTCAGATCCGTGCCCAGGACGTTGGTGGTCCGTGTGATCCCAGTACTGAATTATATCATTGTATGTAGACAACACCACCACCCACCAAGGTGTGTTTTCTGAAATCCACTTGCAACACTTAACATAATTTTATATGTTAAGTGTTTTTCTTTACAAAATAGTTTTAGATTGTTGGTAATAAATTCTTCATTTGTTGGACTGGTTATTTTGTAACATTTGTTACCGTTTGTCCCATTTTTAATTCTTGTTGCTACTGCTTTTTTTCTTGCTTGAGGCGTTGCAGCAGCTTTGGTCCAATGGTCTAAATTACCGCGTTGTTGTTGTGTTTTCCGACTTTTTGCTATTGATTCAGGAGTACAAGTCTTTAATGTCCCACGACGGGCTAATCGTGTTGCTAGTTGTTTTTTAATAGATTCGGGGCTGATAGTTACTAATGTATTATTGCGTCGTTTAGTCTCTAATTGTTTTTTAATAGAACTAGGAGAATTTGAATTTAATTTTCCATTTTTCTTTTTAGTTTCTATGATTTTCTTTTTACTTTCTTCTGATAACCTGCCGCCGTCTCCTGCTTCTTCTTTTAAGTTAGCCCAATTACGATCTTTAACAACATTCCATAATTTACTGTAATACAATCCCCATTCTATTAGTTCTTCTTCTGTTTGACATTCTCGTAGAATTTCTGTAGTGTAGTCATAGCCGTGCTTATCAAGATGGTTAAGCCATCTTGTTCCGGAGCCCGGGTACTTATGAGGATCTTTTCGAATAGTTTTACCTAGATATTTCAATCCTGTCTTATTATGTGTTTTAACATACAGATAAATAGGCATTGCTGTTGCTCCTTATAAGCTATAGAGTAGCTGGGAATTGGCGTTCCGCGAGCTACATCCTATTTATTGCTTATTAGTCCAGTTAACCATAAATATTTCCGGGTAGGGTAGCATTCAGTTACCCTGCCTTGATCTATTTGAAGGTTAACATGACACAGATTATCACAGCCGACTATTGGCCACAATTTTTTAATCCTCCGATTGCTGGTCAACATACCGGGGCAAGATTTGCGTTTGCTGCTACTTCGCAATTACCCGCAATGTTGATGACATTCTTTTATGATACTGCTACTAAATCAATGAAGTTGATGCAGTATGACGCTGCTAATAAATGGAACAGCAATTGGTATTTGCAAAAGGTGCCAGGATTTGGTCTTGCTGAAATACAGGATGATTTACCGCAGAATAATGCAGCCTTGAAGATACTATTTGGATCACAAATAATTGAACGTTATAAAACGCCAATTGGTTGGGGTAATACAGAAACCGTCGGAGGTCAATACACTAACAAACCGCAATTTGATCTTTTCCGCTGCACCCCTCTGCAATCCGCCACCGGCTTTCAAACAATTAATTTTGAACAGCTACTTCCAACATTTACCACAGCAGATGGGCAGATATACCATGATGTACTGGTACAATTGTATCAACAGTCCTGGGGATCCGGTAAGACTGCCAGCGGTGCAAGAATGTGGATGGCTAAGGGAATAGGGCCTGTGGCAAATCAGTGGGTTTCATTAACTTCTAAAGTGACTACAGATAGACAAGATGCTACAATTACTTACTTTTAATCAGTAAGGATGCAGCATGAAACCAAAGAAATCTGAGTTTGATAGATTTATTAAAAGAATGGAAAAAACCTTAGACACATATAGAATATTATTAGAAGACGAAAAAACTCGACAACATGTAAAAGGTTTTCCAGAACCAAATACCAGTTATTTTGAAGGTTGTATACATGTATTAATGAGTTTGCTGTTTTCAGCAGCAGATATTAAACGTAAAGAAGATATGAAATTGGCAGAAGAGATACTGGCTAAAAAAGAAGCAGAAAAAAATGTCACTGATTCAACTGTTATATGACTTTGTTGGGTTTATAGTCGGTGCTACTTTTTCTATCTTGTTGATTTTATTAATAACATTATTTACACATAAAATCAACGACTTAATGCACAAATAAAATGGTTGACAGAGCATCATCTGATGCTATTATTTGAGTATAGCAAAGGAGACAGCAAATGGCTACTCGTAGCATTATCGGAATGATGAACGAAGACGGTACTGTTACTGGCATATATGTACACTTTGATGGATATCCCGAAAATAATGGAGCTATTCTTGTCAACAATTATACAAACAAAAACAAAATCCTTGAACTTTTGGATCTTGGCAACTTATCTTCGCTTGGCAGTGAAATTGGTAAAACACACGATTTTGATGATCGCAGCCACAGTGATTGGTGTACTGCTTATGGGAGAGATCGCAGGGAAAACGATACCCGGGCAATTGTATACAAAGATTTCGCAGAATTTCTAGCAGAAGATCGTGGACAAGATTACTCATACTTGTATGTAAACGGTGTATGGGAGTGTCGTGATTATGATAAAAAACTCATAAACTTGGATAAATTTAAAGAACAAGCTGCTTAAAATCAGTGACTTATAACTGGTATTTTTTTGGTTGACAACTCCTATTTTGGTGCTATTATAGTGGTATAAAGCGAGGAGATGATCATGGAACGTACTGTTTTTGTTATAGTTGCGTTTACTGTGTGTGTGGTCGCTGGCATAGCCGGTTATACTGTTAAGCAGGAATTTGCTTGGCAGGAGTTTTCAGAACTACATGAGTGTCGACTGGTCCATGCAGCACCCGAACACATGACATACCAGTCATCTTTTGATACAGTTACCAAAACAATCTCACTGAAGCCAATTCGTGTTTCCAATGAAAAGATTTACATTTGCAATGACGGTAACGAGTACATCCGCTAAAAACGGTTGACAGCTATCCAATCTGTGCTATTATAAGGTATAGAACAAGGAGACCATGATGCTTACTGTTGCTGAACGTGAGGAAATGCTTAATACCATTAGCGACCTTTCAAAAAGTGCTTACGGCTTCCGTGTTCGCAGGGACTATGCTGCTATGAGTGACCTCGAGCTAGAAGCTGAATGGGATTATTTCCTTGAAGTTGCAGACCGTCGTACCCGGGAAGAAGCTGAGCAGGAGGCAATTGCACTAAAGGCATGGAACCTGCGTATTGCTGCCTTGGCCAAGAATTATGGTATTGGCATCGCTACTGCTGTACAGTGGGACATACAGGCTTCTGATTGTGAAGGTCAAGGTTTTGATTACTATATGTGGGACCAAGGCATTGGATTCGAGGATGGTCGCCGCATTGCTCGTGAACTTGGATATTGGAAGGAAGTTGCATAATGAAGCTCTCTAACAATTTGACAGTAGGAGATCTAGTATGAAGGTTGTTACCTCACCTACAGCCACAGTTGATCATGCTAATGCAAACACCGACCAACAGTTCAGCATCAACTTTGATGCTAAAATGGCTCGCATTCTTGCAGACGGATTATATTCTGACAAGGTGCAGAGTGTTATACGTGAGCTGAGCTGCAATGCATATGACAGCCATGTTGAAGCCGGCAACAGGGATTATTCAATTGAAATTCATCTTCCGACATATGCAGAACCTTGGTTCCATGTCAGAGACTTTGGTGTCGGACTCAGCCATGACCAGGTAATGAAAATCTATACTCAGTATGGTGCTAGTACCAAGACCAACAGCAATGACGTTATCGGGCAGTTGGGTCTTGGTAGTAAGAGTCCGTTTAGTATCACTGACTCGTTTACAGTAGAGGCTCGTCAAAATGGCATCGAGAATCACTACAAGATGTACCGCAACGAACAGGGTATGCCTTGTGTTGCGCATCTGCATCAGGGTCCTACAAGTGAGACTGATGGAGTTACGGTTAAGGTGCCGGTAAACACTAGTATGACAGCAGAGTTTGCGGAAAAAGCTCGCAATGTTTATAAATGGTTCCCAATCAAGCCCACAGTTGTAGGCGGATCTATAATATATAACTCAGTTGAATATGCATATCGTGGATCAGGTTGGGGTATTGGTAAAGGACCGGAGAGTAACCGGTATGGATGGTCTCGTAGACACGACAATCCTGTAGCACTGATGGGTCTTGTGGCTTATCCGCTCGATGTAAACAGTATCAAAGACATCACTGATTCTGCTCGTACTATATTAACAGGTACGCCATTGGTGTTGGAATTTGATATCGGTGAGCTCGAAGTTGCGGCTAATCGCGAAGCTCTTGGGTATGATAGTCGTACCTGTGCTAATATTAATACCAAATTGTCACAAATGTTAAAAGATCTTGCTACAGATTTTGCTAATCAAATTTCCAGTGCTAAAACACTTTGGGAAGCCAAACTCAAGTTCGGCGAAATCTTTAGCAAGAGCACATATGCTAATGTGTTTGGTAATGTGTTCAGGGATCACGGATTTACCTGGGGTAGTTTTGAAATCAACAACACTGTAATTGATTTCAGTACTCGCAACTACTATCCCATTGACAACAACGGTCATGTTGTAATTGACATATATCAGGCCAATCACCGATATAAACGCCCTCGAAAGATAATTGCCATCGAAGATAATATTTCGTTTCGATGTGACCCTACCACTGTTATCATGTTCAATGATCTGGACAAAGGTGGATTGAGCCGTGTAGCTGAATATAATAAGAACACCAGCTATAGAAACGAAATTTGGCTGTTTGGGCCAAGTCCTAGAAAATCTTGGAGTCAGTTACGTGAAGCTCTAGGTAACCCAGAAGTCATAATGACCAGTTCTCTCGCCAAGCCAGAGCGTAAGGTATCTGAACGTACTGACATGCTCAAATGGAATGGCGGATTTAGCAACGGTAAGAAAGCCTGGTTGCAAGTTACTATAGATTTAGATAATGCCGGACACTGCTATTATGTTGAACTAAATGGTTGGGATGTGCAACGAGACGGCAAGTATGTCAGTGACCTTGGTTGGTATATTCGCGAAGCAAAGGCAGCAGGTATTATACATCCGACATCAGAAGTGTATGCTATGCGTAACAAGAACAAGAAATTGGTACGCGAGCATGCCAATTGGAAGGAACTGTTCAGCACCATTAAAAATGGTGTAATGAATAAGATCAGTAAAGGCACACTAGCACAAGAAGTAGCTGATAATGAGGAATACACTCGCTTGTGCAGCTTATCAAGTTGGAGATTCTGGGAAAGTGGTATTGCTCCGCGAGCTCACGATAGTGTGTTCAAAGACTTCTGTGCTAAAATTGATGCAATCAAATCTGTTAACAGGTTGGCTAACTTGGACGCAATCAAGAACTTGGCTAGTCGATATGAAGTTGCCATGGTTAAAGCTGCACCCAGATATGATTTAACCGCAGAATTTGAAAAGGTTAAGAAACACTATCCCATGCTTGATCTTATCCTGGGGCGTATTTCGTCATACAATCGACCAGACTCTGCTATGTTAACAACGGTGGGTGACTATATTGACATGGTTGATGCATGTTGGGTGTTCTATGCATTGCAGGATCGAACGGAGGAAGAGTGACAGATATGACTTAATTGTATCTATTAGGATCTAGCCAGAGGTCGCCTATTAGACTCCCTTGATGATTAATCTTACGAGATTCTAACATATGAAGTAGTATATGTTCCGGTGTCGGGGCATGATCTATTAGAAAACTTAAATCTCGTTGATTACCATAATTATAAGCAGCATACATAACGTCGGGCGGTGCAACATTAATCCAATCACATATCCCGTTATCATCTAGTACATCACCTCTAATAGGTATAGGTCTCATAAAAGCGTAAGGTTCTATCCAATTTTTCATATGCTCGCCAAAATCAACATGCACATCTGTTCTCGAGTTTACAATTCGATCGTAACCTCCTGCCCCTAAGATTATTTCTATCGTTGACTTTATTTGATAATACATTTTATAAACATTTGGTACAGTTGCATGTAAACCGTCAAAGTCTCTTCGAGTTATGTATCTTCGTATGTGATCTTCTGTGGGTTCGGCTAGTGCAATAACATTATCATAATATTTTAAATCTAAATCGGATACATGATAATCTTTATGGTAAGTCCATGTAGCCAAGTATGAGTGTACTTCATGCCCTGTGTTAATTAACTGATCTAATAGAAATTTACTATTATCTAGTACTGAACTGGGATTAGAACGTAGAGGACCTCTGAATATAACTGCTAGCTTCAATAAATTTCTCCAATTTTATGTATCATTTAGTATAAAATTATTGATTAATGGTGTCAAATTGCGATATATATTTGTAGTTAACCCAGGGGATTATTCATGCAACTTACTCCAGAGCAAGTAAAAGTACTGCAAGCAGCTCGCTTACATTTTTGTATTCCGTGTTACGGCGGTCAAATAAACGAAGGCTGCTTTATTAGCATGTTAAAATATATGGCCACTGCTCAACGTCTCGGATTGAACTTTACCATTGACACTATGGTAAACGAAAGCCTGATTCCTAGAGGACGTAATAGTCTAGTAGCTAAGTTTCTACACTTCGAACCAAAGAGTACACACTTAATGTTTGTTGATGCTGATATCGGATTTGAGCCAGAAGAAATTTTCAAATTGATCTTAGCTGATAAGGATGTATGTGGCGGACTTTATCCTAAAAAAGCACTTCCAATTAGTTATGTAGTAAATAAAGTTCCAGACGCCAAGAAAGAAGGCAATATGGTTGAAGTACTTAATATAGGCACTGGTTTCATGCTTGTTAAACGTAGCGCAATTGAATCAATGATTGCTAAACATCCAGAACTACATTATCAGGATAACATTGGATTAGATCCAAAATATGCACCGTTTAAATACGCATTGTTTGACACTGAGATTGACCCAGAAACAAAAGAATATTTGAGTGAGGATTATTTGTTCTGTAAGCGTTGGAGAGCGATGGGCGGACATATTTGGGCAGATTTAACGATAACACTAACACACATGGGCTATCATAGTTTCAGAGGCGATGCAACATTACTACAACCTCATTTGTAAACAAGTAAATAACCATGAGTTAATTGAGTATTCTATTCGATTAACTCATTCTCCTAGAATTACCGTTAAATATTTAAAAGAAGGAAAATATTCTGACTTCTTTCAAATGTTATCCGTGCATATAAGCAGTGATGAACCTCGACAATTGCTATGGCATGTAGTAAATCAAAAATCAGAAGTTCAATTGTGTGCATGCGGTAAGCCACTAAAATGGGTTCGAAGTTTACAAAGATACAGAACTACATGCTCACCTGCTTGTGCTGGGAAGAATAAGTCCGATCAATTTTCAAAAAAAGAAAAAATAAAAAAAGTTCCGTACTATAAAGACCCTGTTCGACTTGCTGCTGGTCAAAGCAAATGGGTTTTAACAATAAAATGAGGGTTGCGACTATGATTGAATGGTTTAAATCTACTAAACTAGGTCAATGGTTTATGAAGCATAAATGGGCTAGACGCGGTGCGCTAGCCTTTTTGGCTTTTCAGCTGCTTAAAAGTACAGCTTGGACTGTGTTTTTTATCATGTTGTATTTAGGCTATATTAAACACTAATTAAGCAATAGTTACAACACCATTATTATTCCACGGAGTACCAGTTGCACCCGGAGTAGTTGGTAATGATGCTACCCAATTTGCATAATATGTCGAGAACGCTGCAAAACTTGGGAAAGGTGAGCCCCATGATGTGGTGCCCGATCCATCCGTAACAAGAACATTACCATTACTGCCTGCATTAGGTGGTAATGTTATTGTATATGCCGCACTTGCACTGTTTGAAGATTTAATGGTAGTTGAATAATTACCAGCTGCTGTATTAGCTAAGATCAAAGATCCTTGAATACCTTGTTGACTACCAATGTCTAGCCCTGTTGCCACATATATCCAATAAGGTCTGTAGCTATTAGATGCACCCAATGAATAATAGTTATCTGAACCAAATAAGAAGTTTCTTGACAAGTATGCATAAGTACCTTCAATTCTCAATGCTTCTGTCAGAGGATTTTGTTGAGAACCAGGTGCACCAGAACTAGCAGTTCTAAATATAATATGACCACCGTCGGCAGTTCCAGTTCCGGCAGATCCATCTATATTAAAATCAACACCCGGCGTAGATGATCCAATAGCTGATTGCACTGTTATAGTTTGTGAAACCGGACTTGCCGAATCAGGTCCTCCTAGATGTAGAGTACCTGTTGCACTACTACTGAGAATTAATACATTCGACCATTGTATCACTGATGACGAAGTAACTGTCAAATTTGTCCCATCTGTAGTTAGCCCGCTAGCCGCAGCTATTGTATCAGAATCATTATAAAGAATTTGTGTACTAACACCCGGAGCAGGTGCAACTGGTCCAGTAGGTCCGGTAGCACCAGTAGCACCAGTGGCTGCTGCTGTTCCTGGTGTACCTTGTGGACCTGTATCACCTTGTGGACCAGTAGGACCGGTTACTATACTGTCAGCGCCGGTTGGACCTGTGCTGCCTGTGGGCCCTATAAATCCAGTTGGCCCTGTATTACCTGTTACCCCGGTAGTACCAGTCGGACCTGTAAATCCAGTTGGCCCTGTATTACCTGTTACACCAGTTGGTCCTGTATTACCAGTCGGTCCTGTATTACCTGTCGGACCTGTATTACCTGTTACGCCTGTTGGACCAGTGGGTCCTGTATTTCCTGTGACACCGGTTGGACCTGTATTACCTGTCGGACCTGTATTACCTGTTACGCCTGTTGGACCAGTGGGTCCTGTATTTCCTGTGACACCGGTTGGACCTGTGTTACCAGTTGGACCTACAATTTCTCCAACATTGTGCCATACTGTACCAGTCCATACGTATAAGTTCCCAGTTGACTCATCTATATATCCATCACCTATATTACCAGAATATGGTAAAGGTAAATCTATAGGTTCTGCAACACTGCCCACTATAGTGACACTGGTACCTGCTGCACCAGTTGGTCCCTGAACACCTGTATGACCAGTAGATCCTGTGGGACCAGTGGCACCTGTTACACCTGTTGGTCCCGTTACACTAGGTCCTGTAGGGCCGGTATTACCAGTTGCACCTGTATTTGTTGCAATACCAGAACGACCGGTCGGACCAGTTGGGCCTGTTAACCCTCTTGAACCAGTAGCACCGGTTGGACCTGTGGCACCAGTCGCTGCGTTGCCAGTTGGACCTGTAGCACCGGTATTAGTTGCTATACCGGGAGACCCTGTTGGGCCAGTAGGACCAGTCACAACACTGTCGGCACCAGTTGGACCTGTGTAACCTGTGTAGCCAGTAGGACCGGTTACAAAGCTGTCAGCACCAGTTGGTCCTGTTGCACCTGTGTTAGTTGCAGCACCTTGCGGACCTGTTACACCAGTTGGACCCTGTGGGCCTGGTATTCTACTGGGTTGACCAGTTGGACCTGTTGCACCTGTAACTCCTGTTGGACCTTGAGAAGGACCAGTTGGACCTGTTGGCCCCATTATATCAACTACTGGATAAGTGTAAATGCTCATAGTTTGCCGTTTTGTAAAGATATGTTACCAATATTTAGCTCGTAACATTACAAGTTTGTTAAGCCTGATACTTGACTAACAGATTAGATCCATAAATAAAAGATGAGTACATATGTAGAATGGCCAATACCATATGGCATAAATTTGATAACAGAACTAGCACCAGATAACTATTATCAAATAGCACGTAGCCAAACGGCTGTTTTCCCATTTAAAATGTCTGGCTATTCTGCTGTAAGAGTAGATGCAGGGCATAGCAGCTTCTATGATAATCAACAAGGTACACTGTCAGTATGGGCAAGTGATCAAGTAAATGGAAGAAGTATTACAGGTTATCCAAATTCTAATTTAACTAGAATACAGTTACAAGGATCTGGATCTAGTTGGTTGTTTCATAAATTGGGCGCAGATTTATCAGCCTTTCAAAATGCCACAATAACACAATGGATCAATCCAATCCAAACATACTATATGTGTTTTCAAAATCTTGAAAATAAGGATAATGGATTATATGCTAAGTTTACTTACATAATCTGAGAACTTATAATGCTCATATGAGCAATGATCATTTCCTACATTCAATTACAGTGTTAGATACAGAAACTACCAACTTGATACCTGAACTAGCAGAAGTAGTTGAAATTGCTGCGGCAAGATGGACCAAAACTGGTTGGAATATAGATTCTCTACTATTAGGCGCAGTGAATGGTATTCCGCCAGAAGCCAGCGCCAAAAATAATATTAGTAATAAAATGATTGACGGATTGCCAACATTTGCAGATTCAGCTGATAGTATCATCAAATTATTAAATTGGACAACCAGTAACTATTATGTGGCACACAATGCCAAATACGATCGTGCTGTATTATCACATGCATGGAAAGGTACAACACATCAAAAAGCTGCAAAAGAGTGTGATGATCAATCCAAATGGTTATGCACATGGAGACTTAGTCAGCACATACTACGACACGAGTTTACAGATTGTGAATATGGATTAAATTATTTAAGATATAAACTAGATTTAACTGTTAAAGATGATATTCAAACACATAGAGCTGGTGATGATACACTACTTTGTGCTACACTATTAGATTACCTAATAGCTGCTGCTATTAAAAATCGACAAATTGATCCAGAGGATGATGTATTACGTCAATTAAATGAATTATGCTGGAGACCAATTATTCAAACCACTTGGCCGTTTGGTAAATATCGCGGTAAGCTGTTAACAGATTTACCAAATGACTATTATGCCTGGGCATTTGCTAACATACCGTCATTGAACGAATCGTCGACAGATTTTAATAGTGATTTAGCAGAAAGTGTTAGATTAGTGTTGGAAGAAAGATTATCTGATTGATACTATAACTATATTGGGTGTTATTATGACAGAACCTGCTGAAAAAATTCGAGAAGAACATGATAAACAATTTCTATTAGACATGGCCGAAATTGTTTGGTTGCAGGTAAAAGGATATCCTATACCCAATTGTTATTCAGAAGAAGATAGATTAGATATATTTGCTAGATACTATCACCGGGCTGTTTCTCAGTCACAGGGAGAGTGATAGCAAGCTTTAACTAAATATGTGCATCATATCTTGGAGATATCTGATGCGCAATTATGTTAGTAAAAATACTACATCTAACTCAAACACATATGTAGGATCACACGGCGAGTTAACAGTAGATCCGGTTACATTATCACTTAGAGTACACGATGGGTCAAGTCCGGGCGGTTTTCCAATAAGCGGTGGTAGCGGATTAGGAAACCTAACTGTAGCTGATCAGACCGTATCCCCATCAAACGACCACGATATTGTGCTAGGTGGTGGTAGTTTTGGGCACGGTTCCGTAACCATGCAAAATCAAGCTGCTGGTGGTAATGTTGTAATTTCAACAACAACACAAGATTGGATCAGTTCCTACGGTGTTTTACCAGTCAATTCTACAGCAGACATATTTGGAACCAGTGTGGCATTAGATGCAGATGTCAACATATATACCATAGGGTCAGATACCAGTGGTGCTAAGCATGGATACATATTAAAATATCAACCAGATGGCACTCAAGCGTGGCAAAAACAAGTCAATCTGTCTAATAGCGCAGGCGAAAGTCTTGCAGTAGATTCGGGTGGTAACGTTTGGGCACTATTTACTAACTATTCAGATGCCAGCTTCAATGTTTATAAATTAGATCCAACTGGAACTGTAGTAAGCCAATGGGCTGTAGCAAGTTCCCCACAAACCAGCTATGGTTATGACCTAACACTGGATTCTGCTGACAATGTTATTGTTACTGGTAGAACGTATACCGTTAATAATACATTTGCCAATATCACATCTGCAGCACCGAGTGGTGTGCTGGGTACTATATTAATAAATCCATCAGTTTTTGGTACTGAGATACCTGCAAATGACGGGTCGTGGACCATGACAGGTACTGGTATCAGTGGCACAGCTAGTGTAACAGCAGTTGTAGTAAGCTCTAACATTTCAGTAACCATTGACCAACGTGTTAATTTTAGTACCGTCGGGGGTTCGTGGACATTAACTCACTATCGTAACGGTGATGTTGTTATCATAAAGTTAGATACACATGCTAATCAAATTGCATGGCAGTGGGCATTTGGTAATAATTATGCCGACTACGGATATGGTATCACAGTTGATTCTGGTGATAATGTTATTGTTACAGGTAACATAGCAGATCCAACATTACCATATTATAATCGTACCCTTGCAGCAATTAAGTTGAATACTAACGGAAACATATTATGGAAAAAGGTGTTTACTCAGGTTGATTCTGGTACACCGGGATACGCAACAGGATACGGCGTAACTGTTGACAACTCGGATAACATTTACATATTAGGTGAAACAAATCCGCTCAATGAAAATGATCAAGTTCTAATATTAAAACTGGATTCTAATGGTAGTATAGTTTGGTCAAAGACACTTTATGCTGCTGGAACATTCGCGTACGGTACTGGTATAGGATACAGCCAATATGATGGCAGATTGTATATAACCGGAGTGGATCAAGGAACACAAATTTATGTCGGCGTTGGGTGTTTAGATACAGACGGTAATGCAATCTGGGAAAGAATTTTATCCTATAATCCGGATAATGTAACAGAAAAATACTATACAAACGGTCATAAAGCTATTGCTGTCGACCGTGACCACTTGGTGGTAACAGGTTATTATTACGGAACAGATGCTAATCAATTTACAATTAAATTACCTGTAGACGGTAGTGGCATAGGTACATACGGTGATTGGTCATATGTGCCAGGATTTTTTGCCATAGTGGATAATTTTGCTAATATAACCGGAACTGATTTAACAACAAATCCGGTAGCAACCGGATTAACAGTTAGTATTCCCACAAACTCTACTGTTGATTTATCATACAGTGATCAACTAATACAGTTACCTGATCCAACAAATGGGTTTGTTGCTCCTAGTATCATATCTAATATTGTTCAAACAAATGAAATCAAAGGTAATACTGATTTAATTTTAACAACACCAAGCAATGTTTTAATTACAACAGGTCGAGAAACATTTATAATTGGTGTAAATGGTAGCTTGACATTGCCAGCAGGTGGTGATATCAAAGACAGCAATAATAACAGTGTATTATTCAAAGCTAATCAAAGTGTTAACACAAACAGTTCAGTAATATTTTCTAATGTTATAGTATCTAGCAATTTAACAGTTCAAGGAACAACCACAACTGTTAATCAAAGTGTGTTGAATATTGCGGATAACAAAATAACATTGAATAGTGGACAAACAGGTACTCCCACACAAAATGGTACTTTTGAAGTAGATCGTGGATCTAGCCCAAATACCAGCATACGTTGGAATGAGTCTACTGGAAAGTGGGAACAGACTCGTGACGGTAACACATATGTTGTATTACCTATTAACACATCAGAACTTGCAGAAGGTACAAACCTATACTTTACCAGTGCAAGAGCAAGAAGTGCGATTAGTGTTACAGGTAGCGGTAGCTACAATAGTTCAACTGGTGTTATTACAATATCTGGAGGAGTTACCAGTGTTAATACACAAACCGGTGCAGTTACACTAACCACAACTAACATAAACGAAGGCACTAATTTATATTTCAGTAACGCAAGAGTAAGAAGTGCATTGGTAGCAGGCACCGGAATTAATTACAATAGCGGTACTGGCAGTATTAGTGTAATCAACGGTGTTTATACAACGGACACAGGCACGGTTACAAATACCATGTTAGCTGGTAATATTGCTGTTTCTAAGATAACTGGACTAGCTGTATCAGCAACAACAGATACTACAAATGCTAGCAACATTACAAGCGGTACATTACCTAATGCAAGATTAAGTAGTATTCCTAATTCAGCTTTAGCTAACGTTGCAGTAACAATTGGTACAACTTCAGTTAACCTAGGCTCTGCTTCAACAACATTAACTGGTTTAACCACAGTTAACATAGGATCAGCAGTTGCTAACTTGTATAATACTGCACCATTAAATATTGTAGGTAACAGTGCCGGCAATACCATAATTGGAGTCAATCTTATCAACACTGCGGGCGGTGCTGGTAGTGGTTCTGGTATAGACTTCTACACTTATACTGGATCCTCGAGTCCTCCAGAAGCAAGAATATTTGCTTACGACAACGGTGACTATTCGGCAAGTATTCAGTTTGCTAACAAGATACCTGGTGCCAATACCAATGTTCTACAAACAAATATGACCTTGACTACCAGCGGTAACTTGAACGTTGTTGGTTCTGTTAGTGCTCCAAGTTTTGTAATTAACGGTCAGCCAACAAGTTTTGGTTTAGTAAACAGTTCTTACTTGTTTGCACAAAATAACGCTGATCAAACAGTAGGGCAAAATGTTGCAGTTAACTTCCAAGTTACAAATGCAAGTAACGGCAGTCTTATAAACAAGATAAGCAATACACAAGTAACACTAACAGCAGGTAATACTTATAAACTAGAAGCTGTTGTGAGAAGAATGCAATCAAGTTCAACTTGGGGTGCATTCAGATGGTATGATGTAACCAATTCTACTTATGTTGGCTTAGAAGGATTTAGTGAAGTAGCAAATTCAAGCGGTGCTATTGGTTCAACTGATGTAGCTACATACTATGTAACTCCTAGTGTTAATACCACATATGAACTAAGACAAACCACAGTTAATTCTGTTATTGCAAATGGTAATTATGTTTCAATGGAAATTACGCAAATCAATCCTGCAATAGCAGTTCAAGCAACTGCTACTGGCACATTGAATGCTAACTATGCCAAATATACAAGAACGACATCACAAAGTGTATCCGCTAATACGGTAGTTGTTTGTAACGTGGTAGAAAACGTATCAGGCAGCGATATATCAGTTAATACTTCAACTGGACAGGTAACATTAGTTGCAGGCAAAACTTATAGACTTCGAGGAACAGTAGGAACCATGGCAGGTAGCACAGTATCATCATTGCTGGGTTACTGCTGGTATAATGAAACTACCAGTTCTTGGATCGGTGAAGGTTCTGGGTGGGTAAGTCCAGGTAGCACCAACTGGAACTCGGCTGCTGGGGGCACTGCTGAAGCAATATTTACTGCTGCATCAACCACAGTAGTATCATTTAGAATAATATCTGCAAATAATGTATCTAGTATAGGCGGAACGGCTGCAGACTGGGGATCACCATATGGTTATCCTTGGATTGACATAGAAGAGATTGGAACAGCTTTCAGCCTAAACACAATTAATACATTAACCACTACATCCAGTGTAAGTGTTGGTGGTAATTTATCTGTTGCAGGTAATATAACTGGCACATTAAATGTTACTGCTCCAACTTTCCATGGTGTTACACCGTCGTGGTCACTGGGAGATTCAGCTTCAGCTGCTTGGTTCTTGTTAGGAACATGGAATACAACAAATGCTGGTACCTCATTATATATGAGATTGATAGCACACTGCGGGTACAATGCTGTAGCACTTCAAAATCAAGTAACCGAATTGATGTTTGTTACTAGTAATGCAAGTTCATACATTGCAGGTTCTAGTGGTAACTTCTATGCCAACGGATTAGCTAGTGCAAACAGTCGTTTGGGCACAGGTGGAACAAGTCCTAGCTATCAAGCACCAAATTATTTTAGAATTGTTCAAGTATCTCTAACTCAGTATCAAATATATGCTTATTTTGGTTCGGCGTATATGAGAAATAGTAACTACAGTATTCAAATCAGCTCAGGTGATACTTGGGTAGATGGCGGCGGCGGTGTAGTATCAGCACCTAGCGGCAACTATATAACTATTACTCCAACATCATTCTAATATATTAAATTTTAATATAAGGATTTCAATGATATACAACATTGGTTAGTTAATAATAATCAATGTTGTATAAATATATCGTAAGCCATTAATAAATTTAAAAATCAAGTGAACTATGATTAGTGTTCAAAACGTAGCAGTGATCCGGGATCACAGCAGTTTAAACATTAATTTAAGATTCACCGGTTAAAAACCAAAGAACTCTAGGGTTACAGAATAGTCCTAGAGTTTTTTGTTAGGTAATTGATATTAGGCTGGTTTCTTAAAATAATGAGTATAGCTACAAACAGCAACTAGTTCCCAACCCTGTGCACCAAAACTATTAAGTGTATCTAAATCTGGATTGCCACTATAAATCATATATTGCCACATGGTAATTCCTCCATTTTTGATATTTAGTTTATTTTGGTTAACTTTTTGGTTAAAATACCATATTATTGTGGTTAATTTTCATTGACATGATTAAATAAACATGATAAACTATGCAGATAACCACAAGGTTATGTTGAGATAGGGGAGTCTCATCACTCCGAAAAGATTAGTTATGAGTTCCGTGTGAGACACACAAGGCAGTGAATTCTTGTGTACGTGAAAATAACAAGATCTTCTCAGCATTACCATGTGGTTGACACTTCTAATAAAGATGCTAATATAATCTATAGCAAAGGAAGTGATGTTATGAATCAAAATGAATTAAAATCAGTGCCCACATGGGCAGTTATACTTGTAGCAGTTGGTATGATTGCTGCTAGTGTTGTATATGCTTATACAACTGATCCAACCACAATCGCCGATGTAATCAAATAATGACGGTTGTGTAACTTGGCAGGCGGGATGACGTTCTCATATGTCCTCAAGTCGTAGGTTCCAGTTCTGACACCAAAACTATTTTAATACTTGACATAAAAATTACTGTAGAGTAACATAAAGTATGAGCATACATGAAAAAATAATTATGATACTTGTGATATTGGTTATGCTTGTAATCAGTATACATTCTGATCAATCACACAATAATAAAGATATCGAAGCTTGTAAACAAGCGGGTAGTGTTGTAGTTATTAAAGATATCACCGGCAAAACTGTTTGTTTACACCCTGGTGCAGCCATTAACACCAATTAACAGGAGCATGGACATGTCCAAAGATATTAATTTCAAAGACTATGAACTAACTCAGATGGGAATAGATGAAATACTAGATAAGGCTGCTCGTCTACAGGTATTTCTCAGTGAAAATTATAATAACATCACACTTCAAATGTGTATCGATCATGTGATCCGTGCATATGCATCATATAATCCAGCCGAAGAAACTGTGGGTAAATACGCCTAATACAGTCCGGGCTAATCCTCTACTAGGCCAATGCAAATTTGAGCTTAGATATGATGTTAAATCTGGGATTTACCAGTGAACTTAGAGGACGCTCTAAGGTACGGATATCCAGGGGTGACAAGCCCCATTAAAATCATTTCTAACTAGGCAATATGACTTATAAGTAACATATGATATATGACCTACTAATTGTCGGCGGCGGAATTAACGGCTGTGCTATAGCAAGAGATGCAGCAGGTCGTGGTTTACGAGTTCTGTTAGTCGAACAAAACGACCTAGCAAGTGCTACTTCTTCAGCATCAACAAAACTAATACACGGCGGCTTACGCTATCTTGAAACATACGATTTCAGATTGGTACACGAAGCACTAGCAGAACGTGAAATATTACTGGCTAACGCACCTCACATCATTTGGCCCTTGAACTTTGTACTACCTCATGCAAAAGGACTGCGTCCAAAATGGATGATCAAACTTGGTCTTTGGTTATATGATCATCTAGCAACACGTAAAACATTACCCAAGTCTAAAATGGTAATGCTCCAGGGTAACTGGATGGGCAAACCTCTTAAGAAAGAATACGAAATAGGGTTTACCTACGCAGATTGCTGGGTAGATGATGCTAGACTAGTTGTGCTTAATGCAGTTAATGCTAGAGAATATGGAGCGGAAATATGTGTAGGTACTCGTCTATTGAATGCTACGTCTCAAAATGGATCGTGGACTGCAACACTTAGTAATAGACGAGAAGTTCAATCACGAGTACTGATTAATGCAGCAGGACCGTGGGTGTCTGAAGTACTTGATAATATAGAAATAAAATCTCATAAACATGTGAAATTAGTCAAGGGATCGCATATTGTAGTACATAGACAGTATCCGGGTAGTCATGCTTATATACTACAGAACAATGACGGACGTATTGCATTTGCTATTCCCTATGAAGGGGCATATACATTAATTGGTACAACTGACTTTGTTCATAATGATGCACCCGGACCTGTTGCTATCAGTGATGTTGAAACTGATTATTTGATTGAGTTAGTTAATCACTTTTGGGACAAACCGATCGCTCACAGTGATATAGTCTGGAGTTATGCAGGATTGAGACCACTATATGATGACGGTTCGGTAAATGCATCAGTTGTAACTAGAGATTATGCGTTTGACCTTAATACAGATTCTGCACCGGTATTATCTATATTTGGTGGTAAGATTACAACTGCTCGTAGATTGGCAGAACATGCACTGGACGAGTTAGGCAAGTTTCTACCCAGTTGCGGAAACAAATGGACCAAGTCAGCAGCATTACCTGGCGGCGGTATAGATTTTGATAGATTTGTTAGACAACTACGTGAAGATAAACCTCTGATAGATTTTCACTTGTTATACAGACTTGCTCGTGCCTATGGTACACGAGCGTATGACCTATTAGGTGATGCTACAACAAATGAGGATCTTGGACGAGACTTTGGGCATGGATTGACACAAGCCGAAGTTGATTATTTAATTGCAAATGAGTGGGCAAGATCTGCTGACGATATTCTATGGAGACGCAGTAAATTAGGATTGCACATGACTCAAGACGAGCAAGCAGTATTACGTGAATTTGTCAACAAAGAATAGTTGACATTAAGTTATAAGGCACTATATTAAACATATAAAAGAAAGGAAACCGACTATGAATAGATTCTTTATTACAACAACTCTAATGGTCGTACTTGCTACAACTTCGATCCCTAACTATCTAGGATCTCTGATCGATGGAAATAGTGGTGGCTATCGATACGAAGCCAATGCTTCTACAATTAATAGAAAGCTGTCTTGTTTTACTCGTAGCTGGGATGGACACACTACAGACTGTCTCTGAGGTTAACAGAGTTTTAAAAGATGCTAGTATATATGAGTAATAAATGTTTCCTTGTAGCTCAGTTGGTAAAGTAGTGACTGTTAATCACTTAATCACTTAGTCGTTGGTTCGAGTCCAACCGGGGGAGACAAAATTAAATAATTTTGTGATTTGACTCAGTTACGTACATCACTTATAATCATTGATTATGTTAGAACATTTAGAAGATCAAATCAGGAAATTAAAACCTTTCTTTGCCAAAGGTGCTGTTAAAGATATATTTTCCTGGCAAGAATTAGAGTCTTTAATAAATCTTAAACCTTTATTAAACCACCAGAGATTTCATATAATATCTGGAAAAAGATATGATCCTGGATTTTTTGCATGGACAACTGATCGTGAATTATATAGTATAGAATCATTAGAAAATGATGTACCCAAATATCTATGCTTTTTACAGGATGCGTCGCGTGTAAATTCACAAGTTAACACAGTGTGTTCAGAATTAGAGGAATTAACCAAATGTCCAACAGATGCGCATATATATTTTGATTTAAATCCGGTCGCTAAAAATGGGTTTGGAATACATTATGATATGTCACATAATTTAATTGTGCAAATTGAAGGAAAAACTCAGTTTGAATGCTGGGACATCAAAGGCGGACCAGAGCCAATGGGTCCTAAACCAGAGTCTTTACCAGAAGATCCTATTTTAGATGTAACAATGGAACCAGGTGATGCGATTTTTGTTCCTGTTTATCATTATCACAGAGCAAGATCGATAACTAAAAGACTATCTATTAGTCTCCCTAGCTGTGCCACTTCTCCATTCACTCCGTGTCAGGAAAGACAATGGATTAAATTAAATATAGATTAGGAAATTAATGTTCACTTTTTTTCATCGCAAACCTACTATAACAATTGACTGTTTTACCTGTAATGAATTTGCATATGAACACACACCGATAGTAAAGACTTCAAGATCTTTACCAGACTGGTGGCGTAAACTGCCGAGAAGTAAACCCACAAATCCAATCTATCCACAGTTACAAAAAACCAATATGAGACACTGTTATGGCTTTATAGAACTTTTCAGACGTGGTCTGATTATACCGACATGGTGTGAAGCACATATCAAGTGTTACAGTGATAATGTAGTGTGTGAACCATCTAAATCAAATATTACTGGGTTTGAAAGTCACGAGAGAGAGTTATTTGCAGGTGGGTTTTCTAGCTATAATCATTTCAAATGGCACCCGCCTTGGTTAATTAAAGAAAAAACAGGATTGCACTTTTTCTTTACTGAAGCAACTTGGTTAATAGAAAATCAATGTTACACTATTCTACCAGGTGTAGTTGAATATAAACTAAATCATAGTACTGCTATTAATTTCTTTTTTCCAAAGTCAGACGTACCGTATGATGTTTATCTACAAGCAGGTCAACCTCTGATTCAGATAGTTCCGTTGTTAGATGATAAGAATATTGAACATAAAAATCATCTAATAAGTTCTGAAGAATATAACAGGATGCATGGTGCGTGTGCCATGGGATTATTTGGCGGATATAAATCTCTTACTAGATTATCTAAGAAAAATGAAGAACAATCTAAATGTCCATTTGACTAAAATCAAATTGAATTTCATATCATTGATAGATTAAACAAATTTTATTTTTAAACGGAGAAAAATATGAAGAAGCCTTTTATTTCACTACTAGCAATACTTGTTATCTCACTATCTAGTATCACTCAGGCCAGTGCATGGCGAGGCGGCGGCTGGGGTGGTCACGGCGGATATGGCTGGGGTCGCGGTGGCTATTATGGTGGTTATGGTAGGGGCTATGGTTACGGTGGTGGTTGGGGAGGCTACGGCGCTGCTGCTGGTATTGGATTAGGACTAGGTATACTAGGTGGTGCTATTGCTGGTAGCCAGTATTACAACCAAACTTGTATTAACCCTTATAATGGTGTTAGGTACTATTGCAACGGGTATAACGGTTGGTGAGTTAAATTAACTCCGCTGTGTTAGAATAAATATCAGCGTAGCGGAGTTATTAGATGAAAATAAACGAATTAGAACGCAACATTATTAAAAAGAGTGACGCTAAACTTTGGCCCTATAAGCGAAGCGATTACACAAAAGAATTACCTATTTCTATCGGCGAGTATGATGTTCTTTCTAAAACACACAGTCAACGAGCAGGTGATAATATATCAACTATTAGCGGTATAATGGTTGGTGTATTTGACGGCGAAACAGGTGTTGCTAATATGTTTATTTCTCCTAGTGATTACCAGGGCATTAAATGTTATCATGTTGAATATACGTTTCTTAATCCAAAATACCAAGGACAGGCTATAGGCTATGAATTATACAGAGGTTTGATAGTATTAATGGGTATACCATTGATAACTGTTGGCAGCCAAAGTCCGGGTGCAAGAAAGACTTGGCTACGATTAGCACAAGATCCTCAGATAACAGCATACGGACTTGATATTGATAGAGACATTGTGTTCAATTTACAAGCAAATAAAAATCAAACAGAATTAAAAAGTTCAGGTAAAAAGATACAGGTTTATGACAATTATAGCACGGGTATTATTTTGGTAATTAAGAATGGCCCATATGCTCGTAAGTTAGAAAAGTTAAGAAGAGAAACACAAGATCGTGTTGGATATTATGATCCATTATTTTATGATAAACTAAGTGTTGATAAAAATATCAAGAAGCCAACCAAGCCAGATATTTTCGGCACTAAGAAATTTGATCCAATAACTTGAGAGTATTTGTGTAATGATAGATTGTAAATTAATTATTTGGTTTTTGTGTGGTATTGTTATAATAATATTAATGACAATGTTTGATGACGTATTATTGGGGCCGCCAAACTTTCCCTAAAAGGAGAACTGCAATGGATGAAAAAAATGCAATTAAGGCTATTACAATTTTAGCTGTTGGATTTGGTTGTACAATACTTCTTGGATTTGTGTTTAGTTCATTAGTAATGAAGTACGGTTTTAATTAAAAGGTAGCGCAATCAAATGAAAAAATTATTCACAGTGGTATTGACAATTTTTATAATAAGTACCAACCTTGCTATAGCTCAAGTTTATTATGCACCATATCCTGTATACGGTGTTCAGGTAGTAGTACCTCCACCTGTTGTAGTAGCACCTGCTCCTGTAATTGTACAGCAACCCATAATTGTACAGCAACCCATAATCGTACAGCAACCTGTTACAGTGTATACCCCGACTTGTTGGATGCAACCGGATCCTTACACTTTTCTTGGTGAAATATTCGGATATGATTACTATCAAGTTTGCAGGTAATCTTATTATTATTGGTTAGAAAGCATTCTTTTGGATGTTATGGGTATATTTGCATTTATATCCCATTTTACACCATTATATTTTAACCAATCTGTATAAATTTTATGCGGATCAAAGGTATATAAATTCAAATCTGCAAATCTATTTAAATTATTATAAATGTCTGCCCAAATATCCATACTCTGGCTATTACCACTCACCCATAAATCATGTAAAATCGCATACTTATCTTTGTAAAATCCGTTATATGTCAAAATGTCGGGGTTTAGTATGGTAAGATCAATATCTTGTTCAAATAATACATCCCACCTTGTAGCAATTACGTAATCGTATTTTTTCCCAGTGAAAACTTCTTGTTGTTTTTTAAGGGTTATTACTGCACTTCTAGAATGCATTAAGCCAAAAACACCAAGAGGTCTATGTTTAGCAAACGGCATACCAAATCTTTTAAATTGTGTGGTTAATTCTTTAAATCTATTGATGTGCAAATTAAAATTATCTAGATGTAAACCTACTGGTTTGGTACAGTTAATCATACCCTCGATGACTCCCAGATCTACAGGCGAACTTGATAAATGATACCCGGGGTGATAAAGAGAAGACATACATTGCTCTGGCTCTATTTGAAGTCCGATACTATCAGTCCATGTCATAGCAAATATATCAGGATTATATGGTTTGATTAACTTCTGGTAAATTCCTTCCCAACACAACTCAAAAGTTCTAAGATGGCCGTATAAACAAAGAGCAATATTCATAATTTATCCTCAGTTTTCTTTGTAATAAACTTGATTGACAAGGTTTTAATTTACAAATATACTTATCTATAATAAAGTGCATATTTAACATTTATAACTAAATTATGAGGATATATGTTTACATTTTTTCACAGAACAACAAAAATAACTCTAGATTGTTTTACAGCTATGCCCGAAGTTTATAACTGTGTGCCAATAATTAAAACATCGAGAACTATACCAGACTGGTGGAAATCTTTACCAAATCCTGGCAAAGGAAATGCATTAGTGAATCCTAACGACAATAACAATATGCGGCGTTGTTACGGATTTGTTGAGCTGTTGAAAAAAGGTGTAACCTTATGTAATTGGGCAGATATGCATCTCCGTGTGACCGATGCTGGATATAAATTTAAAGTTACTGCCGGAGTAGAACCGGGATGCCATCATACTGATCAATATCAAGGAGCATTTTTAGACTGGTTTCACGTTAAGATGCATAGTCCTTGGTACTTCAGAGAAAAAACAGGAGTACAATTTTTGTTTATGGGTGCTGAATGGCTGTTAGACAAATACGACTTTAAAGTTTTACCAGGTGTCGTTGAATTTCAAGTTAATGCTGCAACTAATGTTAATATTATGGTACAAGCCAGAAGAGATCCGTATGATATATTTTTACCAGCAGGCCAGCCGTTAGTACAGTTAATACCATTAACTGAAAATAAAACAATAGAAGTAAAATGCCATGTAGTAACAGATGCAGAATACAGTAAAATTGCTCGACATCATATAACTTATAGGGGAATTAAAGAACAATTAAAATTATATAAAAAGGCGCATACACCTGAATCAAAGTGTCCTTTTCACTGATTTTAAATCTTTAAAACAAGGTAGAGTTAAATGCAAATTAATAGTATAATAATTGTAGGCGGGGGATCATCAGGATGGATGACTGCTGCTCTAATTTCAAAATTACTACCTGAAATTAATTTATCACTAGTAGAATCTAAACATATACCTATCATCGGCGTCGGGGAATCAACTTTATCAAGTATTAACTCATATTTGCGAAGACTTGAAATACATGATGATCAATGGATGAGTAAATGTAATGCTACTTATAAAACATCTATTAGATTTACTAATTTTTTTGAACAGGGTAAATCATATCATGACGTATTAAAATATCTAGAGGTTCCATTTCCCATACCAGGTAATTTTGGAATTACAATATTTAATCTATTATGCCTTAGATTTCCTGACGAATTTAGACCAGAAGATTTACCTAAATTTGCAGATGACACTTGGCAAATGATAGAAAATAACAGGTACACCGATGATCCTGGTCCAATGAGTTGGGATACTAAAAAAGAAAAAGCATATCATTTTGATGCTTATAAATTTGGATTGGTATTAAAAGATTTATTAGCCATTCCGAATGGAACAACACACATACAAGACGATGTATTAGAAGTACAAACTGATAAATTTGGTGTTAGCGGACTTGTGACTAAAGAACATGGAATATTAACAGCCGACTTATACATAGACTGTACAGGATTTAAGTCGTTATTGCTAGGTGAAACATTGGATACCCCTTTTAATAGGTTTGATGATACGCTGTTAAATAATAAAGCTGTAGTTACCAACATACCATATCTTGATAAAGTTAATGAATTAACCAGTTATACTGATTGTACAACCATGCCAAATGGTTGGCTATGGACTATCCCTACATGGGATAAACTCGGAACAGGATATGTTTATTCAGATAAATTTGTTGATAATGAAACTGCAAAAAAACAATTTATAGACACTCTGAGATCTCGATATGGAGACAGAGTTAACGAATGTGAATTCCGTTACATTGAATTCACTCCCGGTGTGAGGGATATACCATGGAATAAAAATGTCGTCGGTATTGGACTAAGTTGTGGATTTATAGAACCACTTAGATCAACCGGACTTCAGGTTACACATGATATGGCAATAACATTAACTGATATATTAATTAAAAACAGTAGGAAAATAGGTAGTATTAATAAAGAAATTTATAATTTTAATGTTAAAGTACTCTTGCACAATGCTAGAGATTTTGTATCTTTACATTACGCATTATCTAAAAGATGCGACACAGATTATTGGAAACACGCAGTAAATGATGTAAGTTATTTTAAGGATAATGATCTTTTTAAACAATTTGCATATTCTGGAACTAGTAATGTATTGAATAAATTTAACAGTAATGATCAAATGTTTAGAACGTATGCTAGTTCTGGATATAATAGAATGACAGAAGCTGATTTTAAAATTTTATTAGACGATAATCCTGATTTAGATAGAGATTTACAAACTGTTAAAAAGATATGGACAAGACGGCATCAAGAAATCGGAGCATATGTAAAAACGTTGCCTACTACAGCTGAATTTTTAAAGAAAAATATATATAATACCGATTGACTTTATCAACAAAGACTATATAGTATAAAAACGTTATGAGAAAGAACAAAACAGTGGGCTACTGGCTAAATTTTATTTGTTTGCAACTAACCTGGATTGAACCAGGGGAGGGGCCTATCGTATAGTGTGATGTGATGACATTATACGACTTTTAGGCCCTTGGAACAGACGTGTTTCAAGGGTTTTTGTTTATCAAAGGAGAAACTGAAATGAAATGGTCCAAGTTGATTCAACGAACATACAAAGCTATAATCAAGGGCGATGTAGAAAAAGAAGCCAAACTATGGCATAGAGCTCTTAAGAAAAATATGAAAGCGCATGCCAAAGGTAAAAAGAGAAAACCAGGCGATACTGTTATACGTTAAAATCCAGTATGCTCCCATAGATTACGTTGGTTAGATCGTTGCCCTTTCACGGCAAAGAACCCGGATCGTCGCCGGGTGGGAGCACCATTTAAAAGTTATAATGGCGTGTAGCTCGGTTGGTCAGAGCATTCGACTGATAATCGAAAGGTCGGTAGTTCAAATCTACCCATGCCAACCATTATAAATAGATTTACTACAATTTATACCATAAAATATCATATTTATAATACATAAAGGAACATTCATGCTCATCGATTGTGTTTCATTTCTAAATGAATATGAAATGTTAGAGGGTAGATTAAAATATCTTTATGATATAGTCGACCACTTTATTATAGTAGAATCAGACTTTACATACACAGGTACACCTAAACCATTTAATTTTCAAGAAAATCGTGATAGATACATGCCATTCATGGATAAAATCATTTATCTTCCTACACATCTTGATTATCAACCAGGAGTTAATCCCTGGCATATAGAAGACCGTCAACGAAATAGATATAATGATGCACTACAAGAATTCAGTAATGACACAGTGGTTATGATGAGCGACTGTGACGAAATACCATTGAAAGCTACGATACCTGCAGCAATTGAAGATTTAAAACAGAAAGGAACAACAACTGCATTCCAACAGCAATGCTTTTGGTTTAATTTTGATTGTTATGCAACATATCATAGCAATCCATGGCCGGGTACAATCATGTCAACAGTTGGAATTTTAAGAAATCAAACAACTGGCCCAATGCGCGGACAACGATACCATTATAGACCAACTCAAAATGGTGGCTATCATCTTTCATACTTTTTTGACAACGAACGAATCAGTTTTAAAATACAAAGCTCGTCGCATAGAGAACAAGACTCTGAGACTGTTAGAAATTTAGACTACATTAGTGATAAAATTAAAAATCGTATTTGTTTGTTTAACAATGTACCATTTGACACCCCGCCTCCAATTGATCCTGAAATTTATGAAATTTTTCACGGATTACAAAATATGGGATAAATCCTTAATTTATTGACTTTGTAACTTTTATTACAAAATAATAAATGATCAAGGAGGAAAGACCATGAATAAGATTTTAATCACACTAATAGTATCACTATTTGCTACATCTGTTGTGGCACTAACCGTCATACCGGCAGCAGTAAAAACTTCAAATGATGTTGCAGTTTCCAAACCAGCTGCTAAATCCCACACAGGAACTTGGTTGCCACCAAAAGAAATACAAGACAAGGTTGCAAAAGAAAAACAAAAATAATATACTTTAAAGATGCTGGTGTAGCTCAGTTGATAGAGCGCGGCATTAGTAATGCCGATGTCGGGAGTTTGAACCTCTCCACCAGCACCACCTTAGCCCTTGTAGCCCAACTGGCAGAGGCAGGAGACTTACGAGAAAGGGTTAAAGCCCATAACGGTGCGATTCCGGAATCTCGGAGATAAAATCTCCCAAGTATCAGTTCGAATCTGATCAAGGGCACCAGAAATTATAAGTCCGACCGCTGGTATCACAACTTCAATAAGTAGTATTAGTACAACTTGTGAGATTTTTAATGAAAGACCGTGTAATTTTAACAACATTTTTGATTTTAATTCTAGCAATGGCATTGGTAGGATGTAATTCAGTTGAGAACATTGATACTAACGGCTATTACACTCATAGCAACAGTATAACTCAACATGTTTGTCCGGTGCAGGTTAGACATAACGTCGTTAAATGGTTACCATGCTGATATTGTAATCAGTTGTATGTTAACCTATACTTGATACATGATTACAACAACTATATTACTATTGGGCACAGTCGTATGGCTTATTCTAACTATAATTGTTTTTGGTTTAACTGGATTTGATAGAATTTTGGCATGCTTGCAAATGTGGTTTGATAGAAAATATTGGACCGGTTATAATCTAGTTGAAGCAACAAGTTATGCAGCTAAGGCTATTGTAATTGTCCCTGGATTAATATGGGGCATACAATTTTGGTGGTTTTATATATTAACCTTAATAACAAGTTTAAGTTTAATTTGGTCTAGTAATCGAAAGTTATTACCTACTCTTGTTGTATTTAACACAGTCTGGGTGTGGGTTAGTGTAATGGCTATTGCAAAATATTTTTTCTCATAATTATATTTTTATTTTGCATTATTATACCATATTATGGTAAAATTTTCAAGTTATCTAATAAGGAAAAATAAATGGAAAAGTTATTAGAACTTGGAAATCATTATGTTAGTGATTTTATTAAACCTAACGATCAATTGAGAAATGCCAACAAGTACAGTCTAGACGTATATTTAGATGATGCAATTGGTGCAGCTCGTCTTAAAGAGACCCCGCCAGCAGAAAGTATGTGGGGGCAGTATTGGTATCGTTCTGGTATCAATGCCAGTATGACCAAACAGTTGGGTCAGATCGTTGATGAAATATCAGGTAGAATTAAACTAAATGACGGCGACATTTGGTTAGATATTGCTTGTAATGACGGAACACTGTTAAAGCAACTTCCTGATAATTTAATCAAGTTGGGGATTGATCCAGCTGATGACAGTTACCATGCAGAAAGTAGCAGGGTTGCCACAAAGGTTGTACAGGACTATTTCAGTGAGTCGGCATATCAACGCACAGGGTACGGTGATCGCAAGGCCAAGGTAATAACATGTATAGCTATGTTTTACGATTTAGATAATCCCCGTCCATTTATCAGAGACATACATAAAGTATTAGATGACAATGGTGTTTTTGTTGTTCAAATGAGTTATACACCCTTAATGCTTAAACAGTTGGCATTTGATAATATTTGTCACGAGCATGTTTATTATTATAGTCTTACCAGTATCAAGAGACTATTTGAGTCTGAAGGATTTGTTGTACGTGATTGTAGTCTAAATGATACTAATGGTGGTAGTTTCCGAGTATACCTACAGAAGAATACCAGCGACTACACCAAGTTTTCTACTGCACCACAGCGTGATGTGTTTGACTTCCAGGTCGAAAGTATTCTCAAGTTAGAAGCTACAAAATGGGATATTGGTAATCCTGATCTTTGGATTAGTTTTGGTAATCAAATAAACGCTCTTAAGACTCAAGTATTAGAATTTCTACACCAGGCTAAACGTGAAGGCAAGACTGTATATGGATATGGTGCCAGCACCAAGGGCAATACACTACTACAATTGTTTGGAATTGATAATACTTTAGTAACTGCTATTGCAGAACGCAGCCCATATAAGTTTGGATTACAAACCGTTGGTACTAACATTCCTATAGTAAGTGAAGAAGAAATGCGAGCTGCAAAGCCAGACTATCTCTTAGTTCTACCTTGGCACTTTATTAATGAATTTGTTGCTAGAGAACAAGAGTTTATATCAGGTGGTGGTAAATTAGTAGTACCATGTCCGCGCTTTGAGATTTTTGGATAATCAAGTGTACTAGACAACATCTTCTTTTTCAGTTATAATGAAAAATTATCAACTGAAAAAGAAGGAAATGTTATGATTAAATTATCTAAATTTGTAGTAGCTGCTATTGTTGTTATTGCAATGTGTGGTCCTGACACAGCATCGGCAGATCCAATTACAGATCTTTTTGACGGAGTTTTTCATCAAACTCGCAATCAACCTGTTGCCAATAATGGTCGTCGAGGACATCATTCAGTAACAGCAGAGCCTGCTGATAATAATTGGGTTGCTACTACATCTTCACATAGCGGGTCGCGCATGGTTGCTTCATACTACGGACACGGTGAGCGTTTAAGTCGTCATACTGCTAGCGGTCAGCGTTTTAATCCTCATGCCATGACAGCAGCTCATCGTACATATCCATTTGGAACACGACTACATGTTTGTCACCGCGGGTGTGTCACTGTAGTAGTCAATGACCGCGGGCCGTTTGTTCGAGGACGTCATTTAGATTTATCATATGGTGCTGCTCGTGCAATTGGTATGACCAGTACTTCAACAATTACTGTGCAACGATTAGATTGATATAAAATAACCAATATGGTGGGACTTGATTTTCCCACCATATTGCTCTATAATAGCATGATGAGACACTTACATGTTATAATAGATATTAATGATCCATTAACACAGTTAATCAAAGATGATCCTGTTCGTCCTGAAATACCTGTAGAACAACGTATTAGTAACACCAAAGAAGTACATGTTCTATTAGAAGATGATACCCCATTAGCTGTTGTTTGTGTAAGTTATCAAGACTTTGTACCAAAAATAACTGAAGAATTATTTGGATCAAACAAACCAACTGTTGCTGTATTTTATACTATTTGGAGTTATGGGTCAGGTGCTGCTAAAGAACTTTTGTCAAGATCTACTGATTACATTAAGAACAGTAGAACAACTATTTCCAGATTTGTAACCCTCAGTCCAAAAACTCAAATGGCTGAAAAATTTCATATGGGCAATGGTGCTGTATTACTAGAAAATAATGCTGATACTGTGAATTATGAATATCTATAAGTTAGTGGTCAACATGTCTAGAATAACACTTATTTGTTTATTGTTTCTTATACTTATTGGAATATTTTCTAAAGATCAAACAGAATCTGACAAACTCAATGTTAGTTGTTATACCAAAAATCAGTTAGATACTATAATAGATAATAGAAAATTTCAAACTTTTACACAGTCATTCTACGATAATGGTAAAGTACTTGAAATAATGATTACGCCACTATTTAATAAAGAAATTATAACAATTGAATATGTTCGTGGTACATCTAACTATTGTATTACATCAATTACTCATGGCACTACAATAAATGAGGAATGGATAGAAATATTGTATAATACTTTACAAAAAATAAAAGGTCTCAAAGTTTAAGTTTTAAACTCGGTGGATTATAAATATGGTGTGTTTATAATAAACACTGTAAGGAGAATTACCATGAATTTAGAGGGATATAAAACATATATAGTTGCGGCCCTCATGGCTGCATTGCCAACTATAACAACCGCTGTTAATCATATTGATTGGGTTACAGTACTAACTGGATTGGGTGTTCAAAAGGAGTGGATCGTACCACTTGCAAGTTTCGCAGCAGCAGTGGTTATGGCCATAATGAGAAAAATTACTCAGGCTACGACTGTTAAGACTGCATTAGAAACAGAGCCTCCAAAAAAGCAGGGTTGACAAAACGCTAAAAAACACTATATTTAAACTTTAGCATTGGCATGATGATGAGTCTGTAAGACCTGTGTTATGTTCCGGTGCCAGAGTAGTTATGGAGCAGACTGCAAATCTGTTTTAGGTGGGTGCAAGTCCCTCCCGGAACTCCAAATTTATAGCGGGGTAGAGCAGAAGCAGCTCGCTTGGTTCATACCCAAGAGGTCGTGGTAGAGCATTTCCCACCCCCGCTTCCATTTTTAGTAGAGGTGAGTAAATGAGTTTAGATACTTTCTTTGTTTTTAGTGCAATTACAACTTTAGGAGTTACAATACTTTTAACACTGTGTTGGATCGGACTTGCTGTATATGATCATTTGAAAAATACATAATACACGGTGATAATGGAGAGTAACATGGAATACAAGGCCCCAGTTGATAGTGTTTTATTTCTACTACGAGATGTGTTAAAATTTGATAGTGATATTACTGAAGCTATTTTAACTGAGGCTGCTAAATTAGCCGAGGAATCAATTGCTCCTACTAATCAACAGGGCGACGAAGCGGGATGTTTCTTAGTCAATGGACCAGGATTAGAACGCCCAGAAGTGGTAACACCGGCATCATTTAAAGAACCATGGAAGCAATTTTGCAAGGGTGGTTGGCTGGGATTATCAGTACCCGAAGAGTATGGCGGACAGGGATTACCATATACCATTGCTTGTGTTATTAATGAGTTTGTATCCAGCGCCAATATGGCTTTAAGTCTTTATCCCGGTCTGACTCGCGGTGCTATTCAAGCATTGCTAGAGGTAGCAACAGAGGAACAGAAACAACAATTTATTCCCAAAATGGCCACCGGTGAGTGGACAGGTACTATGAACCTAACAGAACCGCACTGTGGAACTGATCTGGGATTGCTTAAAACCAAAGCAACAGTTAGTGAGAATGGTACATATAACATAACTGGACAAAAGATCTTTATCAGTTGTGGCGAACACGATCTCAGCAAGAATATCATTCACCTTGTGCTGGCAAGAGTAGAAGGTGATCAACCGGGGACAAAAGGTATTAGTTTATTCATTGTTCCCAAAATGATTGATGATCAGTATAATGCAGTATCGTGTGGCTCTATTGAACATAAGATGGGTATTCACGGGTCAAGTACCTGTGTTATGAACTATGACGGGGCCGTTGGGTATCTTGTAGGTGAACGTGGTAAAGGTTTAAATGCCATGTTTATCATGATGAATGAAGCGCGACTAGGAGTTGCAGTACAGGGATTATCACAAAGTGAATTGGCTTACCAAAATGCTGTTGCATATGCTAAAGATAGACTCCAGGGGCGTTCGCTTACTGGTGCAAAGTTTCCGGACCGAGCAGCCGATCCTATTATTGTTCACCCTGATGTGCGTCGTATGCTTATGGATATTAAGGCTGTAAATGAAGCTGGACGTCTTTTGATATTAGAAGCAGCTTTGCTATGTGAAGATAAGTCAGATGCTGCACAAGACAGATTAGGATTGATGACTCCGATTCTTAAAGGTCTTCTTACAGATTTGGGATTCGAAAATGCTGTAAAGGCACAGCAGGTATTCGGCGGACATGGTTATATTCGAGAATGGGGTATGGAACAAATTGTTCGTGACGCTCGTATTGCTCAAATATACGAGGGTGCCAATGGTGTTCAAGCTATGGATTTAATTGGGCGTAAACTTCCAAAGAATATGGGCCGTGCAGTTAAGAACTTTTTTGATGAAAATGAAAAGATTCTCATCGACTTCATGCTTGATCCGCTTACAACAGTATCTCCTATAGCGACAGATGTATATGGAGCATTAAACGACCTAAAGGCAGCAACTAAATGGTTGATGCAAAATGCACTTAAAAATCCCAATAATGCTGGATCTGCTGCTTATGATTACATGTACTTGTTTGGTATTGTGTTGCTGGGACTTGCGCATGTTAAGATAGTTGCTGCCACTGATGATGCGGATAGACACATAACAGCCAAATATTTCATTGAACGTATTTTACCAGAAACTAAATTACGTCTCTCCCGTATCCAAGCAGGATCAGGTACAATGATGTCATTGAGTGACACTGGTTTTTGATACATGGATGAATTAGATCAGATATTATTAGATCAACTTAAATCTTTAAAAAGAAGAGTTGACCTGGTATCAAAAAAAACTCTAACAGTTGCTGGTATATCAATACAACTGCCAGACGATTTTGATGAGTTAGACATGGTAAGAGACCAGATTCTTTTAAAAATACAATTTTTTGAGAACATGTTAAAGAGTGACTAACGATCATATAATTATTCATTTTGATAAGTATGTGGTATGAAATTGGGAGAGCTCTTATGAAAGTATTAGTTGTTGCAACTATATTTGTTATGCTTCAAAATGGCATGGGTCATCAACAAACAATCAAAATTGATCCAAGAGCTTGCGCTCATCCGACATATCAAGCAGAAGTTGAAGGACAGCCTGCTACAGTTGGAATTAGGTGCCATAAATAATTTTATTAAACCTTTACATTACTAATGGTAATGTTTATATAATAGTATATGAAAACTTTTTATTTCAAATTAGCTCTGGCATTAGATAAGATCAGTAATCTCATGATCGAACATGCTAACAGATGGTATATCAAAAGTAAATTTTCAAAATTAATCAAAGAATTTATATTTTTATTTTCAATTTTACCTGCTACATTATTATGTAATCTAGCACAATATTTTGAAAATAAATCTAAAAATTGAGTCTAATGTCTCATAAGGAGGGAAAAATGTACTCGAATTCTGCAAATAAGTCTGTAACTGCTACTCAATATGACGAGGGGTTACGACAGTTCATGCAAAGTGTGTTCAATAACATGGCCACAGGTCTTGCTATTAGTGCTGTTATATCATTTCTAGTTGGTACCAATCCAGAACTGTTAAAATTATTCTTTGCTGGTCCGCAACGTTGGGTTGTAATGCTAGCACCTTTGGCTATGGTATTCTTTATCAGCTTCAGAGTGCATACCATGAGACCGGAAACGGCAAGGCTATGGTTTTTTGCCTATGCAGCCGTAATGGGATTGAGTCTAGCAACTATATTTGTTGTATATAAGATGGGTAGTATTGTCACAGTGTTTTTTGCCAGTTCTGCCATGTTTGGCGGTATGGCATTATATGGTCACACTACCAAAAGAGATCTTACACAATTGGGATCATTCTTTATTATGGGTGTATGGGGTATAGTTATTGCAGGATTGATTAATTTATTTTTCATGAGTTCTGTTGTAACCACTGCAATCAGTATCGTTGCTGTGGTATTATTTGCAGGACTAACTGCATATGATGTGCAAATGCTTAGAGCTATGTATGATGGGTTAGATTATGAAGACCGAGAACGGTCTGGAGTTATTGGTGCTCTGAGTCTTTACTTAGACTTTATCAACATGTTTATGAGTTTGTTACAGTTATTTGGAGAGCGCAAATAATAAAATATTATTGTAATGTAATATTTCCCAAGGTGCACAATACAGCTTGGGAAATAACTTTTTATAAATATATTATTTTAAATAATTGAATTTATTGAAAATAATTTTTAATTTTTATATTATACTAACCTAATATGCAAAACTCCATTATTTTGATAAATTCCGTTTATCGGCACTCCTGCTGCTGCTGCTGTTACATCATCTGTTGCTGCAAGAATTCCTGGCATAATTGGATAATTTCCAGTTGGAGCTAGATATATTGTCCAAGCAATTACTTCCACAGTTTCTCCACCTGTTAATGGTGTATTAAGAATAACTGATGTACCATTTGTTGCAGTATACGAATTGACTAGTAGTTTAGCACCGTTTACATATATGTCTACGTAATTTATTGAATAATTTACTGTAAATGTAGTCTGTCCCGCTGAAGCAATGAAGTCTACTGCGGTATAGGATCCCACAGTTGGCGGACCTTCTGGACCTGTTGGTCCTTGTATACCCGGTATACCTGTAACACCAATTGGACCTTGTGAGCCAGTTGGACCTTGTGAGCCAGTCGGACCTGTTACTGTACTTGCTGCACCAGTTGGACCTGTTACTGTACTTGCTGCACCAGTTGGGCCAGTTACACCAAACCCAGTTGGACCAGTTGCACCTTGTATTCCCTGTGGACCTGTCAATCCAGTTGGACCAGTATTGCCCTGTGGTCCGGTTGGACCTTGTATTCCCTGTGTGCCTATAGGACCTGTTGGTCCTAAGTTCCCGGGAACGCCCTGATTACCTTGTGTTCCTTGTGGCCCTGTTTGACCTACATTGCCTTGCAAACCAGTTGGACCAGTTGGACCAGTAGTTCCTGCCCCGCCGCCCCCGGCTGTTGTTTGAACTGTACCGTCAGAAAATTTGATACCAAATCCCTGAGTTCCGATAACTATGTTACCGCCATATACTGCTAATTTTCCAGATGATATTGAAACTGTACCAATACCAACTGCTCCCTGAACTATCAATCCATTTGCAGGTGCTGTTGCTGAACCGGCATATGCACCACCACCTCCGATAACTGCACTGCCACTAACGTCTAATGTGTTAACAGGGACGACGCCGTTTAGTCCAATACCACTAGATGTCCAAATTAACATTTGATTGCCACTTGGACTTGGACTTAGATAGCTATAATTACTTGAAATGTTATAACCAATTGTAGCACCGACAGTGACACTTGTGCCAACTATAATTTGCGGATCAGCACTGTTTAATGTATCGAACAACGCTGGGGCATTACCTACAACATTTAGGGTTAATGAACTTGTATCATTTGTACCCACTGCCAACCTGTGGTTAGAATAGTCATAATAAAATTTATTACTATCTCCGGCGAAATTTGTTCCAGATGCATATTGTACTGCTCCATTACCACCAATAGCCGGACTTTCAAAACCAGCAGGGCCAGTTGCACCTGTGGATCCGGTTGGTCCAGAACCTTGTGGTCCTGTCCATCCTGTTGGACCTGTTACTATACTTGCCGGGCCTGTTGGACCCTGTGGTCCCGGCGGTCCTTGTAATCCATTATTATTTGAAATATATTGCGGCGCTATAGCAGCAGGACTCACAGCACCGTAATTTAACAGTATTTTAATTACAGATCCAACAAGATTAGCATCCACGGGGGGCGGTATAATATATGTACGATCAACCCTGGCACGTATCCATATAAAGTTACCAGAAAAGCTGTAAGCAAAGTTACCGGTATCCCCTACTGCATCTCCATAGGCAGACAAGTCTCCAACTGGTTTAAATGGATTTTTTGGGAATTGCAAGTACTGTTGATTAGTTACCAGTGGTATTGGCACCCAGTCGCGGTCGGATGGAGTTCTTGCCAAGCTACCTTCTATATATATTCTACCAACAAAGTTATTCAATCCTATACTAACTGTATGGTTGTTACCTATTGTATTAGAATATCCGGCCCCTTGTTGTGGCTGACCAGTTACATTTAATTGGCCACTGGTTGTATCAAGTAGGGTAATACTTTGCATCTGACACCTCTGAATTGTCAGATATTTATTAGTTATTTTTGTTTTACTGTTTGGTACATTAAATGAAAATTAATTTAGTTCTGCTACTTCAACAATTATTGTATTGTCATTAATTACTTCTTCGACTAGTGCGGGCACTGTTTCTTCTATTAATTTCTTTTGATCTACTGATACAACAGTAGAAGTTTTACTATCATCTTTAACTATTTTACTGAGTTTAATAACTATGATTTCTTCTAATACCTTGGCCATGTTGTTGCTCCGGTTTTAAACTGTTTGAGATTTTGGTTTCCTGCCACGTTTTTTACCAATCTTTTTATTACTGCCGTCTTTGTTTATATCATAAACATCAGCATACCTTGAAATATCCATGCCATCTATGGCTATGATAGATTCATCATTTATTTTAATTCGTTTTTTTTCAATTATATCTTGCATGGTAAAATTTATATTATTTTCAGTTACCTCAAAGCTCACAATACCAAAATTACCAATTTTATTTAAAGTCCTGCCCAATGCATCTCTTATGGTGTACGCAACTGTGATAACATTGTCCTCAGTGATCGCGTGTCTGTCAAGTAACGCTGATATTATTTGGTTCATTTAAATTTCTCCGTTATTTACTGTATCCAGTAATTCAAACTCTTCTGTATCTGACAGCTCAGCTGTTTCCATATATTCGAATTCTAATTGATCATCGTTAACATGTACTGTTACAGCACCGCCATTTTTAAGACGTCCAAATAGCATTTCTTTGGCAAGAGGTTTCTTGATATTTTCCTGTATAACTCTGGCTAGTGGCCTTGCACCCATGTTGCGATCAAAACCTCTTTTGATAAGCCATTCTTTAGTAACTGAATCTAGTACAATATTAACTCTCTTTTTGCTACTGAGTTCGTTCATTTGATTTATAAATTTGTCAATGATTTTATTCATGTTTTCTTTAGATAGCTTGTTGAATCTCACAATACCATCCAGTCTGTTACGGAATTCTGGTTTAAAGTAACTGTTGATAGCATTAATGTCTTCGTCTGTGCGCTCTGTACTACCAAATCCTATAGCAGATCGTTCCATATCTGCTGCTCCGAGATTACTGGTAAAGATAACGATAGCATGTCTAGCACTTGCAACTTTACCATTTTGGCCAGTTATGATACCACTGTCCATGACTTGTAAGAAAATGTTATAAACATCCGGATGTGCTTTTTCAATTTCGTCAAATAGTAATACACAGTGCGGATTTGTTTCTAGTGTATTAATCAATATGCCAGATCCAGCAGACCCGTCACTATAGCCCACGTAGCCCGGAGGAGATCCAATCAGTTTGCTAACAGCATGTCTTTCTTGGAACTCACTCATATCAAATCGCACAAATTCTACACCCAGACTTTTGGACAGTTGTTTTGCTAATTCTGTTTTACCTACCCCACTAGGACCGCTGAATAAAAAAGATCCAACAGTTTTATCTGCTTCTCTGAGTCCACTTCTGCTGAGCCAGATCATGCTTGACAGTGTTTCTACTGCGTCATCTTGTCCAAATATGGCACCTTTGAGATCTGCATCAAGTTTTGCAAGCTTATCAGCTTCGGAAGTTTTAATTGTAGCCACTGGAATTTTAGCTACTCGACCAACTTCAGCTTCAATTTCTTTTTTGGTAATATTTTTAATTCTTTCATATTCTGGCCTAATTTTTTGCCAAGCAGCAGAACTATCAATTATATCAATGGCTTTATCTGGTAAGAATTTATCATGAATATGCTTAGCTGTTAACTCTACAGCAGCATCAAGTGCTGCGATATCATAGGTCACATCGTGATATTCTTCATAGTATTTGGCAACACCTCTGAGAATACGTTTAGCATCTTCGATACTGGGTTCATGAATATTTAATTTTTGAAAACGACGTACAAGAGCACGATCTTTTTCAAAATGTTTACGGTATTCATCCATTGTTGTTGAGCCAATACAATGAATTTCACCTCTACTCAGAGGCGGCTTCAACATGTTAGCTGCATCAAGTGACCCATTGCCACCGCCGGCATTACCGGCGCCCATGATCATGTGAATTTCGTCAATGAACATAACAGCGTCTGGTAGACTACAAAATGCCTTAATAATGGCTTTCATACGTTCTTCAAAATCGCCGCGGAATTTAGTACCAGCTACTAGTGTACTGATATCCACACTCCAAATGGTTTTATTTAATAATGTTTCTGGAACTGATTTTTCTGTAATCCTTTTGGCAAGACCTTCGATTATCTGAGTCTTACCTACGCCTGCATCGCCAGTCATTACTACATTATGTTTGTTACGACGTGCTAAAATCTGCGTAATCTGTTCAACTTCTCGTTCACGTCCAATAAGCGGATCAATTTTTCCGTTTTCAGCCTTGCGATTGAGGTTAATGCAGAAGGTTTCTAGTGTTTCTATTGCTTCGGTTAGATCCATCTTTTCAGAATCTGCAGCTTGACTTTTATTGATAATATCTATGATAGCTTCTTTACTAGGGCCGTGCTTGTCTAGAAAGTATGCTGCATGACTATCTGTTGTTCCATATATAGCCAGTAATAAATCCACCGGTCCAACTTCGTTTCGACCACTGAATATGCTCTGAGTTTTGGCTTTCTTAACCACATTCATTAATAATTGAGTGTGTCTTGGACTAGAAGAATTATCTTGTACTATCACATGATTATCCGGCTCATCTAAATAATCAAATGTGTCTTTGGCAACTGCTTCTGGATTACCATTGGCTTTTTTCATTAATTTAACTAATTCTTGATCATCTAATAATGCAGCCAGTAGATGTTCAAGTGTCACCAATTCATGATGACGAGCAGAAGCTAATTGATAACTATGCTGGACAGTCTGCTCAAAGGTTTTCATTTTGATCTCCTAGCCCTTTTTCTAGCTAAATGTAGTGTAACTTTACCCACTCGATCTGTAAAGACAATTCCTTGACAGTGATCCCACTCATGTAGAAAGCATCTTGCTTCTAGCTCCATTAGTGTTTCAGTGTGTTCATATCCTGTTTCATCAATCCAGTTTGCAACAATGCTAAATGGTCTCGATATTGGCAATTTTAACCTAGGAAAACTAAGACAACCTTCTTCCTCAGTTGACATTTCATCGGTTGTGCTTAATACCGTTGGATTAATACAAGTACGTTTCTTACCCATACAATTCATGACAAACATGTTAAGGTCTAATCCAACTTGAGGAGCAGCTAAACCAATGCCATCCCCTTTGTTCATAACTCTGTGCATTTCTTCGAAAGTTTCTAGTAACGTTGGTATTTGCTCTAGCTCTACCAACTTAGCCGCTGTTCTTAATATGGGATCGTAGCTGTTTGTGAGTTTCATGTTATTACTTTGCGGCTAAAATGCAATCTTGTCAAGTGGTTCTTTGATCAACAAGTTCTCTTATTTTTTGTTTGAGAGAGTTGTCTAATCCAGTTGGCACAGTGATTTTAACTGTAACAATACAATCTCCGCGAGCATGTCCGTTCCCTCTCAAAGGCATTCCGCGCCCGCTAATTTTTAAATTGGTATCAGGTTGTGTACCCTCTGGTATGGTTAATCTGACTTTTTGACCATCTATACATGTTAAAGTGTGATCACATCCAATAATAGCTGACAATGCATCGACAGTTATTTCTGTATGAAGATTTGCTCCGTTCCTGCGGAAAACAGCGTGATTTAAAATCAAAACATTTATGTATAAATCCCCAGGAGGGGCATTTGGTATAGATCTATCACCGTGTCCCTGGTAACGTATACGGGTACCATTTTCAATACCAGCTGGTATTTCCACGTTCAAATTGTAATTTTGTCCGTTAACTGTAAATTGTATCGGAGTGTGTTTGCCTGTAAATGCTTCTTCCAGTGTTAGATGTAGTTCAAATGTAAAATCTTTGTTACGTGCTTGACGACCGGGATGTCCAAATCCGTGTTGATTAAAAAATTGATTAATTATGTCTTCCATACCACCACCGCCAAATTCAAAATTAAAGTTGAATCCGCCGTGTTGGAATGGATTTCCACCTGGATGCCCGCCGCCGAATTGACGCATTTGGTCATATCTGGCTCTAGCCTCAGGATCGCCTATTTCAGAATAAGCAGTGCTTATTTTTTTAAAGCGTTCTTCAGCAGCAGCATTACCCTGATTTTTGTCAGGGTGAAACTGCATTGCTAGCTTGCGATAAGCTGATTTTATTTCTTCTTGTGAGGCGTTTTCTGCAACGCCGAGAGTGCTATAATGATTTTCCATAGTAAAATAATTATAATATCTTTAACCACACTGTCAATGGTTGATAGATCAAAAGTAAATATTATTACAAAAATTTTTGAGACTGCTATGACTGATAACACCGATAATACTGATAACGACCTTGATACACAACTAAAAGTTGAAATTAAACCAACTATGTTGCAGATTTTAGTAGAATATCTTACTAAAACCAGTCCGGGTTTATTGATATTACACTTATTTTATATCATGATGGTATGTGCATCATTGAGTTTTTCATATGTAATGGCTTTCCATTGGGCCACAGTTGTTCAAATCTATACAGATGCACACGATGTTAAAGGTTTTAGCAAAAATCTTAAAATGAGTGTGGAAAATGACACTAAGATTGCAGAATTGTTACACGAAACATTAGACAAAACTGGTGGAATTAGAGCATATGTTTATAGATATCATAATGGTTTAGCTGCTATCAGCAGTGTTCCATTCTTTTTTCAAACCAATACACATGAAATTATAGCACCAGGTGGCACCAGACTGTTACCATATGAACAAAGAATTCCAGCTAGTTTTAATATTCTTATCAATAATCAATTTATTAAAAATCAATGTGCTATAGTCACTAATACTGATGAGGACAAAGGTAGTAACTATTATTATTTTTGGACCAGTAGAGGAGCAAAATCATTTATACGTTGTCCAATCTATTTAGATAACGGTGATTTATTCGGATTTGTCGGTGTCGACTATGCAACCAACGGCACTCAACTTAAAAAAGATGCTCAGGACTTGGAAGAAGTTGCTACACAAATAGGCAATATATTTGAAACTGGTAGAAAATAATTTGTTATTGTTAAGCATATTATCATATGCTTAACAAATGGATATAATAATACCGTGTGCTAGTACTGACACAAACTTTCCAAATATGAGACCTAATTACTTGTTAGCTGACTATCTCAGCCGACGAATGTTAGAGTTGGTTGTAGAACCATATCTATCTAAATATCGTATACATGTTGTAATAACACAACAAGCTCAGGACTCTTATAATGTTGTCAAGGAGTTTGACACTATATTTGGTGATCAAGTTAATGTAGTAATACTGTCAAAATCTACATCAGGGTCTGCTGAGTCAGCTTATCAAGCATTAATAAAGTTAAATTTAGAATCAACTGCATTTATGATCCGTGAATGTACTGGTATGTTTGCACATGATACAGTATTATCTGGTAATATTATTCATGTTGGAAGTCTAAATCACAGCATAAATTTAACAAATATCACCAATAAAGATTATGTAAAGGCTAATGGACAGGGTTTCATTAGTTGTATAGCAGAAAAAGAGGTAATTGGTGATTTATTCTGTGCAGGGGGTTATCAATTTGAGTCTGCCAGAAAATACAAATTAGCTTACACCAATCTTTTAAAATCTAATGTAGATAAAATTTCGATTAAATCAATTGTTGATTACTATAGTGTGTCTTGGGGGGAAGATTTTTCAGTAAATAAAGTCAGCGACTTTGTTGATCTAAGTACTATACAAGATTGGGAAGCTTTTAACGATCGTCCTACAATATTTTGTGACATAGATGGAACTATTATACACAATCAAACACCTTATGGCGATAATAACTACGGTGCAACGCCCACAGTGTTAGAAAAGAATGTACAAACATTGAGACACTTTTTAATAAGAGGCAGTCAGATCATATTTACTACGTCAAGAACCACCAAGTGGTATGCTGAGACTAGACAAATGCTAGATAGTTTGGGTTTTCACAACTGCCAGTTGATTATGGATTTACATCATGCAAGAAGAATATTAATAAATGATCATGCACTTACTAACCCTTATCCTAGTGCTGTTGCAATTAATATCAGACGCAATGATGACTCGTTGGATCAAATGATTGGCAAGAGGAACTAATTATGCAGATTCTTATCCCAATGGCCGGTGCTGGCAGCAGATTTGCAAAAGTAGGATATTCAAAACCAAAGCCATTAATAGACGTTGATGGTCTTCCGATGATCTCTAGAGTTATTGATAATCTTGGACCAGACAATGATTATATTTTCATAGTACAAAAATCGGTTCTAGATGATTATGAAAAAGATTTAATTTCAGCTACTGATTTTGCAAAATCTAGTAAATTTTTAATTGCTAATGGATTAACAGAGGGTGCTGCACAAACCTGCTTACTAGCCAAAGACTCGTTGGATATGGATTCTCCATTAATGATTGCCAATTGTGATCAAATTATGGATTGGAATTATGATCATTTTTACAAATGGTTTGACACAACATTTAGTGACGGATCAATAATCACTTTCTCAAGCATAGAACCTAACAATAGTTATGTAACTCTGAGAGAGGACGGATATATATTAGAAGCACAAGAAAAAATAGTTATATCAGACATAGCTACCACAGGTGTTTATATATGGCGACAAGCACGAGATTTTATGGTATCAGCTGAGGAAATGATATCAAAAAATATCAGATATAATAATGAATTTTATGTATGTCCTGTTTATAATCAAATTGTAGAGAAGGGCAAGTTAATTAACGTTTATCATATTAAAAGTCACTGGCCGATCGGAACACCAGAAGATTTAGAAATATATTTGAAGCATAGACATGAAAGAATATAGTGTAGAACAATTTAAATTAGGATGGTTTATCGGAGACTTCGAACCCAGTGTCCTCCGAACATCTGACTTTGAAGTCTGTTATAGAATCCAGAAAAAAGGCGAGATACATAAACCACATGTTCATCCCATTGGCACAGAGTATAACTATCTTATTCGAGGCGAAATGACAGTAAATGGTAAAAAGTTTATAGGACCTGTTATATTTGTTATAGAACCCGGGGAAGCTGTTTATCCAACGATGGACACAGACTGCGAGTTAATTATAGTTAAGACTCCTAGCTTAGTTACAGATAAGATATTGGTAGAAGACCTATGAATATTATAATTAATACAAAAGATCTTAAAAAGTATTTTTGGGTAAAGTATTGGGTATCATCAAAAACGGATCTCAATACCGCAGCACATGAAATAGCCATTGGACAGAGTATAGGTAACCCAAACAAACGTAGTCTCTGGGAAACTGATACAATGATCAACGACTATTGTAATAAGATATTAGATACAGGTAACCTTGACCAGCCACAGGGCTATGTAGAAATAGGTTTTCCTTATGAACTATTAGATTGGCAAGAAGATGGTATAAGTCAACTGCTTTGTGTAATCATGGGCGGGCAAATGGATATTGACAACATAACCAGTTGTCGTGCAACTGATATTGAATTTGATGATAGTGTAATTGCTCCCTATTTTCTCGGTCCGCAGTTTGGTATTAGTGGTATAAGAAATCGGGTAAAAGTCCATAACAAACCCCTATTTGGCGGTATTATTAAACCAAAAACTGGTATTACACCCAACCAGTTACTAGACATGACCAAAGAGTTAGTAGAGGGCGGTGTAAACTTTATTAAGGAAGATGAGATACTGGGAAATCCTAGTGTTTGTAGACTACGGGATCGTGTTCCACTTATATCAAAATATTTACAGGATAAAAATGTAATCTACTGCTACTGTATAAATAGTGATCCTTTATATGTATTAGACCGAGCTAAATTTGTTGCAGAAAATGGCGGCAACGGTGTTCATGTAAATGTATGGAGCGGTCTAGGTGTTTATAAAAGTATTAGAGATTTAGATCTACCACTTTTCATACACTATCAAAAAAGTGGTGATAGAACTTTTACAAATAGTTTGCATGACTTTAACATAAGCTGGGATATATTGTGTAAACTTGCAGGCATGTGCGGAGTTGACTTTATACATGCCGGAATGTGGGGAGGATATTTGAGTAATACAGACGACGAGCTACATCGCACATTAGGCATACTTAGAAGTCTCGGTGTAATGCCTGCATTAAGTTGCGGAATGCATGCGGGATTAATAGCACCTATCACTGAAAGATTTGGTACAGATTGGATGGCAAACGTAGGCGGTGCAATACATGCAGATCCCGGTGGTACTCGTGCTGGTAGTTTACGAATAAAACATGCCATTGAGAATCTAAAATGAAATTAATTTCACACCGAGGTTTGATAAATGGGCCAGATTTGCAATTGGAAAATACCGAGGATGCTATAACACAATGTTTGTTAAAAGGTCTTGAAGTAGAAGTAGATGTGTGGTTCAACGAAGATAGTAGCACTTGGTGGTTAGGTCACGATTTTCCTCAGTATAAAACTTCAAGAGATTTCGTATTCCAACTTGGGTTATGGATACACGCTAAAAATTTTGCAGCAGCTAAAGAATTAAATTCGTGTTGGAAGTCTGGCAATGTACATCTCAATTATTTTTGGCATGAGAATGACCATAGAACATTGACAAGTCTCGGATATTGGTGGACATTTCCGCAACAAGAACTCGGTCCTACTAGTGTAGCAGTAATGCCAGAAAGATATACGCTATTAACCGATTTACATTTATGTGTTACATGGAATTGTTATGGTGTATGCAGTGATTATATTAATAAACTGATATAATAAAATTTATCAATATTATTGATAAAAATTGAATAATTACCGTATAATTAAAGCATAATTTATTGGAGACTTAAATTCCATGTCAAAAATTGATTTGTCTACATATGAACAAGATCCTAGTAATCCTTCAGAAATATTGAATATAGCTGGGCACTGTGCTGAGCAGGGACAACATGATTCTGCCATGTTATTTGCTGAATCAGTTTATAGGATGAATAATCTGTCAAATGAAGTAAAGGTACAAGCATTAGAACGTTTTGCAATATCCGGTTTCTATAGTAAAATACCTTCTAGAAAACTATTAGGTAAACAGGCCTGCGAATTATTAGCCATGAACAAAGATATTAACTGGAATACCAGATATGTAGCTGGTCAAAATAGCACTTGGTATGCAAGTTCATCTAATGAATTATTTTCCAACACTGTATTGAAGCATTTAGACTTTACACCGCCAGACGATTATCTTCCATTAAACCCATCTATATACAGGTGGGGTAATCAGTTATGGATGATACAACGTACGGTGAATTATGTTATAACTCCAAGCGGTCATTATGACATGCGCGGTGACACCGCCATAAGAACTCGTAATTGGTTGTTGAAATTAAATTCTGATCTAACGGTACATAGTGCTAGAGAAATATTACCGCCAGTTGATCTTCCAGAACCACTTTATAATTTAGTAATTGGTTTTGAAGACAATAGACTATTTGTGTGGCAAGATCAGCTATGGTGTACGTCAACTGTCAGGGAATTAAACCAACCGGGTAATTGCGAAATAGTACTATCAAGAATAGATGATACTGAAGACGGTAAGTGTCGATATAGTAACTGGAGAGTTATACATCCAAAGGGTGTGGAATTTCAACATCAAAAAAATTGGATGCCTGTAGTAATAAATCAAGATCTAAGATTTATATATAGCAGTGATCCTGTTAGAATCATTGATGACCAAGGTGAAATAGTTATGCAGCACGAAGCTGTTGATGCCACTGATAGTTTCAGAGGCGGGTCACAAGCTATTAGATTTAATAATGGGTGGTTGGCTATAATACATGAAAGCCATATGATGCCCGATCAACGTCGTAGATACATGCATCGATTTGTATGGTATAATGAAAATTTTGATTTAGCAGCTTATACGCCGGCATTTTATATAGCCAAACTTGGTATTGAATTTGCAGCAGGAATAGCAGAACATCCACTTACTAACAAAATAATTGTAAGCTTTGGATTAGCAGACAACGAAAGCTGGTTAGCTGAATTTGAACCAGTTTCGATACTTGCTGCATTAAAATATATCAAAAGAAAAGAATCAAACTGATATGAATGACATAGAAACAAAGTCTCCATTAGAAGATCCTCAGGTACTATTAGGGATATGTCAATATTTCGATTCAAAAGATAAACACAATGATGTTATGAAAATCTATGAACAGTCAATGCCTATACCTCAGTTGGATAGCGTAAAAACAGACTTTCTTCGATTAGCAGCGGTCAGTGGATTTTACAGTGATTTAGACTACTATAAAAAACTAGGTAAAGAAGCTAGCGAACAGTTAATGTCTAGCCGTAAAGTTTCTGCCACTGATAGAGACTTTGCAAGGCGTAACGGTACTTGGTACAATAATCTAATCAAAGATCTCATTCCGTCTGCCATTTTAAAAAAGATTGAATTCAATTGTCCAGTTGGATATCGTTCAACTACTCCGAGTATCACATCCCATGGTGGTAAAATATGGATGTTACAACGGTCAATAAATCTACACGATGAGAATTATAATTTTGTTGATCCGGATGCAATATGGTGGTGTACAAAAAATTACATACTACAACTAGATAATGATTTGAATGTTGTATATAGTGAAGAAATTAAACCGCCTGCTGATATGCAATTACCTGTTAGAGGTTTTGAAGATGCAAGACTGTTTTTTCTAGGCAACGAACTTTGGTGTTCGTGCTCATCATTAGATTTCAACGAAAACGGTGTATCTCAAATGCTTACAACTAGAATAGACGGTATAGGAACAGGAGATTGCAGATTCACTAACTATCAAGTAATGAAACCCAATTTTGGTTATGGTCAAGTTGAAAAAAATTGGATGCCGTTTGTCGAAAACAATTTACCATATTTCATATACAATTGTGATCCTGTGATCATAGTAGATAATAACGGTCACCTGATTGATTCTCGAGCAACACATATTGCTGCTGAAAGTTATAGGGGCGGTACTCAATTATTGGAATTCGATGATGGGTATCTGGCATTGATACATGAATCACTGGACATGGATTGGGGTGTTCGTCGTTATATGCATAGATTTGTTTGGTTTAATAGAAGTTTACAACTGACAAAGTATAGCAATTATTTTTCAATTGATGAAATAACATTAGAAGTTAGTGTTGAATTTGCTGCTGGTATAACTGTTCATCCAATAACAGATAAATTACTGATAAGTTTTGGTAAAAATGAGTTAGAGACATGGATTGTAACAGTTGATCCAGATGATGTAAGAAATGTATTGAAGCCGGCTGGTTTAGCCTGTGAAAGATTGCCATTTGATGCAGAAACATTAAAACTATTGGAATATGAAACCAACAGAGCACTTAAAGATACCGCTACGGTAGAAAAATTTACTAATTTATTAAAAAAATATAACCTGCCATTACACGTAACACCGCAGAAAAATTGGGATAACTTGATTGCAATATATCATACAGTGCTAACCACTGACGTTGATACTCCCATAATGGATATAGCAGGAACAGCTGACTCGGCATATCTTCCAAGCTTGTATAAATTTGGTTACAGAGATTTAACCAGTATTAACCTGTCAGAACATGAACCTGTATTAAAAGATGGTGTTGTATATCAATACGGGGACTGTACTAACACAGGTTTCCCTGATGAATACTTTGGATTTATATCTTGTCTAAGTGTTATCGAACATGGTGTAGATATTGATGGATTCTTCAGAGAATCACATAGAATACTAAAGAAAAAAGGTAGATTGTTTGTTAGTACAGATTACTGGCAGCATCCTGTCAATACGTTTGGCAAAATGGCATATTGGAACCCAGTTGTAATATTTGATGCAGCAGGAATAAGTGACATGGTTGCTAAAGCAGAAGCACACGGATTTGAATTAACTGGACCAGCGGATTTAACTTGTTATGACAAGGCAGTACACTGGGACGAAATGGACTACACATTTATTAATTTGTTGTTCAGCAAACGGTAATTTAATGGAGACTTAGATGAGTACAAAGAAATTAAGAATCGGTGTTTACTGCCCTGCTAAAAATGAATTAAAGCATGTAGAACCCTGGTATGAAAGTTGCAGGAATGCTGATGTTGTAGTATGTGCTGATACGGGTAGCACAGACGGTACAAAAGAAAAGATGTTGGAACTTGGAGTAAAAGTAACCGATTTAAGAATACTACCGTGGCGGTTTGACGACGCATTTAATTTTGCAATGGCATTGTTACCTGACGATATTGATGTTTGCATACGATTAGATTTGGATGAACGTCTGCAGCCTGGTTGGCGGGCTGCACTTGAAGCAGCATGGACCCCTGAGACTACTCGTTTACGTTATCCATATGTTTGGAATTGGAACCCAGATGGTTCTCCCGGACGTCAATGGTACGGAGACCGTATTCATCATAGAAATGGTTTTCGTTGGATGGGAGCAACTCATGAGGGGCTGTGTTCTAGAATACATGAAGTACAGACATTTACGGACGATGTTAAAATATATCAATATCCAGATGCCAAGGATAAGAAGCATGATCTTCCTCTGTTATTAGAAGCAACTAAAGAGTATCCAACTGATGCAAGATTGCGGGCATATCTGGGTAGAGAATATTTTTATAGAGGAGAAAATGACAAGGCAGTTGAAACTTATAAAGAGTTTCTTGGCATGAGCTGGGACAAGATTGAACGAGGTCAGGCTATGATTAACCTATCAAATGCAGATCCAAAAAATAAAGTATTTTGGTTAAAGATGGCTATTATAGAAACACCCGGTCATAGAGAACCATTAACAAATCTATCTCAGCATTATTATAATAATGAGGATTGGACCAAGTGTTACAAGTATGCTATGGATGCCTTAAAGATCACAAAACATCCTATGGATTATACTTGCACACCAGAAGCCTGGGGATACTTGCCGCATGATTTAGCCAGTATTTCTGCTTGGCATCTTGGTTTATATAAAGAAAGTATGGAACAGGCAAAATTAGCACTAGAACGTAGTCCAAATGACAAACGATTAGAGAATAATCTTAAGATTGTGGAAGAATTCATGAATGAACGATTAACTAACGAGTAATAGGTGATTAAACTGTTAATAAATAAAAGTATGAAATTGTTTGAGTTATTCGTTGACTACGATAAACCTATTGTAATTGAAGCAGGTGGTGTTGGCCGCATAGTACCAGGTATCAACACCACATCTGACGTCGGGCCAAATGAAGTTGCCAAACAAGCAAAGAAGTTTGGTAATAAAGTTACCCGAGATGGCCGTCCCCCCATTGCCAGACCTGATGGCAAAAATGTTAACAAAAAATGACACATTGGTTAGTACTATGGAAAACATGGTTAGAAGAAGAGATTGAAACACCATGGCCTTTTGTAGTAGTTGATCGTACTGCTGATTTCAAAAACAGAGAAACAAGTGTTCGAGTTCCCCAAGAATTGGTAGATTCTATATTTTTATCTTTTGATGTAGATAAAGTTCATAAATTTCAATCAGAACATGTATATGCACTTGTGTTATCGTGTGTGCTAGAAGCAGCTGATCAACCAGCTGCTGTGCAGTTGGTACAATCGGTATTTCCGGATGCCGAGGTTACTAACTGTGCCCTAATACCTCTGGAAATGTTATCAACTGTTATGGAAAACTTTTCACAAAAATAGGCACTGAATTTCCTCAGTGCCTAGTGTTATTTAATTAGATTCTTGAACGTTTGCTAGCTGATTCTGCTTCATCCTGAGTATTACAAACTGCGATTGGGACCCAACGTTGTGGAACTGGAAGTCCGCTACGACGATGATAATCTAAATCCGCATTGGGATCATCTACCTGTGTCCAAACCACCCACTTACCATCACCCTTACGCTGAGCAATATCGTGATTCTTTTTCATACTTTTACCTATTGTTTTACTTGGTTGCAGGAAATGCAAGCTTTGCTTGCAGTGTTAAGTATAAGTCTGTTTAAATCATTGTCTAGTGTTTTTTTGGTACTATTACAAGTCCCTCCTCTACTACATCAATATCCCAATTATGAAACACATCTTTTAATTTAGAAACTATGGTTCTTAAATAAAATCTAGTTTTTTCCCAATTTAGATATGCATTTAATTCAGTTTCGGATGCATTATGACCAACTATACTAAACAATATTTCGTCGTCTATGATTTTAATGTGTTCGCCTTTTTTTATGTGAAACGGAATATTTAGAATTTCTTTTTCAAGAAATTCTATTATTTGTGCAGCTTCTTTTACTTCGTTTGGCGTCATCTTAACCACCATTCCTCCCAGGGAAATACTATCCACGAATCATCTTCTTCCTTGTTAATTTCCATACTATAATAGTCTACATCTGATTTGCTTGCTAGATTGTTTATAATGGTAGCAAATCTTACGTTTTTCCCCCAAATTTCTGTTTCCCAATTAATATCATCAGGCAGACATGCCGACTGCCAATCATTTTTAATCCACTGAATAGTTGCTCCACTATCATTAATATCATCAACAATTAAAATCTTCTTACGTCTTTGTTCAGCATTGGTATTGATGTAATTATCGTTTTCGTCATATTGCGCACCCAATGCATCATCTGCCATCCAGCAGTTATGATCGCAGTCGTCTTCTTGACCGTCCCTAAGTGTTACCTTGAGAGTGTACATGGTAACGTTTAGATAGTGACTTAGCATAACTGCGGGAATTAATCCACCGCGGCTTAGTCCCACAATATAATCTGGTTTCCAACCATCTAGAGTAATTTTTCTACCAATATCAGCCATCATTGCGCGAATTTGTTCATTATCTATGTGTATTTCTTTAGTCATGTCCACAAACTCCCTCTGATTCTAATCAATCTCATTAGCATTTCAGTATCTTCGTTGAATTGATCTTCTTCTATCGTACGACTAAGATCTAACACTCTACGTTCCTCAATTTTATCTTCCTCACTATACTGGCTTTTGTCAAATAGTCTATGACCTTTTTTCTCTCTGTATCTGCACCAGTTGCTCCAGCCGCTTGCATCTATATGGTCTGGACGATTTGGGCGTACTTCTGTCCACCATTTATACAATTCCAAAATTTCATATGCTACTTGAGCTTGGCTTTCGCAACGTTCATTTTCATCTAGAGTTGGACTACCTAGTGAACACTCCCAATCCAAATGAGCCAGTCCTGCTTCTGGACAGCGGAAACTGCGGATGCGTAGCCAACCCAGGCTAAACCGCGGATACTTGTACTTTTTACGTGCATCCTTGTCAAACACTACATGCATCCAAGCCTTTTCAACTTCTACAAAGTCTACTAAAAGATTGAACATACCATGCAATAGACGAGTATCACAGTCGGCATAACCAGGCTCTAAACCAGTATTAATAACGTGATACCGGTCGAAAACTCTACAGCGAATCCAGTAACGTAAATCATTGAACGGCTTAGTGATAAAATTGTACATATCTGCAAAAAATCTGGGTACAGTCTCGTTAAGCCAATAGGCTACCGGACGTTCTGTTCGCATTTTAGCTTCCCACTCGTCCCATTCATGCCACGGTAAGGCAAAGGGTTTTTCGTAGGTTAAACGATCTTTCAGAATTTTGAAATAATTTTTCATATTGTTACAATACTACCTCTACGTTATTTGTCAACCAGAAACCCATACCATTCTAAACAGCATGATATCTTTTTGGTCAAGCCTTATTTTGAATTCAGTTGATGTCCTATCTTGTTTATATCCTCGCTTGCGACGATTATCCCAAGCCAGTTTATTATTGCTATGACCTCCCGCCAATGCCTCAGTTGTATCTTTAAGAACTATGAAATTTTCAGTACAATTAGTAGCCAACCAATCACACAATGTTTCGGATTCTGGTTTAGAAAGTGATTGAATTGTTGAAAGTTGGTAATCAAACAGTCCAGCAGGCCAATTGGTTGACCATTTACCGTTTTCGGATTGAAAATCCTTTTTGAAGATTTCCAATAAGTCTTCTGGATCTAATCTAAATGGTCGCATGCACTTATTATGCAGTGCAAGAAAGTGTTAGTCAAGTAGCTCCAATATCAAATAACCGTTATCGCTGCTGACTAGTAGACCATTATCTACTGCCTCAACTGTATAAGCAGAGCCTAATACTTTTGATAATCTAGCACTTTCATTGATTAACGGATTACCAATTTCAAATCCAATGATCGGAACACTTGGTTCAGTTTTTGATATATGTGCTACACGGTATTTAAGTGTTGACCCTGGACTTGTAAGGAATACTGTGTCACCAAGAATTTCAATAGATTCCATTAGACCATTTTTCAGTATGGGGGCAATGTATTCTTTCATTGAATTGGGCTCTTCCTCGGTTTCCTCAGCTTCCTGATCAGCGTCCTCTATATCATCTTGTATATCATCTTCTGCTGGTGGAACTGATTCTGGGTCTAGGTTAACATGTTCTTTGATGTTATCTTCGGTGAGATCATATATTTCATCATCATGTAGTGTCTTGAATTGCCACTGGTCTACATTGGTTAAATTGTCAACACTATCGACCATTTTAACTAGTAGTTCTGGTAAATCAGCATTGCGGTCCATTTCGATGAATACTACATAGTATCCATCTTCTGTGGGTGCAGGACTGGTTTCTGCATCTAATATAGTAATATCACCTTTTTCTATAAATCTTTCCAAATCTTTGGCGGGTTCTTGTTCGAATACATAGAATGCAACAACAACAGCTTTGGCATTGTCGATTTTAGATTCGTAAGTATCTAGTTCTACCAATGGTAATACGAGATAGTCCAAATCGTTTCGTAATAGTCCTGCTTCATTTAAAGATATCATGTTTGCTCCGCTGGTTGATCTTGAGCTGCTTGATCTGGTGTTGTACCCTGCGACACTGCTTCATCTGCTGTGTCTAGATCAACATCTTCGTCATAAAGGTCCATGATTTCTTTACTGATACTTTCAACAAATCTACGAGGTATTAATAAATCTATCAACCATATTTTAACTTTTTCCATTTTTGGTTTCTTAGTACCTGGTTGATAGTCGTCAGGGCTTTTAATTTCAATTGGAATTTCTTCAGTTGAAATATGATAACTTATTTTGGTTCCATGTTTCAATAATCTTAATCCGCCGCTTGGATCTGGCATATCCCTATAGTCATATTTTAATGTAACCTTAACCCAGTATTTTCTAACATATGGTCCAGAAACTATTTCACCTTTGATCCAATTCTTAAAACTATACATGTCATTGGTATCTAAGTAATCTTCTATAGATATCATGATATCTACAAGATCAGTATTATCAGATAATCTGGTGATTACCTGATCAGGTGATGTGGGATCATATTGATTATTGTCTGTCATGTGATTATTTAGCTTATATTAGAATATAATTTTGTATTATTGGTATTATCAAAATAAATATAAAAAAAATAAAGGTGTAAAATGCCGAACAAAATTACAGATTTAAATTTAATTTCTAATATTGTAGACGATTTTAAAAACGGCTTATCTAAAGCTGCACTTTGTAAAAAATACAATTTATCATCTCCAACTATTCATAGGTTAATCAAAGAAAATTATCAGCAAATTTTCAGTAGAATTCCAGAAGTTACTATTAATAAAGTTATTGAATTGTCTAGTATATTTAATTCTAAAAGTAAAATAGCTGAAACTTTAAAAATCGATATTAATACTGTTACAAAAATTCTTAAATATTATAATGTTGCAGTTATACCTCGCCCCCCCATGCAAAAAATAAAAAAAGAAACCGAGTATGACAAATTAATGAAACTAACGTCACCTAGTTATATAACAAATCAACTTAAAAATCGAAGTGTACATAATCTATCTTTAGAATTTAATGTTTCACATAACACCCTATTAAGGTATATGAAAGATAATGACATCGAATATAAAAAATTTGTTCTTTTGACAAAAGATATTTCAGAAGACATAAAGAAAAAGATTATTACAGATTTTTCTAATCAATGCACGAAACGAGAAATTTGTAAAAAATATAATGTGAGTAGTAAACATATCGATTCAATATTACAGAAATATAAATTGCCAACACGTCAACTTAAAATTAATAAATTAATAGATTGCGATTATATAAGGTATGTTAAACTAGCGAGAAGATTAACAAATGTAGTGAAAAATACGTATAAATTAAAAACTCCTGATGGATTTCATTGGGATCATAAATTGTCAATTGTAGACGGTTATAAACAATCTATTCCAGTTTACTTAATTGCATCTAGAGAAAATTTAGAGTTAGTACCGTCTACTGTTAATTTAAGTAAAGGTACTAACTCTAGCATTACTAAAGATAACTTATATCAATTAATTGGTTTATGAATTATAAAGGTTTAGTATATCTTCGATAATTGGATGTCTTTCAACATCTTTGTCATTAAACTTAATAAATGATATTTTGTTATTTGGTTTTTCTGAAATACGGTTAATAAAATCTAATAGTCCATTCTCACAGTAACCTCTATCATGTTGTGTAAGATCACCTGTTACGACCATTTTACTTCCGATACCAATTCTAGTAAGTAGCATTTTCATTTGACTAGCAGTGGAATTTTGAAATTCATCTGCTATAATAAAACTATTAGCAAAAGTTCTCCCTCTCATATATGCTAAAGGTGCAATTTCTAGTGTTCCGTGCTCGATTAAATTTAGTACTTCTTTTTTGCTGTAGTATTGATAAAAGTAATCTAATATTGGTAGAACCCACGGTTGCATTTTATCAACTAATGTACCTGGTAAAAATCCATGTTGTTCATCAACACTAATAGCAGGTCTGGTTATAATTATTTTATCAATTTCTCCTTTAGTAAGTTTATCTATTGCTGAGAGTGTTCCTAACATGGTTTTACCTGTACCTGCGGCACCTACAGCAAAAACAATGTCAACGTTGGGATCTTCGAGCGCATCTATATAATTCTCTTGCGCTAAGTTTTTTGGTAGTAAAGCTAGTTTCTTTTGTGGTTTTCTGTATTCTGTTATGTTTAATACATTATCCTTTGATTTTCTATTGTTACTGTAACTTGTGTTACGCTCTTCATTAACAGCTCGAGCGTTCGAGCGTTTCATGCGTCTACTCAAATGACCCTCCTTTAAAAAAGGTACCAATAATATTTAGCGGCTATAGATACAAATAATGTGTACACATAACCTAAACTTTTGGAAATGCTTGGCATTGAATAACATTAATAAATAAAGCTAGTCACAGAATTAATAATCACGGATGTATTATGACTTCAACTATTGATCCAAATACCATTGACCCTAATTTTCCCACGGCAAACCAAGATAATCCCAGTCAAGGTTTTAGAGATAATTTCTCAGCTATTAGAGAAAATTTTGAAAGAGCTGAATTAGAATTAACCAATTTACAGAATACAGTAATATCAGCAACTGGTCCTGTTAAAAGTGTTGTACCGATCAGCTTGGGCGGAAATGCTGCTCCAATTAGTATTCAATTGCAATTTGCATATAGTGATGCAAATTATCAATTAACATTTCCTGGTACCAGTGCAGTTGTAATACCGCAGGGTGTTACAGCACAACGTCCGGTTGGTGCTGTTGGTCAAATACGTTACAACGTTGATTTTAATTATATAGAATATTGGAATGGTAATGATTGGTATCCGGTTGGCCCAACAGGTCCTACTGGTGCTACAAGTACTATAACAGGTCCTACTGGTCCAGCTGGAGGTCCCACTGGCCCTACTGGTGAACGAGGTTATCAAGGACTTCCAGGACCACAAGGTTTACCAGGTGTTCCTGGTCCAACAGGTGCCACTGGTCCAACAGGTCCTACAGGCTATACAGGTCCAACTGGGCCTACAGGTAATACAGGTCCAACTGGCCCTACTGGTGATACAGGCCCAACTGGTCCGACTGGTCCTACTGGTGCAACAGGTCCTACTGGTGCAACTGGTCCTACTGGTTACACTGGTCCAACTGGCCCTACTGGTGAAACAGGTCCAACTGGCCCTACTGGTGCAACTGGTAATGCAGCTCTTCCTGCTGCCCCTATAAACTCGGTACAGTTTAACCTAGATGGTAAACAATTAGGCGGTTCTTCTCTACTGACATGGGATGGTACATCGTTAAATGCAAATGCAGCAATGGTTCAGAATATCAACATTGCTAACGATATAATTAAGAATAGATTGAGTGCTGCTAATTTAACATTACAAGAACTTGGTGGCGGCGGTGTAGTAGTTAGCAATGAATTGTTTGTCTTGGGTCGTACCCATGGTACTGCACCATATGTTACTGGTATTCTTTATGTTACAAAAGACGGCGACGACGGAAACGACGGTTTAACAGAAGATAGAGCAAAGAAAACCATTGCAAGTGCAGCAGCAGTGGCAGCAGATAATATACGTTACAACGGTTGGGTATATGCTACAATCTATGTAAGAGCGGGAGTTTATATTGAACCAAATCCAATTACCATACATAGTGGTTGTACAGTTTTTGGTGATAATCTACGTTCGGTAACAGTTGAACCACAAAATCCGCATGAGGATATATTCTGGGTTAATCCAGCAACTTACTTGTATGGTATGACTTTTAGAAAATATTATCATCCGGCCGCTGCGGTACAATTCCCAGCAGACGGTACCAACGTAATTCATGATCTACATGATTGGGCATCACCTTATGTACAGAACTGTACAAGTATCACAGTTGGTCAGTATGATGCAAGCGGTAATATCGTTGTGGAAGCTGGTACAGGCATGGTTGTTGACGGGTTACGTGGACGTAAATTATCAGATCCTGCCCCAGGTAACGTGCAGGTTTATACTTTCGATGCTATAGTAGATGAAACAACAGCCATTATCTATCAGGACATTGCTCCTACGTTGAGTAGTAATATAAGTCTTGGATGGCAGTTACAAAGTGGTATTGTTGGTACTCCTGCAAATGTTGATGCAATCACTAGTACTGTATACGCAGGACAGCCTGCTTGGCAAGTTACCATTGATCAACCTTTGATAAACAGAGTAACTGTTAGCGGTTTCGACGCTATACTCAATGATACAGAGGCAGTTGTTTTAGACAGCACAAGTACAGATATGAAGAGTGTTATTACGTCGGGTTGGAATTTAACTGATCCTGGGTTTGATAGTGCTGCTACACTATTAGGTGCTAATAGAAGATTCTTTAAAGCTGAAGTAAGAGCATATGTAGAAACTTTATTCCCAGGGTTCCTTAATCCCACACAGTTAGATTTATGCACTAGAGATGTTGGCACAATACTTGATCTTGTACTACAAGATGTATTACATGGCGGTCATGCACGTAGTAGGGATGCAGGTAATGTTTACTGGAAAAATAACAAATCAATAATTGCGGGTCAAGAGAATGAAACAGCTCAAGCTATATCATATCTCAAAGAACTAGCATTACAAGTTATTGCTAATATTCCAATAAATTATACCTATCAGCTGGGCGAGTTGCAAAAGATACTACCAGATGTACAAGGTGGAGAAATAGTTTCTGTGTCTCTTGCTACAAACTTTGACATAGTTGGCGACATTATCATACACGGTATAGGACACGATCCAATTAAACTAGCACATGGACTATTAACTACTAATAAGGCATTTATACAAGAAGAAACGTTTGCATATGTTCAAGCGACCTACCAAGACTTTGCTTATGATACAAATCTATGTCATAGAGACATCGGTCTTATTGTTGATTGCATAGCATTTGACCTAGTAAATGGTGGATATGCCAAATGTGTAGCAGCTGGTCGTGCTTATTGGGATGGTGCTACCAGCAAGATACCAGGTCAACAGAATCAAACAGTCGGAGCTATCAATTTTGCAAAACTGTTGGTCCTACATGTGTTAAGCAATGAGCAAGTTATATTCACATACCAAAACAATGTCACTCAATTTGTAGATCCAAATGTTAAAGGCACTACTATAGCAACACATTTGATTGACCAAGGATTTGAAATAATCACAGGTATTATTAATTTTGGTCCAGATCACATTCCATATATAAAGACTTTACCTGTAGCCAAACAAAGTTACAAGCCGATACCAGCTAATTTGTTTGCTGCACAAAGTCTGGTGTTAGCTAACGTTCCGTTTATACAGGATCAGATAATACTATATCTTAATGGGAAATATCCGGGGTGGAATTCTACATCAGGGTTTTCTGCAAAATGTAGCAGAGACGTTGCTACTATAATTATGGCCGTAACTGCTGATACAATCGCAGGCTGGGATAAAAACACAATATTAACTGGCAATAGTTATTGGAGTGGTGTAATCAGTGTATTAACTAATCCGAGCAGTCAAATACCATTCACCAGGGATGCTATATATCAAATAGGGGTGTTGATTACAAATATTGTCAATAATACTCCAACATCTATTGCTGCTGGAGGTACAGTTGCACAAGTAACAATAGACACTTATACTGGCGGCGGATACTATGCTTCTGCATATACTGCTAGATTGCAACAGATGAGTGATATCATTGGATCAAGCATATACCCAATCGATGTAATAAACACAGTTCGGGAAGCACAGGCACTGATCGTAAGTAATATACCATTTATACAAGATCAGGTTATAGGTTATATTCAGGCTACTTATCCATCTTGGACTTACGATCAAACCAAATGTCATAGAGACGTTGCGTTAATTGTGGGTGCGGTAGTTGATGATTTATTAACAGCTAATAAAACATATAGTAGAACTGCTGGTAATAGCTATTGGGCAGGGTCTACTAGTGTACTTTCTACTAATAATGCTCAGCAGGTTACAAATACAATTAATGCATTTAATTATGCTAGAGATTTGATTAATAACAATGTATTACTTAATATGGCACCGTCTACAATATATTCGGGTGCTGCACAGGTATTTTATACTGGTTACACTCAAGCAAGTGATCCGAGCGTTACTGGTGCTATTACTATATCATTTGCTAAAATTAACAACATCATACAAAATGGCCCAGATTTACCAACAGTTACTTCACTGCCAATTACTGGTTATGCAAATGCACGACAGTTATTGGTATTGAACAGAGGTTATATACAAGCCGAAGTCAGTGCATTTATAGCAGCAAATTATCCAGGGTTTTTAACTACTGCTCAGTTAGATCTTTGTTTAAGAGACACTGGATGGGTGGTAGATGCTGTAGCATATGATTTATACTTTGGCGGAATTAACAGAAGTATTGAAGCAGGTAAAGCATATTGGAATAATGCAACTAGTTTGATTCAAGGTCAACAAGGTCAAACTGCGGCCGCTGTGCAGTATGCCAAACAGGTTGCATTATATGTTATCGCTAACACTCAACATGCATCATTACAAAATAATATATTCCAAGTAAGGGATAATGCACTCAGTAATGGTATAATTGCAAACAATGCTGTTAATATTTGTTTTGATATTGTAACAGATCTCATGCAGAACGGTCCAACAGGTGGTGGTGATATACCCCCAGAACTATCATCTGCCAAACGATTGGTAACTTTAAACTTAGATAATATTCAAAATGCAGCAAATGCATATGTTTATAGCACATATGTTACTGTTCAAGGTTGGGGATTTGGTACATCACTTTCACCCAGTGATCCCGGTTATGCAGCTGATGTTGCTGCTCGCAGTGTTAAATGCAGAAGAGACGTAGCACTTGTATTAAGTTGTGTAATGGATGATGTTGTAACTGGCAGAACTTCCCTGAGTATTGCTTGTGGTAATAGTTATTGGCAGAATGCAGTGTCTGTATTAGACAATCCTGCCCAACAAATACCATATACTGTTGATACGTTTAACTACGTATTATCACAGGTATTACAAACTTTATCAACTGATCCAAACGGTGCATCGGCTGCTAATGATGCTATAATAACACGGTTTGCTATTATAACGGACATTATACAAAAAAATGGCGATATTGGTAGAACAATAGATTCTAACCTATTTGCAGCACAAACATTGCTATTAGCCAATGTCAGTTGGATACAGGACCAAATTATCACATATATAGGTTATGCACACGGATCGTGGGAATACAATCAAGCCAAATGCAAAAGAGATGTAGCTACTATGATCATGGCTGTCATTGCTGATACCATAGCAGGATGGAACAAGAATTCCTTATTAGTCGGTAATAGTTATTGGGAAGGTGCTGTTAGCGTTTTAGTTAACGATCCGGCACATCATATACCTTATACTGTCGAAGCTATTAGACAAATAGCTTACCTAGCAGGTAAGGTAGTATCTAATGACAACAATTTAAATCTACCATATGACAGCGCCAGTCAAATACGTATATTATCGTACACCGGCGGTAATTTGTATGCTAATTCAATAGCTGAAAGATTTAACTTAATTGCTGACATAGTCGGCACAGGACCAGTTGAAGTACCACTACAACAAGGCATACACGACTCACATGCATTGTTGATCAGCAACATACCGTTTATTCAAGACCAAATAATTTCATATATAAACACAACATATCCCGGGTATGGATATGATCATAGTAAATGTCATAGAGACACAGCATTAATTTTGGCTTGTGTTATAGATGATATTCTAGCAGGCAGTAATATATATTCTACCATAGCTGGAAATAGCTATCTAAACGGGGCATTGCCTTCTGGACAAATTGTCTATACAATTGATGCATTTAATCAAGCCAAAGAATTAGCATTAGCTGTAATCACAAACTCAACTGTATTCCCAACTGGGTTTCCATATAATAACGGGGGTGCTACACAAGTAGTATATCCAAACTGGAATCAGGGTGCAGTCGCAGTGCCGGCGGTTATAGCAGGATTTGACAGAGTTAATTCTATCATTTTCAACGGCGCGGCATATAATAGCAATGCTGAAAGTATTATATCTGAAAATATGTTTCATGCTCAAGCATTGATGCAATCTAATATACCATTTATACAAGACCAAATAGTGGGCTATATTAATGAATTTTATGTAGTACCGCATAACTGGAATTATGATGTAGCCAAATGTCGTAGAGATATTGAATTAATAATTAATGCAGTAATGGTTGATGTGCTTGCCGGATTACAAACCAGCAGTATACTAGCAGGCAATGCCTATTGGAAGGGTGCTGTTAGTTGGTTAAGTAACCCAAATCAGCATATACCGTACACTGTTGATGCAATTAATCAGATTGCAGTATTAGCTAGAAATGTACTTAACAACAACACAACTTTTAATCCGCCCTATCCATATGCTGGTACAGCTCAAGTAACCAATACCAATTACACAGGCGGAAATGAATATGCTAATGCGATTGCTAGTAGAATAGCAATAATAACAAATATCATTCAAAATGGTCCGCAAAATGTAATTCTAAGTCCGGGTGTGTCGGATGCACATGCATTAATGTTATACAATATACCATGGGTACAAGATCAGGTTATTGCTTATGTTGCTGATGTTTATCCAACTTGGAATTATGGTAAAACTTCCCCAACAGATATAGCTGCATCCAAAGCTAAATGCCGTAGAGACATTGCATTAATTAATCTTGCTGTTATAGTTGATATGTTAACCAAAAGCACTGTATACAGCACAGCTTGTGGAGAAACATATTGGATTGGTTCAACCAGTGCACTAGCAACATCGCCGCAGGAACAAATACCGTATACTATTGATGTAATGAATCAAGCCAAAGAGTTAATGTTAAAGGCTATTGCCAATGATACTGATTTGCCTGCACCGTTTCCATATGCAGTTACTGGTACACAAACTGTGGTATCAAATCTTGTAGATGGTGTTAAGCAATCGTCATATGTTAGAAGAGGATTTAATTTAATAACAAATACCATTGCTAACAATAATAGTAATGCTAATATAATACCACAACCTTTATTTGCTGCTACTAGTTTATTAGTAGAAAATATTCCTTTTATACGTGAACAAATTATTGCTTGGTTATCAGCTACACAACCAAGTTGGGTTTATAATACTGCAAAATGTAGAAGAGACGTTGGATTAATAATTTATAGTGTAATCGGAGACTTGTTAGCTAATAACACTACAATGAGTAAATTAGCCGGCGAAAGTTATTGGAAAGGTATTAGCAGTGTATTAAGTGATCCCACAACACAGATACCAAACACAGTCGAAGCTATTAATCAGATATCAATTCTTGCTCAACAGGTAATTGCTAATGATACAGTTAGTAATAGTCCATTTCCATATACCACTGAAGCACCTCAAGTAATAAAGATTGATGAATATTCAACTTCGGGTAGTGTATATGCTCCTAATGTAGCTGAAAAATTCAAAGTAATTACGTCAATTATAGAGAATCAACCAATTAGTGCACCAAAAATACCTTCAGGTATGTTTGCTGCTCAAAACTTGATATTAGCCAACGTCGGTTATATACAAAATCAAATCATATACTATCTTGACCAGACATATCCAAGTTGGAATACCAATCCTGCATTTACTGCCAAGTGCAGCAGGGACGTTGCTACCATGCTTATGGCAGCCGTTGCTGACGTGCTAGTTGAAAATAACAGTCCCGGATATGATCTTAATAGTAAACTGGTTGGTAATAGTTATTGGAATGGTGCAGTCAGTGTACTAACCAATCCAACTGTTCAAGTACCATATACACAAGATGCTATCAACCAAATCAGTTATCTAGTAGACAAAGTAATTGATAATGATGATGCACTAAAATCACCATTTGATGTTAATAGTGGTAGTCAAGTATTAAATTATGGATATACTGGTGGTGCAGCATTTGCTACCAATTTCAGTAGCAAATTTAACACAATTAGCAATATAATCGGGACTGAGCCAACAATTGTTACAGGGGTCGCACAAAATGTTATAGATGCTCAGGCACTATTGATCAGTAACATACCATATATTCAAGATCAAATCACTTCCTATATTGCCGCAGTTTATCCGAGTTGGAATTACGGTAAAACTACGCCAAGTGATATAGCTGCATCCCAAGCTAAATGTCATAGAGATGTTGCATTAATTACAATTAGTGTTATTGATGACCTACTAACTGGTACTAACTTATATAGTAAATCTGCTGGTAATAGTTATTGGAATGGTGTGGTGAATGTACTTGCGACTGATCCAACTGTGCAGATACCATATACTATCGACGCATTTAATCGAGTTAAAGAACTTGCATTGGTAGTATTAGGTAACGGAACTATTTCTCCAACGGTTCCATTTCCTTATACTGGTGGCGCTTCTCCGGTTACCTATACATATCTGTCAGATGGGTCAGTGGCCCTAGAAACCAGTAATACTGTTGCTGCATCCTTTAAACAAATAAATGATATAATACAAACCACATTGGATACAACTCCAATTATACCTGCAAGTATGTTTGCAGCACAGAGCCTAATAATGGCTAATGTTGGATTTATACAGGGACAGATTATAAATTACCTTAATATTCAACATACGGGATGGCAAACTGGTCCGGCATTTACAGACAAGTGCAGCAGAGATGTTGCTACAATGCTAATAGCTGTTATAGCAGACGTGATTGTTGACGGTACAACTACACCCGGTTACATTATTAACAGTCAATTAACTGGAAATAGCTACTGGAACGGTACGAATACTGTTCTAGTACAACCCGGAGAAATCAGTTATACTGTGGATGCTATCAATAAAATCAAATACTTAGTAGGTAAAGTTTTAAATAATGATACTAACTTAGTTGCACCTTTCAGTAATACCAATCAAGTTGTATTGGACAATTACATATATGCTAATGATTGGATTTCTGTGTTTGACAGCAAGTTTGATGTAATAAGTGGCATTATAGGAGGCACTGGTCCGGTCAGTGTGGGTTTACCACAGACTGTTAAAGATGCACATGCATTATTGTTAAGTAATGTTGCATTTATACAGGGTCAAATTATTGCTTATATTACGGATCTTTACGGATCAGAAGGCTGGGTTTATAATCAAACCAAATGCAGCAGAGACGTGGCATTAGTTATAGCGTGTGTATTAGATGATGTATTAACCAGTTCAGATCTTTATAGTAAGGCTTGCGGTAATAGTTATTGGAACGGTGCAATTAGTGTATTAACTACTAATACTTCCGAACATATATCGTATACTATAAATGCATTCACTAGAGCTAAAGAATTAGCAATAGCAGTTATTGGTAATAATACCACACTTCCAAAAGTAGTTGATACCAATTTAACCACATTGCCATTTCCGTATACTGGGGGCAGTGTCTTGACATTGCGTTCTGGTCCAGCAATTGGTTACACAGGTGTTATGTCGGGTGTTGTTTCATCAATTAATGTATCATTTACTGTATCAACAACTTCTTCTGTTAATAATATCATAACAATTGTTGGTTCTACTGCTAATTTCTTACCAAATCAAATAGTCACATTTTCTGGCAATATGTTTGGGGGACTTGTAGAAGGTGAAACATATTATGTTTACAGTGTAGATACTGCAACTTCATTTACTATATCTACTGGTCCTAGAATAATAACACAAGTTACATATCCATTAACATATACAACTGGTATTAATGCTAGTGGATTAATATCGGATGCGTTTGAAAGAGTAACAAGCACCATTAGACTTGCACCTGATAAAAGTAAGGAAGATGCATTTAAATTATTAATGTATAACGTACAGTTTATACAAGACCAAATAATCTACTATGTAAACACAACGTATACAAACAGTACCTATGCTTCAAAAGGTTGGAGTTATGATACTGTAAAATGTTCTAGAGATGCTGCACTTATTGCTATAAGTGTTATGGCTGATATACTAAATGGCGGTAATGAACTCAGTACTGCTACAGGTAACAGTTATTGGAAGGGTGCGGTTAGTGTCCTTAGTGATCCTAGCGCACAGATACCATATACAGTAGATGCTATTAATCAATTGAAAATATTGATAGCTAAAGTGATATCAAATGATACTAGTTTACCTTCACAATTTAATCAATCAACTAGTGCTGTACAAGTGACATATCCGGCGCAAGTTTACGCAGCAAGTGAAAAGGGTAATGTTACTGCATCATTTAATAATGTTACTAGCATAATAGCATCTGCACCACCAAGTCCGACGCCTTACAACACTGCAAAATTTGCAGCATATAGCTTGATTTTAGCTAATGTTGGATTTGTTCAGGAACAAATTGTTAAATTTGTTAACACTGCGTACCCAAGCTGGCAGTATAAGACTGATAAGTGCAGTAGAGACGTTGCTACCATGTTGGTGTCAATTGTTACTGATCTGATGTTAGGTGATACTAATTATCCTAACAGCAAATTAGTGGGCAACAGTTATTGGAATGGTGCAGTTAGTGTACTACCCGATCCAACTGCACATATCCCACACACACAAAATGCAATTGATGCAATACGCGAGTTAGTCAATCAGATCATTGTTAATGATACTACACCATTGGTATTCAACTACCAAGATCCTAACTTTGCAAACCCATCTAGTCCTATAAACAGAACTTATACATTTGATATGGCAGGACAAGTGATATTATCGCAATATACAGGTGGTAATACATATCAAACTGATATTGATAATTGTTTAACAACTATTAAAAACATTGTTGGCACTGGAACAGTTCAAGTTAATTCTCCGTTTACTACCAATAATCTTGATATTAATAAAACACAAGCACAAGCATTATTAATTAGTAATACTCCGTTTATTCAAGACCAAGTATCTGCGTATGTTGATCAGGTTTTTGCATCAATAGGATGGACTTATGGTCAATCAAATCCAGATAACGTATCTGCTGCTAAGCTAAAATGTCACAGAGATACAGGAATAATAATGTGTTCTGTGATAAATGATATACTAACTGGAACTACCAATTATACCACATTATCTGGTGATGCATACTGGAACGGTGTGGTTAGTGTATTAGGTGATCCTTCCCTGCATATCGAATATACAACTGATGCGTTTAATAAAGCATTAGAGATTTCATTGTCAGTGCTTGATAATGTGGCAATTGGAACAGGTGAGCAGGTAATTTTACTTGATCTTAATCAGGGCGCAGCAGAAATTCCAGCATTTAACGCATATTTAGATCTAATTGCTAGAATCGTAGAAAATGGATCAACTGTTAGCAAAACAATACCAGTTGAAATGTTTAACGCACAAACATTAGCATTGTATAATAAGGACTTTATACAACAACAGATTATTGCATACATCAATAATACATATCCTGGGTTTAGTTACAATCAAACACTATGTGGTAGAGATACTAGACTATTAATACAGAGTGTAATGGATGATTTATTAGCAGGAACTACTATTAGCTCTGTGATAGCTGGTAATAGTTATTGGAACGGAACTAATACAATTCTTGCCACTGATTCCGCTAATCAAATACCTCATACTATAGATGCTATTAATCAAATATCTGCACTATTACAAAAAGTAATAGCAAATGATACTAATCTTCCGGTGCCATTCCCATATTCAACTACTGCTTCACAAGTAGTAAATTCCACGTACAGCGGTGGATCAATATACTCTCAACAGGTAGCAAGTCTATTCACAATAATCACTGGTATTATATCAAATGGACCAAGTAAAGGACTAATAGAAGTTAACGGTTTACGACACGCTAGTGAACTACTTGCTGCTAACACCAGATGGTTGCAAGATCAAATAGTAGCATATGTGGATGCAACATATGCATATCAAGGTTGGTCATATAACAGTGCTAAGTGTGCAAGGGATGTTGGATTATTATTAGATGCAGTAGTAACAGACATGTTAGAGGGTAGTACAATCAATAGTATTGGTGCTGGGGAGGCATATTGGAACGGTGCAATTAGCGTTTTAAGTGATCCAAACGTACAAATACCTTATACTGTAGATGCTGTTAATCAACTAGCAGCTCTTGCAATAAAAGTCATTAACAACGATTCAGTATTACCATCACCGTTCCCGTATACCACAGGATCACAACAAGTAAAAATACCAAGTTACACAGGGGGTAATATAGGTACTGGTTCTATAACAACTGGTTTTGCTATAATTAATGATATTATTCAAAACGGATATGGTACAACACCAATTTGGATGAGTGACGGACCAGTAACAATAAGTGCAATTACACCAATTACTTGGGAAGGTCAACCAGCATGGCAAATTAACTTTGCTACTTCTATGTTAGGAAACTATGCAGGTCCCAAGTACTTTGTAAGTTATGATGGTCCAATTGTATTTGTTCCGCAAAGCACTGTAAGACCATATCTAGGCCAAGGTCTAAACAGCATGGTTCTTGACGCCTTTACTCAGTATAATGAAATCAGTTATGACTTGTTAAATCAGTACAATGCTGATAAGCCAATAACTGAAGCACTTAATCACGGTGGTAAAGGTATTGTTGTCAAGAACGGCGGTTATGCACAGTTGGTTTCCATCTTTGAAATTTGTTGTAACATTGGTGTGTTATGTCAAAGCGGTGGTACTTGTTCTATTACAAACTCCAACACTGACTTTGGTAACTACGGTCTATGGGCAGACGGTATGACTGATCTACAGTATGTTTGTGAAGTAGATGGGTCGGGACCGTTTGGTACAACTGGTTTATATACACAAACAGACGGTACTGTGTTGAATAGTACATATTTGATTAAGAATTTACCGTATAAGATACCCGGTGATCCAACCAGTGGATATAAACGTCCATATGTGGGTCAAGTGGTTTATATGGACAAATTGTATTACACACTACAGACTATTAAAATTACCAATTCAGGAAGTGGATATCATAGTAGTACATTAGATTCGGCTACTTATCCGCCTTTGGTTACTATACAGAATCCAATCGGAGAAGGTGGGTTCTTAGCACAAGCAAGCCCAGTAGTTGATACTGATACAACCAGTCCGACATTTGGTGGTATTATAGCTATTACAGTTCTAGTAAGCGGAAGTCAATTTACAGCAGAACAGTTAATCGATTCTAACTTTATTACTATAACACCTAATCCAATCAAGGAACAGCAACTAGGACCTGGTAATGCAGGCAAGGGTGCGACTGCAATAGGCGAGGGAAGTCCGACTTATTATACAGTTGTTTCGGCTACTGTTCCGACCAGTGATGGTAAAACTTATATAACATTTGATGAGATATTACCATATACATTAAGCGACGGTGCTGTAATGCACTTCTTCCAAGTAAGTAGAGTTATTTCCAGTTCTCACTGTATGGAATATGTGGGATCGGGTACTGATATTGGTAGATGTATTCCGGCTCGCGGGGGCGTCCCAATTCAAACCAATGAAACCGTAGAAACCAATGGTGGTAGAGTTGCATTTACATCGACCGATCACTTGGGTAACTTCCGTATTGGTACAGGATTGGTTATTAATCAAAACACTGGTACCCTGAGTGGTAGAACATTCCAGAAATCACTATTTGCTACACTAACTCCGTATATACTAGCATTGGAAGTAGCATTGGGCGGATAATATCGATGATCAACGCAATAAATATGTAACAGAAACGATAAAGGACAAGTGAGATGGCAGGTATTCCATTAAATACGTTTAGAACAGTAGTTAAAAATGTTCAACGCCCAAACCAATTAATGTTTGGTCCTCCTCCCACTTATACTTTTACTGGATTTGATCCAGTAAATTCATATTTTGATGGTATATATCCACCTGCTCCGGGACAAAATGGCAATAGCAGTTTTCTAGTTTATACTGCTCCATTAGGTGTAACGGCTGTTATATTATATGCACAAGTTGCAACTGATAGTACAGATACTCGTACTGTTAGTTTATGGTATTACAGACCAAATCAAAGTGCATATCCTGTTGGATTTAATACAATTGTAAATGAAATTGAAATACCATCTAATGATGCATTAGTTGTTATTGGCGGTAAATTAGTGTTAGAAACTGGTGATCAACTTTATATTTCGTCTAAGACTGTTGGCATGGTTACAGCAGTTGCCGCAACCCCTGAAAAAAGTATAACTGATACAAAACTCACTCTTAGTATACTGGAAAGTGCTAACCAGTAATTTTAATTCTGTATTATAAAATACGTATAAATAACTCATACCTATATAAAGGCTGGTGAGCTTCGAAGCATGAGTAAATTAATATCAGGGCGTGTACGCAAAACTCCAAATGTTAACAGTGAATTACCGAGTTCTCGAAATCAATTTCTAGATTTAAAAAATGCAGAAGCAAACCTTGGTAGTCCTACAGGTCCGCATGTTGGGATACTCGCTAGTACACCAGATGGTATAAGATATTGGACTGAAAGTTTTACAGGTCCTACCGGTGTTACAGGTCCAACCGGTCCGTATGGCGGACCACCTGGTCCAACTGGTCCAACTGGTCCGTTAGGTGGTCCAACTGGCCCAACTGGATATACAGGTAATACTGGTGCCACAGGGTCAACTGGTATATCTGGACCTACAGGACCGCAAGGTGTAACAGGTCCAACAGGGTGGACAGGTCCTACAGGTCCCACAGGATACACAGGCCCAACTGGACCACAAGGTGTAACAGGTCCCACAGGACGATCTGGTTCAACTGGTGCCACGGGTGCACCCAGTGTTATAACAGGACCAACAGGATCAACAGGACATGTTGGTGTACCAGGTAACACTGGACCAACAGGACCAACAGGCGATCCAAGTACAGTAACTGGTCCGACAGGTAATGACGGCGCTACTGGTCCGACTGGTCCAACTGGCCCAAGTGGTATACCAGGTGATACAGGTCCAACTGGTAATTTAGGTCCTACTGGTCCGCAAGGCATTCCGGGACCAACTGGCTCTACTGGTAATATAGGTCCAACTGGACAAAAAGGTGACACGGGACCACAAGGTAATACTGGTGCAAGCGGTGCGGGTCCAACTGGTCCACAGGGACCAACTGGTGCACCAAGTAATATTACAGGTCCGCAAGGTCCACAAGGCGATCAGGGTCCTACAGGTGCTCAAGGTCCGTCGGGTGTTACAGGTCCTAGAGGATTAACAGGTCCAACAGGTCCAAGTGGTGTTACAGGTCCAACCGGTCCGCAAGGTAAAACAGGTCCCAGTGGTTCAGCAGCAACAGGTGCCACTGGTGCTACGGGAATGACAGGACCGACGGGCCCTACAGGTGCCACCGGAGTTACAGGTCCGACAGGTGCTGATAGTTTTGTTCCGGGCCCAACAGGGGCAACTGGAAATACAGGACCACAAGGTGTAGCAGCAAATACTGGTGCTACAGGTGCCACAGGTGCTACAGGTTATACGGGCCCAACAGGTAATACAGGCCCAACGGGACCAACAGGTGATACAGGCCCAACAGGATGGACAGGTCCAACAGGTGCTACTGGTGATACAGGTCCTACCGGTGTTACAGGTAATACAGGACCGACAGGACCGACTGGTTTGGCTAGCACAGGTTCAACCGGTGTTACGGGAAATACAGGACCAACTGGACCAACAGGATGGACAGGTCCAACTGGTCCAACTGGAGTTACAGGGAACACAGGACCAACTGGTCCAACAGGATGGACAGGCCCAACCGGTGCAACTGGTGATACTGGCCCAACAGGCGTTACAGGTAATACAGGACCGACCGGTCCAACTGGATGGACAGGACCAACCGGTCCGATAGCAAACACAGGTGCTACCGGCATGACCGGTCCAACAGGCGCCACAGGACCAACTGGTGCAACAGGGTCAACAGGCCCAACAGGTGCTGTAGCACCAACAGGAACCACAGGTCCAACTGGTAACACAGGTGCTACTGGCGACACAGGAGCAACCGGTGTCACAGGAAATACAGGACCAACAGGACCAACTGGTGCAACAGGAGCAACAGGTCCTACAGGTGCTATAGCACCAACAGGCACCACAGGCCCAACTGGTCCAACTGGTGCTACAGGGGCCACGGGTGTTACAGGAAATACAGGCCCGACTGGCCCAACTGGTGCCACAGGCGCTACAGGGGCAACTGGTGTTACAGGAAATACAGGCCCTACAGGTCCAACTGGTGCTACTGGTTCTACAGGTCCCATGGGACCAGCAGCAGCAACTGGTGCAACTGGTATTACAGGTCCTACAGGTGTAACAGGTCCATCTGGCCCAACAGGGGCAACTGGTGCTACAGGTCCAACTGGTGCCACAGGCGCTACAGGCCCAACTGGGACAACTGGTGCTACTGGTGCTACAGGCCCAACTGGTCCGACTGGAAATACCGGTCCAACAGGTCCGGTAGCAAATACAGGTGCTACTGGTATGACCGGACCAACAGGTGATACAGGCCCAACAGGATGGACAGGACCACAAGGTCCAGCAGCACCAACAGGTGCTACAGGTATAACGGGCCCAACAGGACTGACAGGACCGACAGGTGCTCAAGGTCCGACAGGATATGTTGGTCCTGCAGGTCCTGCAGGTAATACAGGTACTTCAGGACCCACTGGTAATACTGGTCCAACAGGTCCAACAGGTTTTACAGGACCATTAGGTACAGGCCCAACTGGTGCAACCGGCCCTGTGGGGTCTGCTAGTATTGTAACAGGGCCAACTGGCAATACCGGAGCAACGGGTGTTACCGGACCAACTGGTGCAGCAGCAACGGGTGCCACGGGCATAACAGGGCCAACCGGTGCAACTGGTCATACAGGTGCCACTGGCCCAACTGGCCCTGCATCAACAGGTGCTACAGGTATAACTGGGCCAACTGGATGGACCGGACCAACAGGTTTACAAGGACCAACAGGAACCACAGGACCAACTGGACCAACAGGATGGTCAGGACCAACTGGTAATACTGGTCCAACAGGTCCGCAAAGCACAGTAACAGGACCCACAGGGTGGACAGGTCCTACGGGAGTAACAGGCCCAACAGGTTTTTCAGGTCCGCAAGGCCTACAAGGTGTTACAGGATGGACAGGACCAACTGGTCCTACTGGATTCGGAGCAACAGGTCCAACTGGATATACCGGTCCTCAAGGATTCACGGGTGCTACTGGTACAGCAGCGAATCCGCCCGGTGTTACTGGTAGTATACAATACAATCAGGGTAATGGTACGTTTGGCGGTAATTCAACATTCTTATATGATATTGCAAATGGTGCTGTTAGTCTTGCAAGTATTACATCGGGTCAGACTTCGGGTAATTATAACACTGCATCAAGTCTAGGTGGATCAATAATACACGGAGATATAGGATCCGCAGTAGGTAACGGCGGTGCACTAATTTTCAGTGCTAATGGTACATCATGGAGATTCGCAGCTATAAAAGGTTATGTAACTAATGGCAGTAATAATAGCCAAGGTGATATAGTTTTTGCAACCAGAAGAGGTTCAACTGATACAACACTAACAGAGTCGATGAGAATTACCTCTAGTGGTGTAATCGGTATTGGTACTAATTCACCGCAATCTTTATTACATATACACAATTCCTCTTACGGTGGTCAAATTGGAATTAGTCAACAAAATGATTCAACTGCCTACATGCGTGTAGGTATGGACACTAGTTGGGGGCAATATATATGTAATAATAGTTATTGGACTGGTACTGCTTACAATTACGTTAGCACTAGCGGATACGGTGGAACTGCATCTAGAATTTATCAACTAAGTGGACAAATTGAATTTGATACTGCAAATAACGCTGTTAACCCAGTTATTTGGTCTAACAGGATGCTTATTGATAATTACGGTAACGTGACTGTTTCTGCAGGCGAAGTTAGATCAAATGGTGCATCTGCAATAGTTAATAACCTAGGACAGTTTCGTGCATACTATGGCAACTACGGAGTCTTTTTTAGAAACGACGGCGGAAGTTTCTATATACTGACTACATCTAGTACTACAACTCCGCAATCAGATTCATGGAATAGTCTTAGACCATTTTATTTTAACGTGAGTACTGGTGCAGTAAGTATCGACGGCACAGGTGTTGGCACTACATTTGGCGGTGTTATAAAAGTTACTAATGCAGATAGTGTTAGTGCTCCCGGATATTCATGGTCGGGTGACACTAATACAGGTATGTATAGACCTAGTAGTGGCGTCATAGCATTCACTGAGTCTGGGGTTGAAAGACTTAGAATTAATAGTTCTGGTCCATATTTAGAATCATATTACGGAATAAAGGTTGGTTATACTACTGGTACCGGATCTAATACGGGTGTACCATTGCTTCCTACTGTGTCCACTGGCAGCGGTGCTAGTGGTGGTATACAATTTGGTAGTACCAATACCGGCGGCTCTTCACTATCTGGTAATACCTGGATGATAACATATCCAGACTCATCTAACAGAGCAGTTCTTGAAATTGGTGCAACTGCTGGTAGTAATCAAGCAGGTGTTGCTATTAAAGCAACAAGAAATATTTGCTTATATGCCACAGATGGTACAAACGGTCAAGTTAGTATAGGATTTGGATGGGGTTTTCAGCCTCAATTAGCAGGGTCTTCTACTACTTGGACAAGACTATCAGTAAACGGCGGTATTGCACTATTTGATAATGCAACAGCATCGCCGAGTACATCTAATGCTGGTGCACAATGGAGTTTTAGTGTTAACAGCGGAACACTAGATATTACTAATTCTACTTCAAGTGCCACAACTACGCCTTTAATGTATTGTGATGGCAGCGGCAATTTCTATGCATACGGTAACGTTACTGCATATTACAACTCAGATATAAAATTAAAAAAGAATATCAAAAATATAACAAATCCAATTGACAAAATTTTACAAATAAATGGCGTAGAATTTGATTGGACAGACGATTATATTAGCAAGCAAACTGTTAGAGAAGGATATTTCTTTAGAAAACATGATGTAGGTGTTATAGCACAGGAAATTGAAAAGGTTCTTCCTGATATTGTCATAGAAAGAAAAGATGGTACAAAAGCTGTTAAGTATGACAAAATAGTTGCACTCTTAATAGAAGCTATCAAAGAATTAAAATCTGAAGTAGACGATCTAAGATCAAAATTAAAAAATTAGTACAGTTTACATAATTATTGATATAAGTGACCATGTAACCAAATATACAGATTTGCTAAATATGATAGAAGGTTAATTATAACCTTCTATTACTGTTTTAATGGACAACCTGTGACATGACAATTAAGTATGTAGATATAGAATATCTTAGAGTTCAGGATTCTAATGCAGGACAATTATTGCTTGCAGGTTCTGGTAACACTGTAACTTATACACAATTTGTTACAGTAGATAATAGTGGAAATGTTGGTATAGGAACTTCTAATCCAACTTATAAATTATCTGTTTTAGGTAATGTAAATATTCAAGGACATTTAACAGGCGATTCAATTTCTACTGCTTTTGGTCAACCGGGTACAGTTCAATTTGCTGATGGAAACGGTACATTAAATGGTAATCAAACACATTTATTTTGGGATTCTACTAACTTTCGGTTGGGTATAGGAACAAGTATACCTGTTAGTACCCTACAAGTTAACTACACTGCATATGAAAGTACCAGTACAAGTTGGAGTACAACTAGTCCAACTGTGCTAGACAGTTTTCCTTGTACTCAAGTGAGAAGCGCACATTATTTTGTTCAGGTAACTGATGAAGATAATAGTTGTTATCATACAAGTCAAATTACAGTAGTACAAGATGGTATACAGGCATATAAAAGTGAATACAATGTTGTTACAAGTGCTGATAAACTTGGCACTTTTGATTGTATTGTATCAAGCGGTAATTTACAACTGACTTTTACTGCATATTATGCAACTAATAAAACAGTGAAAATTACGCGAACAAGTATGACAGCATAAAATTTTAAAAATTATGTTATTATTTAATACTAAACGTTACAGTGTAATAAATAACGACATAATGACTTTGGTAATATTTAACCCAAACTTAGAGAGGTCGACATGGTAGCCCCAGTTTCTAAAAATATAGATTTTATTGTAAAAGACGGCTTGCAAGTTGGTGCTAACGTTGCTGTTGGCACATCATTTGCAGGCGTGGTACATGCACCAATTGATGGTATGATTGTAAGTGGATTTGTTGGTATTGGTTCAGCAGTCCCTACTACACAGCTATCAGTTGCTGGTAATGTAAGTTTATTCAACAATGGCAGTACACTGGGTGGTATCATATTCCCAGATGGTACATGGCAGTACAGTGCTGCGACTCACGCGGCAGCAGGTGCTTCGGGTAGTATACAATTTAACGACGGAAATGGCAATTTTGCTTATAGTCCGAATTTAGAATGGGATATTACTAATAGTAGACTCGGTGTCGGAACAAACACACCTCTTTCAGTATTACACGTAACTGGTAGTAGTCCAGCATTGATTTCTACAGAAAACAGCGGCGGTGAATATGAAATAAACGTCGGTGTTGATCTATCAACAGGTTCTGCACTTGGTTATAATAGTTCTAGTTCATATGGTTATTTAAAAATTATAGGTCAATCAGAAATATTACAATGGAATAATGTTGGTCTTGGACTAAATGGCGTTACTCCCGTTAACACATTAGACGTTAGTGGTGGCGCAGTCATTGGTGGCGGTGCATTATATGCTGGATCAGCAACAGCACCAACAAACGGATTATTAGTACAAGGTGCAGTCGGTTTAGGTATGACTGGTACTCCGGCTGGTAAACTAGATATTCGCCCAGGCAGCGGTCAAGCAGGTTTATTCATTAAGAATCCATCTAGCAGTGCTATTGACTTTGTGAGATTAGTAGACAGTTCTAACAATCCAATGTTTACTATCAATAATGCAGGTAATGTTACAGTTGGTACATGGGCTGCTTCTACTATTACTGCTGATCATGGCGGTACCGGACTAAGCAGTTATACACTAGGCGACATGCTTTATGCTACCAGTAGCACAACTGCACTCAGTAAACTACCACTTGGTGGTTCTGGTAATATTCTAGTAAGCAACGGATCTGCTCCAACTTGGGGTACAATAGATTTATCAAATGCTTCTGCTGTTGGATCAAGTATACTAGGTCTTAATAACGGTGGTACTAATGCTGATCTATCAGGTTCTGTAAGCAACGGCGGTATAGTATGGTCAAATGCATCGCAGATGCAAATACTAGCTGCTAGTGCTACAAGTGGTAACGTACTAATTTCAGGCGGTGCCGGTACTCCAAGTTGGGGTCAGTACTACACTACTTCAAACGTACCTAACTCAATTGTGTCACGTGACGGCAGCGGTAACTTTATTGCTGGTAAAATAACTGCTAACACTGGTTTCCAGGGTGGTTATGCATCAGTTAGTGCATTAAATGCAAGCGGTGCTGCAATTGTTAATTCATTAAGCAGCAACGGCACAGTAAGTGGTACTGTAATCACTGCC